AGATAGGCAAGTTAGCTGTTGGCACAGCACAGATTTCTGACCTAGCTGTAGGCACTGCACAAATAGGTGACGGTGCTATCACTAACGCTAAGATTGGTAATTTAGCTGTAGGTACTGCTCAAATAGCCAACGGTGCTATCACAGATGCTCAGATTGGTTCATTAGCTGTAGGAACAGCTCAGATTAAAGATGAAGCTGTCAATAGTGCTAAAATTGCTAAGCTAGCTGTAGGAACGGCTCAAATAGGCGATGGCGCTATCACTAATGCTAAGATTGGTAATCTTGCTGTAGGTACTGCACAGATAGCCAACGGTGCTATCACAGATGCTCAGATTGGTTCATTAGCTGTAGGAACAGCTCAGATTAAAGATGAAGCTGTTAATAGCGCTAAGATTGCTAAACTAGCTGTAGGAACGGCACAAATAGGTGATGGCGCTATCACTAATGCCAAGATAGGCAAATTAGCTGTAGGCACAGCACAGATAGCCAATGCAGCTATCACCGATGCTCAAATTGGTGATGTTAGCGCCAATAAATTAACAGCTGGTACGATTGACTTTAATACAATTACCGGTAAGAATATCAACGCATCAAACATTAACACTGGAAAGCTAAACACTGAACGGTTAAATGTCGACAAACTATCAGCTGTAAGTGGCGATTTAGGTGATATTACCACTGGTTCACTTAAAGGTGTCAACATTGTTGCTAAAACGTTTAGCACGCCTAATGGCTCATTTACAACCGATGAAAACGGTGTGATAACGGCTAAGAAAATGACGCTTAGTGATGGCACATTATCCTCAACAGCAATCAATGGTTCAACTATCAACGGCTCTACAATTAATGCTGGTACCATTAGTAATAATGCCAACAATACAGCTAAGTTTTACCCATTTACAGCTGGTTCTGATGGAGTTATACGCTCATACTATGTAAGCGACTATTTCGCTAACTATGCTAGGATGTACTCCGGTAATATTGTTATATCAGATAGAAATATGCAAACTACTGATGGTAATAAGTATGGTGGTGAAACGGCAGTGATTGGGGGCTCTTCAATAAGCCTATCAGCTGGTTACACTATTGGTAAAGATACAAATTTTGACAAACAATTGGTTGCAGAGGGTAAGCCGGGGACAACTCAGCTTGTATTATCAGGTATCACTGGTATTACTCTAAAGGGTGACGACCAAAAGATTCACTTTCATGGTATGTATGGAGACAAACAGCCGAAAGGGATAACCTTTACACCATATGGTAATATTAATGGTGATGAAGGTAGCACAACTGGTAACTGGTATGTCGGTTACAATCTAGCTAACATGACCGCACAGTTCGGGATAGATAACCTCAGCAAAAACACAATTAATTTGTACCGGCCAACGTTCGTTGACGAGATTGGAGCTGTGGGTAATCGCTTGGATAACGGTAGGTTATTACTACACGCTGTTGACGGTAATGCTCAAATGTATCTTTTAAATGATGGTCAGCCGGGATTTGTGTCGCCAACAATTTATAACCGAACATACCCTAATGGTGCAAACGTATTTGTCACCTCATATGGTCGTGTTGGTAGGTCAACATCGGCAAGTAAGTACAAACTAGACATAACCAAAGAAACTAGTATATCGCCAGCCAATAAGCTTCTTTCTATTGATAGGTCTAGCTGGGTTGACAAGAACTCAGCCGAATTACTGGCAGACTCAAAAACAAACGGTAATGAGCTTTCAGAGCCAGAAATAAATGTTAATAGACACTATGGTCTAATTGCAGAAGACCTTATTAAAGCCGGCCTAGAGGAGTTTGTGATTAAAGGAGATAAGGGTCAAGCAGAAGGTATTGAATATGACCGACTATGGACCGTACTAATTCCTAAGATACGAGAATTATCAAATCAGCAAATTGATGATAGAATGACTATAAGTAGGATGGAAAAGGAAATTGAAGAATTAAAACAAGGAAGGTAGCTAGACTATGAATGCAATTCAAATTACAGGAAACAATCCACAAGCAGATGGGACATGGAAGGTAAGCTATAATGCAACCTATGAAGACAGTCTTCATCTAGAAGGTCATGTATTTGTTCCGCAGGACGATATGAATAACATGATGATGAAAGACTTACCAGACTATGTTAGCAATAAAATTGTATCAAAACTATCAAAAGGGTCACCTTCTATAGATTCTGTAGATACTACTAATGATAGTGTTACAATTAAATCAGAATAAATATTAGGAGAGTGTTTTCAATATGAAATTTAAGATTAAAAATAAGTATTTAAAAGAATCAATCCAATTGTTAAATGATGCGCCACTATCAGGAATGCAATCTATTGCTCGTACAAGACTGATTAAGGTATTAGAGAAGCCACTAAAAGATTATTCAGAGGCTACTAATGAGCTTGTTGAGTCTGTTGTTGAACGTGATAGTGATGGTAAACCGGTTAATAGTGGTCAAGGGCTAAAGATTCAGCAAGGTAAAGAAAAAGAATACTACGATACAACTAAAGAATTAGATGAACAATTTGCAGAGATTGACGAAGCCACCTATAGTGGTCATGAAAGCGATGTAAAGAGTATTCTTCAGAATTACTCTGCACCGATGTCTGGAAACCGTGCTGATGCTTATATGGCTCTGTGTGAAGCATTGAATGTATTTGATATTAAAGAAGAATAGTGAGGTGATTAAATGGCAATGTCAGACGGCTCTAACAACCTAACTAGAGTTGCTTTTGAGATTAAGAATACCGCTGGTGGTGGCACTAATGAGTATCTAAAATTTGCCATTAATCCCCAGAGTATTCAAAAGAACATTACCTCTCGTACCTTTCTACAGAATACTAGAACAGCGAACACAGTCCAGAATTTTGGTGAAGGTGTGGTAACCTACACCATCTCTGGAACAACAGGATGGGGCCGTGGAGCTGGCTTTAAAAGAATGAAGGCTTTAGAAAAGTTCTTTGACAAGTATATGAGTCTTAACTCTGATAATATTGGTAATGATTACCAATTAATATTTCACGATTTTACGTCTGAATACCATTATCAGGTAGAGTTTCAACCAAATGGACTATCAATTAACCAAGATGTCTCACAACCTTTGCTTTATAACTATAGCTTATCGTTCTATGTTGTTAATGATGCTACTAAGGCAACATCAAGTGAAATATCAGAATTGACACTAGGTAACAAGAAGCCTTCTGGTTCATCTGGTACCGTTTCTGGTAATGGTAGCTCAACAAAGAATGCGAGTTATGTAAACCCCAAGACATCTTCTAGTGCTTCTAGAGTAAGTTCGTCTGAGTTAAACAAGCTGTATGGTAAGCCCATTAGTAGCTAGGAAGGGGGGTTGAAAATGGATGTAAGCATTGTTGTTTACATGTTTATAGGCTCAATTAAAATTGGAAGTAGTCACAAGATAGACATTAGTGATGAAGAGATTAAGAAAGATTTTTCTAGCAACCCTCCTATCTACACAGTATCAACAGGTGCTGTAAACTTTCAAAAACTTGTTGCAACTAATGTCGATGTTAACTTTACTTTTGACTATGATACCAGCCCACTGATATATGATATTGTTATGAATACAGATTTAGAGTCAAATCATAAAGCTGTGTATAAGGCACTAGAGATGACTTGTCTAGAATCAATGACTATTCAATATGCTTTAAATAATGATGAGACTTATCTAAAGGATATTTATATAGATGACCTTAATCGTGTTCGTAGAAACTTAAGAATATTAGCTGACTGGTTAGGTGGCTATGATAGCTACCAATTCTTAGTTGAGTTTTTGAGAGACAATGAAATCGCTCTAGGGTATGCTCAGAACAAGATTGATATCCAATTAAACGGAATAACATTAAGAGAAGACACTAAATAGTGTCTTTTTTAATAGCCTTATATCTTTATATTAAGTGATGAGGAAGAATGGTGGTGTTTAAATAATGGCAACATTTTATAAACAATATGTAATTAAGAAAGACGATACTGTTCAGAGTATTGCATTCTCACAGTTAGGTAGCACAGACTATTGGACTGACTTAGTTGAACAGAATAATCTAGTATATCCCTATATCGTTGCTACAAATGCTGATAGAATGAAAGACCCTGAGCATTTACTTAGCTACGGTGACAGAATGTTCTTACCAGTATCAAATAGATTATCAGACCTTAATCTATCAAATGTTAATACTTATAACCAAAACCAGATTTATGATGTGGCTATGGGTATGGACTTGGGCTTAGGTATTGATGCTACCAATGGTTATGATGAATCAATTGCCAAGCTAACAAGTGATGGTCAAGACTTAACAGTAGTTTCTGGGGTTAACAATTTAAAGCAATCAATTGCACTAAGGCTTCTAACTAGACGTGGAACATTGCTTAACCACCCAAACTATGGTACTGATTTAATGAATTATATTGGTGAAAACATTACAAATGAAACATTACAGTTATTAAAAGTAGAAATAAAGAGAACTGTATCAACAGATGAACGTGTTAGCTCTGTAGATATCAACAAAGCTTATTTAGATGGTCCAAAAGCACTTATTGTAGTTGAAATTACCCCAATAAGTGGTGGGGAAGCCTTTAAATTATTTGTTGAGCGGTCTGAAAATGGTACAGTTAAGATTAGATAGAAGGAAGTGATTATTTGGCTGATTCACTCAGATACAAAAAGGCATCAGAAGTGTTATCAACGATGACTGATTATGTATTAACACACACAAACAAGGTAAACGACTTTACAGAGGGTAGTGCTATTGAGACCCTACTTGAAGCTAGTTCACTTGAAACAGAAATGCTATATTATTTAACTTTACAAAACATTAAGGCTGGTATCCAAGACGGTACTATGCAGGCGTTTGGATTCACTAGAAAACAAGCTACCTATGCATATGGTACAGTAAGGCTTACCTTTACTTCTGAGCTTACTACAAGTTTGTATATACCAAAAGGAACTCAATTCACCTGTAGTGATAACAATTACTCACAAGTATATCAAACACTAGATGAATATCAAATACCATCAGGTACTAATTATGTAGATATTCCTGTATATTGCACTACTATGGGCGCATATGGTAATGTTCCGGCTAATACCATAGACACCACAACTGACATAACCTACTTAGACACAGTTACAAATATAGAAGCATTCCAGACCGGAACAGACGAAGAAACCGTTCCCGATATGATTGTAAGATTTAGACAGATGATTCAGGCGCTACAAAGAGGAACTGTTCAAGCTCTTCAATATGGTGCAAAGAGTGTCGAAGGAATTGCTGGTGCCTATATATTTGAAAGTACCTATGGCTCTGTAGTTGTATACTGTCATGATGCTAATGGTGATTTGTCAAATGATTTGCAAACCACAGTAACCAATGAATTGTATTACTGGAAAGCTGCCGGAATTAGAGTATCCGTGCAACCTGTTCATAAAACAACTGTTGATTTAACTATTGGAATTAATGTTCCTGATACTACTCTACACACAAATGATTTTCTATCTGCTGTAAAGCTGAGAATGGAAAATTACTTAAATTCATATACGGTTGGTCAACCAGTATATACCAGTGACCTAATTCAAAATGTAATGGATATTTCTGATTGGGGCATTGTTGATACTGAGATAGAAGCACAGGCAAACATTGATGATACTCTTAGTGGTAAAACAGCTGTTGATGAAGATTCGTACATTAACATAAATGGTATGGATGTTAAGTCACAAGACTTACAGCCTATTGACATATCTAAGGACAACACCTATGGTATTATCACACTAAATAAAAATACTAAAACAAATAATGATAATTCAGTATCATACGCTAATGCTGTTACCGATACTGATGCAGATACTGGTGAACAAACGGTAGAACCAGTTCAGATTGAATCTAAATACAATACGGCTGGTAATGAATTAGTCAAAGCCGGAACTATAACTGTTTACTTTGTAGACAATGAAGATGCTTCAAATGTTAATTTTGGTAATGACGAAACCTCTACCGGAGACACCTTCTTAGACATATTTAATAACTAGAAAGGGGAGAAGTTAAGTGTCACTGTTATCATTTTTACACCCGCTATGGAAACGTAGCCTAAATGAATACGATGATAGCGTTAATAGCGCTGTTATTGGTGCCTTAAACCAATCCCTTTCTAAGTCGGAAGAAGATATGGTGCAATCAAAAGTTGAGAGTTATCTATCTACGGCTGATGCTAAGTGGTTGGACTACTGGGGGTATTGGTTTGGTGAGCGCCGTAAATCTGGTTGGTCTGACGATTATTATCGTAGTCGTATTGTCAATCATGTTGAACATGCTAGAGGAACTGTTGATGCTCTAAGAGATGCCATTGCAGATTTTATAAATACTAATAAAGACAATATTTATATATACGAGCCTTATCGTGACATGTTCATATGGAACAGTTCAAAATACAATACAAATAAACACTTTTCTAGCACTTATTACCGATATGCTGTTATTGATATTCAGATAAGTGCAAGCTACCCTAAAGAGATTGTATCAATAATCAATTTATTTAGGCCAGCTGGGGTGTTATGGGTCTTGACAGAAACCGTCAATAGTCGTAATTCTGATGCACCCATAATTGATATTAAGAATCCTACAGATATATTTGTACCAAAAATTGAAAATGACTTTATCTTTGGTTTAAGGAAACGTACAAGACTAGTCATTAACCCATCAAAGGATGAGTATGAAACGGTTACTAATCCGTTTACTTATAATAAGAAAGACTCTTTGTTTAACAACCGAAATTCATTATTTATGGGAGCAACTCAGACAAGTAAAAGATATTCTTTTGTCGGCCAGCCTTTATTTGACTATACTCCAGATGCTAACGATACCTTAGAAAATTCAAGCTTTAATTTTGAACAACTAAGCAACTCAGATATTGCTAGTGTATCTACTAAGAACGGCCGAGGAAAAACGTTTGATTTTAACCCAGCGAAGGACAACCTAGTTAGTAACGCTAGTAAATATATTAATGGTGTTAAATTAAACAGTAATAGTGGTAGCATAGTAATACCTATTGTGAACGTAAATCCAGATTGTGTATATAGTTTTTCTGCTGTTTCAACGTCAGATAAGGACTCGTCAAAGGCTAGCCTTAATTTAGTATTAAAGGATAAATCAGGAAATGATATAACTAGTAATATAACTACTAGCATTTCAAGTGGGAAGCATATATTACGTATCAATCCAAAAACCAGCACTAATTTTTCTAGCAACGGATATGCTGTCATAAATTTCAGTGGCATTAGCAATACAGATAACATATCAATAAGTCTGATGTGTTTAAAGCTAGCTAAATCACTAGACGTACCTAATCTCAACCTTTACACTAACTCTATGAGTTGGGGACAATCTGCTGATGAAGAAACAAATACACCAACAAAATTAGCTGATGTAATTGACTTAAAAGGTTTTATAAATGATAATTTTAAAACTTTAGGAACAACCGTAACAAACAAAGAGCTCAACGACTTATTTGATACTAAGAAACTCCATCTGGTTATTAGGACTGTTAACGCCCCATCTGATTCACTGACAATTAAATTCTTTAATTTTAATAATAACCTATGGGTAACATATGGTAAATTTGAAATTGCTGGTAGTTATACAGATATATTTGTTAGGTTAGACGATATTACACCGTTGATGAATGCAAAGTCTTTGATGTATGTATCAATTGAATTTTCTAACGATAGAAGCATATCTGTTAACCTAGACTATATTGGTTTATCATTATCTAATAGTGAAGATGGGTATAGTATTAAAATGTTTGCAGACCAGTCTCCATATGGTATTGAAACACATAGTGAATAATGGGTCAATCTTCTGTTTTGAGAGTATATATTAGCCCATCAGAATAGACCCTGAGTACGGTAGTATTGAGCACTACCCATTAGCTTAATTTGAAGTTAGTTAAATTTATAATATGTTAAAATTATATAAGAGGTGATAATTAATGGCAATTGCCACTGAAACGGCTCACATTAGCCAAGCTATTGCATTTTCTAAAAGAACAGATTTATGGCTTGAACTATCTAAGAGCTCTAAATGGACTGATGAAACAGAACCAGACGCTGAATCAACTTCAACGACAGCACTAACTGAACCTTTAGTTTATGCTAAAGTAAACCAGATTAATTTAATTCACAAGAAACCATCTGATGATAAAAGTGCTGACCCTTCTGATGTTATCATATACGGTGGTCAAAAATGGCTACCAGTAAGTGAAGCAGACGCATACAAGAATGATGCTAAATTTGTATTATTCACTGTAAGCATTGATGCAGGAGCAGTTCCTACCTTCTCATGGCGTCAATCTGGCATTGTAGATGGCGTTGTACTAGCAAAGGGTACGACTGGATTAATTGCTACTGCTGACAAGGTTACTAGTGTAGGAAACTTATACATGTATGATAATCACGTAGTAAACAATTATACTGATGATATGAAGCTAGTAATTAGCTACGTAGCAGAATTTTAAAAATAGGATGGTGAAATAATTAATGCCAAAGTATGATGACAGTCAAAGCCCTTATAACAATGGGTTTGATGCAAACAAAAGATTTTCAAAAGTATTGTTTCGTCCGGGTCGTCCTGCGTTTTCACAGGAAATTCTCGAAATGGAATCAATGCAAAACTATAATACAACCATGCTAGGTGATACCCTTTTCCAAGAAGGCGCAATCATATCAGGTATGAACGTTATTCCAAAAACCTTTACAAATAATGGTGGAACAACTGTTAAGTACCCAAACAACTTCTCTGTAAAAACGGCCACAGCTATTAACAGTGCTCTGACAACAACAACTTATACCAGTGATGGCGTTATTGGTGTTAACTCTGTAGGTGCTGTTAAGACGGATTACCCCGGTATGTCGTTTGAAACTATGATTACGAAGGGTTTATATTCTACTCTTCACTTTAAGATAACAAAAACAAGTGGTACTCTTAGCAAGATTAGCTTTGACTATGATACTACAAAGATGACGCCCATATCATATAACATTGATAATAAAGCAGTAGCTACTGCTCTTAATGACATGACAGGTACTCCATTAGTTGATTCTAGTGGTAGCCCAATTATGCTTGATACAAACGCGGACCATGATGTTGTTATCGTATTTCAAACGCTGGATTCTGCAAATACAAGCTTAAGCTTGATGCTTAATTCCGGGTATAATGCATTAACCACAGGTGTAAATGTCAACATTACAAACCTTATGTCAGAAGATGGCAAGGTTGCTCATGATTGGTCAATTAACTCTAATGATGGTAATGCTACCAGTTCAATTAACCGTACTAAGGTATATGGTATTTCTAGTGGGCGTATCTGGTTAGAGGGTGCTGTTAGGAGCTTTGATGGCGATGAAATATCAATTAAAGGTATTGGAACTGAAATAATTGGTGCAGTTCTAAATGAGACTGTTGTTACTTCTACTGATGATTCAGATTTGCTTGACCATACTTCTGGTTCAGATACCTATGGTCTTGCTGGAGCCGATAGAACTAAGTATCAGGTAACATTGACCTACAATGACCCAACAGCTACACCAATATTTGTATTTGTTGACAACCATCTTAACTCAAATGAGTTAAAACCAGACTATGGCTCATTAGGTCAAATACTTGCAAAGCGTATGTATGACCAGTCAGGCAGTTTCCGTGTTTCTGGGTTTGATGTATCTGTCAGAGATTATAGCCTAGATTCAAGTAAATTACAATTGGTTGTTGACGCCGGACAAGCATATGTTCGTGGTTACTCAATTAATACCACTGAAAACACTAACCTTTTGATTGATAAGGCTGAACAAACTGAGGAAGCCTCTAATGAGCAGTACATTTATGATTCAGATAACGGTGTTTATACTTTTGTTCAACAGCCTGTACAAACTGTTGCTAGTGTAACTGCTTCTGTTCAAGGTTCAAATGCCAGTGTTCCTCGTAGTTCTACTGGAATTACTGACCAATTTTCAACAGAGGCTGTGTATAGGATTGAGTCTGTTACACAAGGTTCAACAGCATATATTGAAGGTACTGACTTTGTTCGTATCAGTACAAATTCTATACGTTGGGGTCAAGATGCCAACGGTAACGTTTTAACTGGGGCCAAGAAACCTGCTGCTGGCTCAACCTATCGAGTTATATATGATTATACAAAAGTATTAACAGAAGACAAAGATTACAAGGTTATTGTTAATGGTGGTACAACTAAGCTTGATATTGCTAACCAGAATGGCCTTAAGCCTATTGCGGGTTCAATTGTCAATGTAGACTATGTATACTTCTTAGCTCGTATTGACATGATTCTAATCACTTCTGATATTAATAATCCATTTAAGATTATAAAAGGTACACCGATGACGTTCTCAACGGTAACTCCACCAATTGTTAATGACCCTTATACTCTTGAATTGGGTTATGTGCTAGTATACCCCGGAACTGGAGAAAACTTAGCAAATAAAGCGTTGTTCACAATGCAAACAGTTACTAATATTCCATTCTCAGGTCTTCAAAAGTGGAGCACAAGACTAGACAACTTGGAATACAACTTGGCTGTACAGCAACTATCTGCTAAAGCAAAAGAGGACGAAGACCCAACAACTGTAAAGGACGCTTTCTCGGACAGTTTCAACAGTGTAAACACTGCGGATACTTTCCATGATGGTTTTGCCGTTGACTATGCACCAGCAGATGGAGAAATAAGAATGCCTACTCAGTATAACTATACAGCTATTCCAACGGTAGCTGAGGATTACAGCACAAGTGCTAGGATTTGGCATACTTCTGATATTTCGTCTCAGGCGCTTGCAACTTCTGGGCTATCTAGTTCCAGTGGTGTAGTTGACCAACAGCAACTTTTATCAACGGGTATTATAAATGTCAATGAGTATCAAGTTTTCAATGTTAATGGTACCCTTAAGTTAGTACCAGACACAGACAATTGGATTGATACAAATAACACAACCGTTATAGATACTAGTTCTAGAGTTAAGAAATTACGGCTTAATCAGTTCTGGAAGAGTGACCCTAAGAACTATAGTAGGTATTATAAAGGTAATACTCTTAATTATTTCAACAAGATAACTTTAGATAATGGTCAAAAGTGGACTACGACAAGGACTAATTCAACATATTCTGGATATATTATTTCAAGCGGTGGTACCAAAACTGTTAGTTCTGCTATTGAATATATGAGGCAGCGAAGGCTTCATTTTAAAGCAAGCAACTTTAAGCCATATGCTGATAATCTAAGGGCAACAATTATGGCGGCGCCTGTAGATAGTGTACTTTGGGGACCAGATGACAATGCAAGCAATGTAAACCCATATCGAGGAAGCGAACATGATACTTGGAAAGCAGACGGAAATGGAGAAGTTTACGGTAGTTTTGTTATCCCAGCTGGAATAAGGTGTGGGGACCGTACTGTAACATTATATAATAAAGATAACCTAGCTTATGCTAACTATTCCGCCCACGGGACATTGAAGAATGTTGAAAATATCATTAATAAGCAGAGAGTTGCGGTTACTCTATATGACCCATTAGCTCAAAGCTTTACGTTCACTGAGAATAGGCATCTACAAGGTGTTGACTTATTCTTCCAGAGTAAAGCCACAACCAATGTATCTGGTCATACCTCAGATGTTATTATCCAAGTCCGTGAATTAAGTGATGATGGTTATCCAAATAAGACAATCAGGTCTGAAATAGATTTGTCTCCTAGCCAAATTAACACTAGTAAAGATGGCTCAGTAGCAACTCATATTGACTTTGAACGTCCTATTCAGTTAACTGGTACAAATGGATATTGTATAATCATTATTACCGATAGCAACCAGTACAATGTGTTTAAAGCTACTCGTGGAGAACGTCGTCTTGATAACAATAATGTTATGCAATCACGCCCTAGTGACAACGGTAACTTATTTACTAGTTCTAACGCCCAGACTTGGGTTGCAGACCCTAATTCATCATTGAAGTACAAGCTTTATACCTCTAGGTATAATACTCGGTCTACAATTACGTGGAATCCGGTTTCACTTAATTCTGTATACTTTGATAATTCTAATAGGGTTCCTGTATCTACTATGGATAGGTTCACAGTATTGACATCTTATTTAACTCCAGACTCAACAGCTATTAACTTCTACTACAGGTTATTACCGGACTCATCAGCTTCTAATGCTAATATCTCTAATATTCCTTGGAACCCGCTAGTAGTTGTTAATGATAATACTTCTTCTTCGACCAACAGTACCGGCACAAACGCTGATGATATCACTGGTGAATATGCAATGTCATCTAATACTCGCCAAATTCAGATAAAGGCTGATATTGTGTCAACTTCTACTGCTTCTCCATTGCTAGAATTGGATGATTTAACAATTGCATTTATGAAGGCAAACACAGTAGGAAACTACTATAGTGTCAACGTTGATGAATCTGGTAGTGCTGAGTTTAACACAGTTAAGATGCAATATGATGCTTATATTCCTACTGGAACTTCTGTAACACCAACTTATAGTGTTGATGGTGGCAACACTTGGTATACACTAACAAGTACTGGTTCAGGGACTGCCACTCCAGAATCTTCTGAGCAGATTAGCCCATTGTTCAAGCGGTATATCTATAATGGAAAAGTTCCTACTGCCGTAGATGCAAACCACTTGGCAAATCAAATTATGTTTAATCTTAACATGAAGACTAATAGTAACTTTATTAAGCCTCGTGTTCGTAAGCTGATGACAACAATGAGTAACAAATAACAAATATATAGGGGATAGTTCATTATCCCCTATATTACATATATGAGAGGGAAACCTCTAAATAAAATGTAAAGGAGTATTAGTATATGGACTTTCTAAAGAAAGAATTAACTTCAATTAAGGCAGGATTCAAGGAAAATATCCACAAGAAACAATATTGGGTATATGCCTTGTCTATTTTAATACCAATAATTGTTGCTGTTTATAATGAATTAGGTCGCTCAGTTGACACTAACACTTTAGTTGTACTAGGTAATGTATTACTTGGTATTTTGGGTATTAGTGGTTTATTCTCCGCAAGTAGTAGTGTTTCAGATGAAAAGCTAAATCCAGACGAAATTGCTGCTAAAGCCAAAGAATTAACTGATGCCTTAGAACCGTTGACAAGCGCTTTAAAAGACGCCGGTACAACAGTATCAACAACCACTGCTAGTCTACAAAAGACAAAAGCAATCGTTGATTCAATTGATACTACTGATTCTAAAGCAACCATGGGTGTATCAGAAGACAAGGAGGCTGGTAAGTAATGAAATTTAGCCTTAAGAAGGCCGTAGCGAGCATTTCAGTGTTATCGGGTGTATTAGCTCTAGGGACGTTTGTAAAGCCAACACAGGCTTCTGCTGTTTCTACTAGTAATGGCGCTGTCGTTAAACCAGTTATAGATATTTCAGAATGGCAAGGCTCAGTTTCACTATCACAAGCCAAAGCTATGAAATATGAAAACTCTTTTGTTATAGTTAGAGTTCAATATGGCTCAAACTATCAGGACGTTCAGTACAAGAATACAATATCTAACTTAGAAAAGGCTGGCACGCCATATGGTGTCTATTCATATTCTAGATATGTAAACGCTAGCGATGCAAAGCAAGAAGCTAAAGACTTACACAACCGAGCAAAGAATGCAAAATTCTATGCTAATGATGCCGAAGAGCTCACTACTACTAGTGGAACTTATTCTAGTGCTGTAACAGCTTGGGGTAAGGAAATGCAGAGCCTAACAAATAAACCTGTTATCCTTTATTCAGGTAGCTGGTTCTATTCAAGATATATTGGAACTATGTCATATTATGATGCTTTCTGGGAAGCTAACTACAACAACACGTACTATGGAGACACATCATTATGGCAGTATACCGATTCAGGATATTCAGCTGCTCTTAAACGAGGAGTTGATACTAGTAAGGTAATCACCTCTAAGCATCCAGTTAGTTGGTGGATTGGCTCTAGCGCTGCTGGCAAACAACAAGTAAATAAGTATAACGTTGGTGGCTATAAAGTAGGAGATAAAGTTAAGATTAATTCTGGTGTTGCTAAATGGGATGATGGTGCTACTACCACTCCAATTAATAAATCAGTTTTGAGTAAGACTTACACTGTATCTCAAATTAAGACGGTTACTAAAGGTAAATCAAACCAATTGGTATTATTGAGTAGTAATGGAAAGCCAGTTGGCTGGGTATTAGCTGAACACCTTACTAAGCAGGGCTCAAAGGCTAAGCCAAATACCTCTAAAAGCTCATCTAAGGCACAAAGCCAGACGTATAACCAGAATGGTACCTTCTACCCTAATACAACTTTAAACGTTCGTACAGGAGCAGGAACGGGCTATTCTAAGGTAGCTACTTATTTCAGTGGTGAAAGCGTTCAGTATAACCAAGTAATTATTAAGTCTGATTATGTTTGGGCTAGATATTTACGTTCTAATGGATATTATGGATATATTGCTTTAGGTGTAAATGGCGGTGAAAGCTATGGTAAGCGAGTAGTTAACACCGCACCTTCTAGAGTTTACTACACCGTAAAATCTGGTGATAGCTTCTGGAAGATTGCAAATGACCACGGAACAACGATTAGTAATTTAACTAGTTTAAATGGCCTGTCTATGTATAGCACGATTTATCCGGGACAATCATTAAGAATCAAATAGCATAAAAAAAGACCTTACAGAATTAACTGTAGGGTCTTTTAGTTTGTACTAGATTACTTATTACTAATATTTCTAAACTCTTTAATTGCTAGGTTAGCAGCCGCCGAGTGTACTTGGTTCTCAGCAGAATTTAGTGACACCCACTTCCAGTCTCCGATGTATTCATCATCATCAAAGTCTGTACTTACCATCTTGTAGTTATCACTAGTTAGTCTAACGATGAAAACATGAGAACGTTCATCTGTGAAACCCTCTGATAGAGTATAAATGCCAACTCGTTTAAACGCTTTAGGGTCAACTAGCAATCCTGTTTCCTCTTGCAATTCTCTACGAGCGGTAACATAGGGGTCTTCATCTTTCTTAATCAACCCTGCTGGAAAGCCAGCAACCGTTTTGTAAAGTGGGCTACGATATTCATATTCAATTAATACTTTGTTATCTTTATTAACGACTAGCATTGTGATTGAATCCGACTTTTTAATTATTTCTCGATTAGCTACAACGCCGTTGGCTAACTTAATAGACAAACGATATAAATCAAATATAGCACCTTTAAACAGCTTCTCAGAGCTAATTACTTTTGGCTTCATAATTACTTACCTCCATTTTTAATTAGCTCTAAGGCTCTCTCATAGCGTGCTAGGAACCCTTGTGGGTCAGAGCTGTCACCCTTATCGTCTAAAATAACTACTTTGTCAGAAAACCCCTGCTTTGAAATCTCTTCCATTAGGTTATCGTGAAAGGCATCCCGAGTGCTTTCCCAATCCATATTCCTAAACCCATCATCAACATATTTAGTTACAGGTGGGATAACGATAATTAAATCCCACTCTTCTTTTTTAACCGTATTGGCATAAATCTGAGTAAGGTTTTCATAATCCTCTTTAGGAAGATACATCTTAGCATATACATTAGTAACCATAGCGTCAGTGTCACAAATTACAATTCCTTGATTAGCTGGGCTATGCATTTCAGCTTTGTTAGCATCATACTGTCCTTGAAAGAAGTGTGAATAATCATCAACAGTTAGCTCTTCATCAGTTAGATTATACTTTTCTTCATAGTCACGGGCATACTCGGTACTAAATGGAGCATTAACTGAACGAGCTACATGTTTAATAAGTGTTGATTTACCAACAGATGCTGAGCCAACAACCAATACCTTATAGGTAAAGTGACGCCGGAAAACACGATTGATATAGTTCCAATATTTATGTGGGTCATTGCGAATCATCGTTGCTGATATTGGGATTACTTTTCTGTCTTCTAGTTTAGTATGCCATTCAGGTAACAATTCGTGGAATTTGTCATCATATTCTTGTTCACCTGTGTATACTGTGATTTCGGCATCCTTATTTGTAGTTGCTTTATCAACAATTTCTTTGAGTTTTGATAACCAAGGTTTCCAACCATCAGGATAGCGTGGAATATTATCTTCGTTGAGCATAGCTACCACAATGTTAGGCTCATCAGCAAAGGCTTCCCTTAAATATCTAAACCGTTTATAAAGTGGTAGTCCGATTTTATCTCCTCGGTCACCTTTATAGCCACTTACGACTAGTACAACACCATCGTTAACAGCTAGCGCTCTGTATAAATCTTGTTGATGACCCGAGTGGAATGGTGACCAAGTCCCAAAATATACACCAATTTTATTACCTGAAAGCTTGTTCTTTGTAATCAATTCTAAATTATTCATTATTAGATACCCCACTATTGTTTTCCTTTGTGTACCAAACGTAAGCTCCATAAATTGCATTAATTGTCATAATTATTTGTAGAATAAACATGCTTAATGCAGAAGCTCCACCACTAGTTAACTGAACATACCAAATGTAAATATTTAATAAATCTAGTCCAATCCATACGACCCATTGTGAACGGTACCCATATGTCATTAGAATTTGACCAACAATACCAAGTGGCAATACAGCACTATCTCTTAGAACTTGATTACCATTAAATTTGAATCCAATATAAACATTTACGGCGTAAAGTGCTAGTAATCCTATTACAGTTAACGTAGCTAATAGTGGGGTAATCTTTTTACTGATAACACTATCATCATTTGAGCTATTTAACGTTTTATACCAAACGTATATACCAACGAACTGCATGATAGTATAAAATATTTGAGAAGAAATATCCCCAATTAAACGGTTATGCAAATAAGCAATTAGCCATGCTAGGCTACCAATTGTTCCCCACATGAAATTGGTTAGCTTGCCCTTATCTACTAGTATTAAACTCATAGCAGTAGCTACACTAGTAATTACTCCAGCATAGCCTGAAAAAGATAAGTCACCTTGAAACATGAAAGCAACAATTGAAGCACCAACCATAAGGAACATTAGTAAATATTCTTTATAATTAAACTCTGTTAATTCCTTGATATTACGCTTAATTGAAAACGTATCTTTAATACCAGTACCTAATAATTTATAATCTATATTTTTAGTCATAATTTTATCTCCTATTGTTTTTACTGTGCCGTGGGCGGAAAGAAACGCACATTTTTATTTAATTTTATTTTCCGTCTATATGATGTTTAATACTAATCATATATTACGGCGGAGGTCTAAGATTTATATCCATATAGTCTAATTCTCCCTTCTATATAAAAAGTATACCACTAAATATATCATTTGTCAATATAATTATTACTAATATTTATAAATTATTTGTCGGCCATCAATTCTTCAACCTTACGAGCCACGCTGTCGCCAAACTTAACTCTGGTGACCTCTACTGCGTTTTTGTCAGCATTGGTAAACCAGTAGTTGTGCGTTTGGCTACGCTTGCCTTTAATGACCCCCCAAATACTTCTTTGGTTAATTCCTAGTACCCGACTAGCTTCCATTTGTGCACGGAATTTAGAAACTTTTAACGTGGTTAAGCTAACTGCAAACAAGGGGTGTCCTTCTATTTCTGTGTTTGATTTTCCAAATTTGTCTCGATACTTCTGATTGTAGGAGTTGTTGCACCACTCCAAATTATCAACGAAGTTATTAGTTCTATTACAATCCCTATGATTAACTTGTGGTAGGTTGTTCGGATTCGGAATGAACGCCTGCGCCACAAGCCGGTGAACTAGTCTAGTCTTCCATTTTCCATCTACCTGAACGCTTACTATTAAATAGCCGTACCTGTCACAGCGTTGCTTTAAAATTCGTCCCTTTACAACGTATATGCCTCTTCCATTCGGCACCACTCTATCCAACGTACGAATGTTACCTAATGTACTCACTTCAATAGAACAAAACTCTGGGTGTGGTTTCCAAACTTCAATATCATTCATTTAAATTCCTCCTTACTAATACTTGATATGGTTAAATTATAACACAATATGTATTTTTAAACAACTTTTTTGTAATCTTATAATTAACTAACATAAGTCCAAATATGTTTCTAATTAGCATAGTGCTAAGGGTCTCGCTTTAGAAAACAGCTCGGCTTAGTTGGGGACAACTAAATAGCTTTCCTGCCGTAGTAGTTAGTTCTTAACGTTCCATGCTACGTCACGCTAGTAGATGATAAGCACCCTAGTCTATCAAACCCGATTACCATCAATAGGTAATCAAAATCTCTTAAGGTCAAGTTCAAATTCTTTATTATGTACTAATCAATCAAGCAATCCTAAACACACACTGTCATACTTAATCTGTAAAACGGTTTTGACCTTGACTCTCCTGCTGTTCAGAGAGAGGGAGTAAGTGAATGAGATACAGTTAGTCCATAGATGGATAGCTTAGCGTAAATCTATTACTAGAAATACAATACTAAGCTAAGCTCTATGGAAAATAACTGTATCATAACTAATTAACTAATCCAACTGTTCGTCGGTCGGTCGGTCGGTCATTTCAACAGGAGTTGGTTATTCAAGTCACTACGTATTGATATCCTAACATTGGTTACTACATTGAGTGTTAAGCGATTGTTTTCTTCATCATGAGGACTTATCGTCTAGCTTTATTATAATCTATTAGGATAGCTCAGCATCTATACTTGTAATACTAACCTATCTACCAGCATTCCAGCCACTGGTAGGTTATTCGCATAAGCAGGTTAATATCTCCACCCGTTTTCAGGGCACTGGAAACCTCTTACAGCATTTATTTAACGACCTGCTACTCGGTCAAACCCACCACTGCAACTCCTCAACGGTGGGTTCCTAGTCACTTTTATAGAATCGGAGGGACTATTCAAATATGCTCCTGTCTCTTTTTGTTTGGTATCAGTGAATATTACCTTTAGGTGGTCTCGCCTATTGGGTATCCCTATTAAGTTTTAAAGTTATCTTATAGCTCTGCGCATTTCGGTAACTTCTTTTGTAACTAGGCTATTTAGTTATCCTCGGTTAGCCGTGTAACCTTATTTGTAATTCTAGTATACCATACTCTTTTCAAAAGTAAACCCAATTTATATAGAAAAATTTATTGACTACTAAACTATATAATGTTACTATAGTCTATAGAACAAATACATTTTGTAGGCATCAATAAGGAAGTGATATAATGAATTTAAAAGACCCAAAATTTAAAACAGACGATACACCTGTTAAGTTTGCTGATTTTGATGCTTATGTTATCAGCTTAATTTATGACAAATATGTGCAACTTTTTAGACAGAAAGATGCTGACAATAAGGGAATTGATGCTAGTGTTGAATTAGAAAGAACCGTTGACTCAATTGTTGATAGCAAATTACACTATGCACTGGTTAAAGCCTCCAAGTATTTTAGGATTAACCACATTAATCCGGTATATTATTTGTCTATCGTATTTAGTAGACACTTATACAATGACCGAAACAAGAAGAGGCTTATGAACGTTCCTTATGAGGTGGGCCTTGTGTCTGACACTTATCAGTCGTACTATCAAAATGGCTTAAAATACGATAGAGCTTATCATAAAAACATAAATGGAGTTCCTCATGAAACAGTAATGTTTCTAGATAATCCATATATTTCATTTATGTACCAATACTATGGGTTGTTACAGAAGTGTAGATATGATAATGTAGAGATGTCTAAAGAGCTAAGAACCTACCAGTACAATCACTCAATTCAGATTATGACACTGGACGAGAGCAAGCTTGGTGGAATGTATAGAGAGTACGTAGAGTATAGTCGTAGATTAGTAAAGGCATTAAATGTTAGACACCCAGAGATGTCATTATATGTAATGCAACTATGTAACTATCGTTACCTAGGCGCTATGAACGCTCCTATTTTATTATTTGGAACGTCAAGATATTCTATGAGTGCTATTTCTGATATTAGGTCTGATGAGGCAGACAATGAGTTGTATCTTCATTCTCTATTATATGGTTTAAAGAAGACCTATGACTCTGTGTATGCAGCAACTATTTCAGATGGTGATGAGCTTAAAATAATTAGGGACAACTTACAAACTGACAAAGTGTCAGAGTATTATGCTATTATCAATATCGGGCGTAAGATTATAGCTTACTTTAGCTCGGACTTGGTAATTAGAACTAAGGCTCGAAAGGTATTCCCTAAGGATTTAAGAGAACAATTGTTGGACAGATATGATATGCCAATTATTAATATTTAGGAGGAACAACCGGTGGCAGAAAGTACAAAAACATTACAAGAACAATTATTAGTGAGAGCATTAAGTAGTTCATACATTACTAATGCAGTATTAGCTAGAAACACACCATCACTATTGACTAACCCGACTTATCAGGTTCTAGGTAATATCTTAGTTAGATATTATGCAACAGACACAAAGCCGATTTCAGAAGCAAGTATTAAGCTTGGAATTGATAGATACTTTAAAGATGAAAACAGACGTAGAAGCCATAAGCATGAAGACCCATTAACACAGCAAGAAGAGCTAGATATTACTCAGACTATTAATGATGTTATGGAAACTAAACCAGATAGCTCTGATGAAATTGAAGAGTCATTAGATAAATACGTTAAGAAGACTTTAGCTTCTGCCGCTATTCTAGAAGAAGCGCAGCGAGACTCAGATGACTTATCTAAGAGAGTTGAAGAAAAACTTGATGATATCAACTCATTAGACATCAATGGTAGTGCGGACACTGTTGTTGACGTTTATCGTGATGTTCGTAAGAAGGCAGAAACATATATTAATGATTTGGGCCAAGCGAAGATACCATCTGGATTAAAAACATTTGACTATGTGATGAGTGGTGGGCTACAAAAAGGCCAAATTGCAATGATTGGTGGTAAGTCTGGATTCGGTAAAACAGTATTTCTATCTAATCTATCATACTACTACAGTATGGTATCCGGTCATAACGTTCTACAGGTTAGCTTGGAAGAACTAATGGCAGATTCATATATGCGTTTTGACAGAATGCATTATCGAGTTACACCGAGTGACATGCTAAATGGAGATGGTAAAATTGACCCTAATTTTATCAAGAATGTTTTAGCTAAGCCCCATAAGCCAGATAAAGGAACGTTGTTGTTCAAACGATATACGCCTAATACTTTAACTGTTGATGGTTTACGACAGTGTATTGACGCATCAGAACGCCAAAAAGGATTAAAACTCGATGTGGTTGTACTTGACTATGCGGACCTAATGCGCACCTCTAAGAAATCGGATAACGAAGCTGTTCAGGGTGAAGAGCTATTCCAAAATCTGTCGAAGCTAGCGCAGGAAGAAAATGTTATTCTAATTACTGGTACTCAATTGAACCGTTCTGCCGGTAGCCAAGAAGTTATGACGTTAGAGTCAATCGAAGGTTCCTACCGTAAGATTAACACTACTGCATTCGCTGGAACTTTAAACGGGACTAAAGAAGAACGTGATGGCGGTTTCATGCGTATTTACTTAGATAAGATTCGTAATCGGTTTGTATCTGATGATTATATGCTATTTAAATTTGATAAGGGAACAATGCTTTTAACCGATGAAACTGATGCCGAAAAGGTAGAACACATGTCGCTTATCAACCAAGACGCATCAAATATGAAAGCTCAACGTAGAGCAGAGTATGCCAAAGGCAATGGCAATGACACTAGTAATAGCGAAATGCAAGATAAAGCAAATGAAATTATGTCTAGTTTAATAGGCGGAAATAAGAAGGCTTAATATATGAATAAAGATACCTATGTAGTATGCTCTGACGTCCACGCCAGTGACTATACATCGTTTTCTAAACCAGTTGAGGGTAAACCATACGGGTCACGTTTAAAAACGATTCTCGAAGCCCTCAACGCCATGTATGAGGAAGCATTGTCTAAGGATGCTTCAAGAATGATTATTATTGGTGACTTGTATAATGAGAGGACCTCTATATCGCCAATTGTAATTAAGGCGGTTACAGAGAATATCTTAAAGGGTATTCATCGACAACCAAAAGGGTTTAAGCTTGATATTGTAGTTGGTAATCATGACCAGCAAGATAATAGTCCAGTTCCACCAAACTCTGTATCCATCTTAGAAACTTACTCGACTAGTGATTATCCAATTGTAGTTCATGACCATGTTGATGTGGATGATAATTTAATATTTGTACCATATACCGAGGATTCTTTATCTTTCAAGAAAGCAATTTCAGAAATTAAGCTTGACAAAGATAAACATTATGTAATGTTTGCCCATATTGGTATGTCAGGTGCTAAGTCTGGTAAGTGGACTCATAAACTTGGAGGTAACTATACTCTTGAAGATGTCCGCTATAACGAGATGGACTTAGTCATGATGGGCCATTATCATTGGCGACAAAAGTTAGCAGATAACGTTATGTATACTGGTGATTTAGTACCTTTAAACTTTAATGATGAGGGGCAAGATAAAGGGTTCTATTTGATTACAAAAGGTAAGAAGTATGAAGAAACTTTTATCCCTGTAAATTCACCAAAGTTTAAAACTATTGATTTGAGCCATTATGAAGATAAAGGTACTCTTGATGAAGAGCTAAAAAATAACTATATTAGAATTGTAACCCATAACTCAGAGGATACCGAAGCCATGCGTAAGCTAATCAAAGAGGCTGAGGTACCTGTAGCATTACAAACTAAGCAGGAGCTTAAGCATGATTCGAGACTAGATATATCTTCTGATAGTTCTGATGCTGATATTGTTAGGGCATACTGTAAGAAGTATTATCCAGATGTAGAAAAACAGGCAGAAAAGTATTTAATTCAGGCACAGGAAGGTTGATAGATTTTGAACGTAAAGGTATATTCTAAAGTAAATTGTTTTCCATGTAAGTTAACTAAAAGGTGGTTATCTGAACATAACGTTAACTATGACTATGAAGAGTTCGACCCCAAAGAAGAAGCTGACTATGCTGTGGTGCGTGAGCGACTGATGGAATATGGGTTCATGAGTTTCCCAGTAGTTACTATTACAGATGATGAAAACAATGTAATTAACAAGTGGTCTGGCTTTGCTCCTAATAAGTTAAAGTCTCTAATTAAATAAACTTGACAAAATAGTCTTACTGGGTTATACTTACTCTAGTAAGACTATTTGTTTGGAGTGAAATAAATGAAATTAGAATCTGTAGATATCCAGAATTTTAGGTCAATCGGAAAAGTTAAATTGTCACTAGACAACCAAGGTCTTATTCTAATCCAAGGTGTTAACATGGATAAGGATGATGGCTCTTCTAATGGGGCAGCAAAATCCAGTTTGTATTACGCTATTATCTATGCGCTATATGGTAAAACTCCAAAAGGTACTGCTGGAGATGATATCGTTAACAACAAAATAGGTAAAAATACTCACTGTATTGTAGAGTTTTCTCATCGGGGTATTAAATATACGGTTGCACGCTATCGAAAGGATAAGGCTAATAAGAATAAAGTATTGTTATACCGTGATGGCGAAGAGATTACTAAAGCTTCTAATAAGCTAACTGATGAGTATATAGTTGATATTATTGGTATGAATATAACTACTATGCTTAATTCCTTAGTATTTGGTGAGTCAAGTGTTAACCGGTTCTCAGAAGCAACTGATAAAGAACGTAAAGAAATTCTAGAAGATATTACTAATATTGCTATTTATAAGCGAGCGCTAGATATTGTTAAAGAAGACGCAGCCACTAATAAGCTAAATATTGATAAGGCTAACAATGAGCTATCTAGTGCTGTTAACCACAAAGACAGTATGATGCAGTATATTGATAGATTTAAGCAAGAACAAAAAGATTATGCTAATCAGCTAGCTAAGGCGGAAGCAACAGTTACCAAGTGCAAGGAAGCTGTTGATAACATTGGGTATACTGATGAAGATTTAGATAAGGAAGAAGAAAACTATCAGAATGATTTGACTGTTTTGCAACATAAATTTGATAAAGCGAATACAGTTAAGAGTAGTACAGAAGTAAACGCCAAGCTGTCTGCACTTGCATCTAAAGCGGGACAAATTGCTAATCAGCAAAGGATTAGCAAAGACAACCTTAATAAAGCTAAGCAGGCATATACGGAGCTAGCTAATGCGAGTGTACCTCGTTGTCCTCATTGTGGTCATAAGCTAGACGAGGAGCATCGTAAGCAGGAATTAGAACGAATTACTAATGATGGTAAGCAAGCTAGAGAGAGCTATGACGAATCAACTAGGATGTTATTAACTGCTAAGAAGGCTAGTGACCTTCTAAATACTAAGTTGAGTGAAATTGAAAAGTTTAATAGTAGTATTAAGCCAAAATTGGAATTAATTAATAAGGATATTAATTCTGTTAGAAACAGCATTACCAAAGTTATTAACAGGCGCAATAAGCTAGCTAGCTCTAAGCACGATGTTGTTCAAGCTAACCAATGGTTAGAAGAACTAAAGCAGAGAGCACCAAAGAACAATGGCGATTTTGAAAGTGAGAAAGATTTAAATAAGCATATCAAGGAATCTACTGACAAGGTTTCTAAGTTAGAAGCTAAAGAAAAACAATTTAATGACTTAAAAGTAGTATTCTCCGATAAGGGGGTTAAATCACATGTGTTAGACTTGGTTACTCCATATTTAAATTCACAAGCTAACTACTACTTATCAATATTGACAAATGGTACTATTTCTGTTAATATTAGTACACAGTCAGAATCAAAAGCAGGTAATGTATCTGATAAGATGTCAGTTGAGGTGTCATCAGTTGATGGCGGTTCAGCTTACAATGAATTATCAACTGGTGAGCAGAAGCGGGTAAACTTAGCTATCTCCTTGTCACTACAGGATTATGTATTGTCTAAGAATCCAGAGATTAACCTGAATGTTTTTGATGAAATATTTGATGGGTTGGATGAAGACGGAATTATGCAAGTTATGAAATTATTAAAAGAACGTAATAAGAATATTGGAACTATCCTAGTTATTTCTCACAATCAGGCTTTACGGGATATGTTCACAAATTCAATAACAATTAAGAAAAAGGATGGAATTAGCTATGTTGACTAATACAAGTCGCTTAGTTCTTGGTAAGAACGAGTGCATAGAAAATGGTTTAAAAACTAAGATGTTTGTTGAAGATGGGAGAGTGATGGTTAGACTAAGTTCTGAAACTATGAATCATCACAAGAAAGAATACTTTGCTCCAGCAGAGGATGCAACTGTATTTTACCCACTATACTTTTATTATGATTTTCACTATGAAGACCCATATAAGGATATTATTCTTAAATTATATCATAATGCTCCAAAGAAGATTGTTAAGTATATTCATGATAACTTTCCTCACGATAACGTGTACTTAAAGCGTTTATACGACTTTAAAGAACAAAAGCCAATTAATACAGAAACAAATTTTATACTTAAGAGCAACGAAGCTGCCGAATACAAGTTACAAAAATTAGGTTTAAAGACATGGGGAGAGCATTATAACCGTAATGATGTTGCACTAAACTTTAACAAGATAAATAAATTATTGAACGAATTAGAGTCCTCTCTATTAGCTAAGGCACAAGATTTGGGAATTGTAGACAAAAATAATGTTGACAAGAACAGTGAATTAATTGAGAAGAAAATCCTATCTCAGGCTACAGATGAAGACTTAAGACTATATATTGAACTTGGCGTGGCCTATAGGATGAATGTATTTATGTCTAAAGTAGTTAGGGCACAAGAGAAGTTTTTGAGGGGGTAATAGAATGTCAGCTACACAAAGTGTAATTGAATCTTTAAGCGATGGTGAAATTTTGTATGATGGTGAAGACATCAGATTTAACTGCCCCTTGTGTGGTGAGACTAAGAATAAGTTATATGTTAGTGAAAAGGGAGTATGGCATTGTTTCCATTGCTCAGAGTCTGGGTTTGGTGCAGTCTCATTTATTATGCAACTTTATCATATATCATTCAAAGAAGCTAAAGAGATTGCAAAAGAGTATGGGTATGTTCAAGAATCAAAACCAAATGCAATTATTAGCCAATCTGATTCATTAGCAGAAAAATTGATGCTTATAATGTATGATAGTAAAGAAAACGAAAGCTTAGTAATGCCCTCTCTACCAACGAATACTAAGTTATTATCTAGCAATTGGAGCAATCCAGTTGCTTTTCCATATTTTAATTATCTTCACAGTCGTGGGGTGACAAAATCTGATATTGAAAATTATAATATTGGGTTTTGTGTAAATGGAACTGCTAGAACCAGAAGGGGAACCTTAAGCATTAGGAACAGTATTGTGTTCATTACTAAGATGAATGATGAGCCTGTATACTGGAATACACGCTCAATTGACCCCAACCCGTTTATTAAGTCATTTAATGCCTATGCCGAGTTAGGTAAAGAGTATGCTCGTTCTCAATCTTTATTTAATTATGACAGCATAAAAAGAAACAATAATGTGGTAATTTGTGAAGGTGTTTTTAATGCAATTACTGTTAGCCACATAGATGGTTACTGTGGGTTGGCAACTTTTGGTAAGGAAGTAACTGATGCTCAATTGAATTTGATTGTTAAAGAACTGGGTCATAGAAATTTGTATTTGTTTTTAGATAACGATGCCAACTATAAGATTGTACAATTAGGAAAACGATTTCTAGAGGCTGGGGTTAACAGAGAACAAATATGGCTAGTTAATAATCCATATGAAAGACAAGATGCTAATGATTTAGGTGAGTCTATTAGCGAAGAGCTATTGGAGTCATCAACTAACCCTAGCCTAAGTTCCTTCTTAGGTTTAGGGGTTACTGAATAATGTATGTGCTATAATAATAGTAATTAAATAGTGAAAGACAGGTAATTATATGATTTATGTTAATGCTCCAATTGGTATGGGGAAATCAGCTCTAACAGAACTTCTATCAAAAGATTTAAATACTAAAGCTTTCTATGAAAAAGTAGATGATATGGCAATGCTTCATAAGTTCTATGCAGCTGGTGAAGATAGTCGATTATCCTTAGCGTTCCCGCTACAAGTTGCTTTCCTAAATTATCGTTATCAACAATTAAGAGAAGGTCTGCACTTAGCAGAAACTGAGGGCATGAAGAATACTGTATACGATTCTAGTCTGTTATCTGATGGGTTAATGGCGTTTAACTTGTATAAACGTGGGGAATTTCCAAAGGAAGAATTTAGGCTGTATCAGGAACTATCACAGAACATGCAAGCCAATGTTTCAGGACATCCCTTTAGAGGATTTCCTGATGTAATTATTTATCTAAAGGGTAGTTTTGAGCTCATGCTAGAACATATTGAATCTCGTGGGCGTGACATGGAAACAATAGATGATGATAAAAAAGATTATTATCATAGTGTGTGGGAGACATATGATAACTGGTATCAGTCATATGCGCAGTCCCCAGTTATTACCATTGACATGGATAAGTATGACTATGTTAATAATTCTGAAGACCGCAGAAATGTGATTGAATATATTGAATCTAAGCTAGCTGACCTTGGATTACTTAGTGATAACGAATTGGCTGGTCTGTATCTGGCACATGATACTAAGAATCATCCAGTTGAAGTAGGTAACACCCCAACGGCTTGGACTCCTGCACCAGAAGACATACTAAATGAAAAAGTTAAGTAGGTGATATAACATGTCATTAGAAGCAAAGGATTTATCTAAGGTTGGCTTCCAAGATTATTTCAGGTTACGCAGACAACTACAGGCTACTGGCGATATTCCAAATTCTCAGATACAGCAACATGATAATGACCCAATTACGTTTGATGAAGCCTATGACACGCTTAACTTAATTATAGATGACTTGCTAGGGGTCTCAGACATGTATGCTCGCTTATCTGTTGATTCATTAGGTGTACTAATTAGTATGCTAGTGACAAAGGGAGTATTAACTCAGAAGGACTATGAAGTAATATTAAAGGAATCACAAAAACTAATGAAATTAGACAAGGGTGAAGAAAATGGCACAAAATAAATCAATTACTAGAGAACAAGTATTAAACGCATTAGCTAAGCATAATGGATTAACTACCTATAACAACCAAGCTGGTAGTCACCCTCGGACGCCAGAAGAAGACCGACAACTAGAAACTTTATTAACAAAGCGGGTGACTCTAGCAGAAGCCTTTGACGCAATTGATATCTTAACTTTTCCTTATAATAAAAATACTAATGATTTAACTAAGCAAATCGAAGTTATCGGAGTATTGCTTAATAAGGTTGGTATTACAGAAAAGGATTGGACGGACGCTGAAAATAAGGTTGAATCCAAGCGTAAAGAACAGCAAGATAAGATTATGAAAGAAATAGAATCACAGCTAAAGGGGGTCGAATAATGGATTTGTCTAATAATCTGCCTAAGCTAGCTAAGGCTGTTAAGTATGGCAGTAATCAAGTACAGTCAGTTGATACCGTATTAACTAAATATAGTTTGACAGAATTAACGGGAACAGACAAAGAAGACTTTTTAGATGATGCTGAACTAGTTAAGGAAGCCATTGTAAGCAATATAATTCCTAATTATGATGATAAACCGGCCGTTGTAACGTATGGAGAAGGGGCTAATAGCGAATTAATAGCTTCTAATCTGATTGAGCTAGCTAAGAAACATAGTAACTACAAACACGCTAATTCAATTCTTGATAGCATGGTAGACTTTGATGCTTATCTTGCTAAGCTATACGAATTAGGGGTATTGAAACAGTGGGTTATTAAAGGTAACGATGACACCCAAACAATATTCTACTTATATGATGGCGAACTATTAACTAAGGATGACTTAGAAGTATTAGATATGTTTGTACATGCTAAGGAAGATACGGTTTTATCTAAAGAGCAGCTAGAACTATTGAACGACAAGTCCTTAGTTGCTCGCATTCACCATGATGCTTTGTCATATAAAAACAATCACACGTTGGATAATTTAAAGACCATGCTTAGTTCACAATATAATAAGTATTTATCCAAACAATTAAACAAAGTTGTGCTAGTAGCATCAGCAGATTTAATGTATGCCTCATCAGGACTAAATAACCAAATGTTTGCCTAACATTAAAAAAATACCACAATAAAGAGGGATTATGTCCCTCTTTTACTTTACATAAAAGTATATTGATGTTATAATTTATAATAGGAGATGATAAAATGAGTAGATTTTTAATTGTTCAAGCTGACAATTCCGTTAGCGCTATTTGTGCAAAGATACTATCTGAGAATGACACAGGCACAGATGTCCTTGTTTATAAGAACAAATTTTTTAACGATTTTGATACCGGTGTTATTGAGCAAGGCGACCAGATAATTGTCCTTGGGTATTCTTATACGGGCTCAGATGCTCAAAATAAAAAGATTGATGAAATTACTAATAGAAAGTGTGACGATTTTATGTTCTTAGCACTTCATGGTAAACCCACAGATAACCCCAAGATTACTGTTATTGATAACTATGCTACTCTAATAGGGATTTGCTTGACCTCTGTAGATTCTGAATTTAAAGATAAGGATACTCTGGCTGGCTTGCACAAACTATCTTGTAACGAGAAAGTGGATATTAATAAGTCTTTATCTAGTATTCTTGGTTGTTTGGAATATACGAAGATTACCGGAAATAACTACCGCATGATTCCACTAAGTAGGAATGCAGATGGATTATTCGAGGTAGGTGGGATTGACGACTACTTATTGTCGAATTGGTACTATGATACTAAGATAAAACCTAACCTGAATAAGCAGTTATACGAGTTTGGTAAGTCTATTCCTAACATTGATAGCAAAGTATTTGTTCTCAATAGCGACATAGACTTAAGTGTATTTAAGATTGTTAAAATGCAAGACTTAAAAGGCGTATATGATATTATAATTCAGCCAAAAGGGTTTAATGTTAGCCGAGATAATGTTCTTGTCTTAGTAATTCCCTTAAATAAACAAGTAAGTGGTACTATAAAAGATGATAACAAGTTTGCAACTGATATTTTGAATGGACTGGGGTTTGTTAATTCAAAGGTCGGTCAATTCACTGGATACACAATTATGCCAGTTAGTTTCACTGGACTATTTAGCTAAAGAAAGTAGGAGTTTGATTTTGGAAAAAGATATTAACAAAATTTATGGTGCGGTTCTTGGAGAAGCTTATCTTAACGGAGGGCAAAAGTTTACAATTTCCTCAATCAACCGGTATTTAAAACAGCTAGGGAAAGAACGGCTAAAGCGAGAAGATGTTGAAGGACTAGTAGAAGCATTAAAGGAACAACAACAGCCCTTATATGATGCTTATGTAGCAGTTGGCTCTGGTAAAGAAACACTAACAGACTATTTAGATGTTAGCAATCCAGATAGGGTATATGACCATGTAACACCAACAGTTGTTAATAAAGTAGCCCTACAAGAGAGTCAGAAAGAATTTAAGAATGACTTAAGAGTTGGGGCTTACTCTAAGATGTTAGCGGATAAAAATAGGAAAGCTATTATAGACATGCTAGCTAGCCTAGACTTATCAATGTTTACACAGCCAGCAGATGTAGAAGATAGTGACCAAGCCTTAGTGTTAAATTTGAGTGACTTACACATTGGGGAACTAGATGATTTAAAGGTCGGTAGCTACCATAATGTTTATAATTTATCTGTTCTTAAAAAGCGTTTGCGGGCATATGTTGACACAGCTTTAAACTATGCTCGTGCCAATGGTATTACCAATATCGTAGTAATTAACATTGGGGATATTATTACTGGTGGCTACATGCACCCTAACCAATTATTTAGTATTGAGTTTGATATTTCTCATCAAATTGCCGAAGCTATTCAAATTATGTTGTCCTTACTAAATGAACTAAACTCTGAGTTCAAAGTAACATTTGGCTCAATTGCAGGTAATCATGACCGAATTAATCAAAAGGACAAAGCCGGTAATATTCCATCTGACTCTGCTGCTTACATTGTGATGGATACTATCAATACAATTAAGAAAACTACTGGTGCACTAGAAAATGTTACCTTGATTGACAATTTTGATGATATGCATGAAATCGACTTAACTATTAATGATAAGCGTATTGTATGGACGCATGGCGAGAAGGTAAAGCGGGCTAAGAATGATAATGCCTATAAATTCCAAGCTGGTGGAAAACATGTTGATTGTTTAATCTATGGTCACTTCCATACTTTCCAAATTAAGTCTGGGGATTTATGCCAAGAAGTTGGGCTACCAGCTTTAAAGGGCATGGATTCCTATGCTAAATCATTACCAACTGAATTTAGTGCACCAGGCCAATGTTTTACAATCGTTCCTAAAGATGGTAATATTTATACCATTCCAGTATTATTTAAGGGTGATGAATTTGAATAGACGAATTAAGAATAAGAAAACTAAGCATCAAACTGGACTAACCAAGCCACAGTTAAAGCGTATTAGGTTTTTAATGAGCCAAAATAAGTACCACGAGTTTATTGATAATTGGAATTGGTGGGACTTCGCCTATATTATGGATTTACTATACTATGTAGATGAGACTAAAGATAAAGCCTTTTTATCTAGACTAGAAGAACTAGAAGATAACTTTGATGGTATATTAATCTTTAATTCTTCAGAAGATAGACATACCTTACTAAACAGGCTATGGGAGGCGCAGGAGCCATATTTTGAGCTTGTAAGACATTTAAATGCTATCCAGGCATATTTACACGGAGTAATCCTAGAATGCGTTGCTAGGGCTTACAATGCCCATGGTCATGCTGTAGGTAGCCACAAGGTTGCTAATGAAATGTATAAGGCTTCTAAGATGCTTAAAGATAATGCAGTGGACGCTTACATCGAATATGTAAGAGAGAACCAGCGTTTTCAAGGCTGGTGGGACTAAATGACTAAAAAAGAAGTCATCAAGTTGATTGTTAATATAGTGCTACTAATAGTTATCTACTGGTTAGTAGTTTTTGCTTTATTAGTTCCAATTGCATTATTTACAACAGGACTAGTAACGATTGTATTGAGTAGCTTTACTGGTGGTATTGGTATCTATGTAACCACTCCCATATTGCTTAGGCTCAATAAGATTAAGTTTGTGAAGTTTGATGGAAAAGCACTATTCGCCAGTTTTCAGCTCTTTTTCATTGGTGGTGCTGTTAATGCCACTTGTGCAATATTACCATGGCTAGGAATAGCTACCGGTGGAATTGGACTTGCTGTGACTACCATAATAAGTACACTGGTATGTGCCCTATGTGCTTGGTTTATGACTAGCGCTATCTTAAGCATGTATGACATGTAATACATTGAGTCTATCTTAATTGATAGGCTCTTTTTTGATTCTATAAATTTATTATATTAAGATTGAAAAGTAGTACACTTAAGTTATATAAAATGGATATTAGGATGTGATTAAATGAATGGAAGTTATAATCATGCGAAAGGAAATAATTTTGAAAGAGATGTGGCTAAAGCATTTACTAAGTGGTCTGGAGTTAAGTTTAATAGAACGTTTGCTTCTGGTGCTCAGGGGGACAAGTTTTCTAGTGACGTGCGGGTTACAGGCGACTTATTTGCACCAGTAGACTATAACTTTCCATTTAGTGTAGAATGCAAATTTCATGATGATTTCAATTTAAGGAATGTATTTATCAATGGCTCTGTTGTACAGCTATTTCTAAAACAGAATGTTAGTGATGCAAGACGTAGCAATCGAGCCCCTATGCTAGTAGCTAAGGTATCTAGGCAGGATACATATGTTGTTCTTCCTTATACTGAGAATTTAGAAAACCTACTAATAACCAAGCAGGCACCATATTTCTTTAGACGCATGTACTATCAAGATGACATGACTAAAAGGGTTTATAAGTTTGATATGATTATTACAAATTTAAACTCTTTGTTACTAGCAACGCCTAGTGAACTATGGAAATGGTATAATGATTTAGATTGGAATTATCTTAATGAAGACACCAACATTAGAGAAACTAATACTGATGTTGACAAACTAATAGGTCAAGTCAAAGGAGACTTAATTAAACATGGAGAATAAATTAAATGATAATGTAATTGAAGTAACCAAGGACGGTAATACTTATTATGCCGAATCAGAAAGAATAAGTATTACGCTAGAAGTAGAAGATGAAGGAATCTTTCAAGTAACTCAGGTAAGCGTAAAAGATTATTTGTACCCGAGTGATGTAAGTAAGTCAATCAAGCACGCAGTTAGATTGGCAACAAAACTGCAAAATACAGATTAAGGGAATGTAAGAATATGAGACTAGTTGAAAATTTAAATATTAATAATACGTTTAGGGCCTTAAATTTAAATACCTATATAGACCCGCATGAAGAAAAAGTAGTTAGAGTAACACAAGCGAACGAAAATAAGATTAGGTCAATCCTAAAGGAGAATGATGGAGAAGGATACCTGTTTATCATAGACGCTTCCAGTTCTCAGCCGGGGGTTATAAATGATGTATATCGTTCTAAAGCCTACATTAATATAATGGTAGAGCGTGTATTGCCTATTCCAATGTTATTTGCTCTGGGTAGCAATAGAAGAGCCCAAGTTATCTATAAGTACCATGAAGGATACACCAGAGAAGAGTTAACTAATATGGATACGGTTTCGGAAGTAGTTAAAACTTGTGTGATAGTGACAGCAGATGGCGAAAGTATTCCGAATATCAGCAAAATGTTATTCAACATGAACGACCTTAGGTATATAATTGATAGAGTATACTTTAACCTTGAAGAAACCAGCGAGAAAAAGAAAATGAAACTGTTTAAAGGAACTCATGAAGTTTTAGCACGTTGGAAGATTCAGTTGTATATCAAATGTAAGTCAGAGGAGGAGCGCCAGTCAATTTTGGAAGAGGGTGTTCTAATTGGTAGCTAAAAAGACTATTAATCGGGACGACCTAGCCAGAGAATTGCACAACCGGTACCCCGAGTTTTTAATGAGGGATATAAAATTACTGATTGAAGAGTTAGAAGTAATAGTGGCTGATGAGGTAGACTCTGGTAACAAAGTTAAGCTTGGCAAGCTGCTGGAACTAGAATCACAAACAAAAGCCAGCAGACGACACTATGATGGTATTGACAAGATTCATGGTGGCAAGGGAAAATATGTTGAGATTCCGGCTAGGAAAAGAGTAAAGTACACTCCCATGAAGTTATTGAAAGATATACAAAATAAAAAAATTAAGTAGGTGGTTTGAATGACATTCTACCACCTCCTGTTCTATAGTAGGTTTAAATTTATTATACAACAAAAGTATTGACAAAGCATATCAGAAATGGTATGCTTTTCATGTTATAATAGATAGGAGGAGGAAGTAATAATGACTAAATCATTTAATTTAGATAAAATATTTAAAAACATGAATGATGACTGGCTATTTGTGAACTCACATGCTGAGGACTTTGTTACACTAATTTTATATGACACAGAGAACTATATGATTGTTGGGCGCACTAATGATATTATTACTGTGGATGATGCTGACAAGGACTATGTACAGGATTATCAAAACAAATTTGATGACCTTTATGAAGAACAAACAGGCCACGAAAATTCACAGTATCAGTTTGAGTTGGTACCGGTTGGCATCACCTCAGTTTCTCTAAAATATAATAGGCAATAAAATAAAAATTAATTTCCATTGACAAGCATAAAAAGTATGCTATAATAAGTATATTAGCGAAAGCAAGGCTAATAAATAAAAACTATGTATCAGGTCGTTTAAATGGGCGGAAGATACAGAAAGTAGGTAATTTAATGGTTAAAGTAATGGCAGTACTAGAGTTTCCTAGGGTATCTTATTTCAAGAAGTCTACTAATGGAGAGTATGATTTTAATTTTATGTCTACTAGGGCTGGAAAGCTACTAAATAAGACATTGACTGCTCCTAGAGCAGGATTAGGACTTGATTTAAAAGATGTTGATATAGAATTTGCGTATGATTCTATTCCAAAAGTATATAAAGACAATAGCTATGCACCTATCTCAATTAAATCTGGTAAGCCTTCCTTTGATAGATTGAAAGCTAAGATAGCAGAAACTAATCCAGATTTGCTATTAGCGTTTGGTGGCACATCTTGTTTAGCATTGTTGGGTAAGAAGGGGGTTAATGACCTAAGAGGACGCCCTTATGATTTATCCTTAGAGAACAGAACTTACACTGTTTTCCCAATGCTTAACCCAGAAGATATTTTAACTTCACCTAATAAAGAGCTACTGTTAAAAGTTGATATTGGCCTAGTTAAACGATTCTTAAAGGGTGGCAAGGAGGCTTTAAAGCCTAACGTAGGTAAGTATGAACTGGTAGAAGATTTTAGTAGAGTTAAACAAATATTTACTAACATTTTAGGGTTGCCTCCATTGTCTAAGCCTAAATATAGTATTGTAGCAGTCGATACCGAAACTAATACGCTTGAAACTAACAACAAGGGTGCTAAGCCTATTATTCTATCATTGTCATGGGAGGAACACCAAGGAGTATGTATTCCACTAAAGCATGATTTAGCCCCAGATTTATGGACAGATGAACAGTTTAACCAGATAAAACAGTGGATATTAGATTTGTTTGAAGCCGACCAGTGGAAGGTTCTACACAATGGTAAATATGATATCAAGATGCTTATGGATACTTATGGGCTAAAACATGCTCGCAAGTGTGTGGATACCTTAATCATGTTCTGGATTAGCGTTATCGAAGAAAGCACAGTCAGTAAAGGGTTGAAGGATTTAGCTTGGTTATACACGGATATGGGTGGCTATGAAGAACCGCTAGATGAATTTAAAGAATCCTATTTACAGAAGGATTATGACCGTTGGTATAAGGAAGAGGAACAGCGATTAATTGATGAGGCTAAAGCTAATCCATTAAAAACAGGTAAGCCTCGCAAGCCTAAATTACCAGCCAAGTCGAATTACCCCGGATTAGTTAACAAAGTGGATGGTAGCAAGTTTAACTATGAATGGATTCCATTAGAAATTATTTACCCGTATGCTGCCGGTGACACTGATGCTTGTTTACGGATTTATAATCAGTTGTTCAAGAAGGTTAAAACTAATCCTAATTGGGTAAACCTAGTGTTCAACGTGTATCCTAAGTTAGATGATGCCTTATGCCATATGGAACATAACGGTTTACAAATTGACAATGATAAGGCCAAAGAACTGGCTAAGGCTTATGGTGACCGTAAAGAAAACACCTTGAATGCTATTCATAAGATGGTTCCAGAGATTAAGCAGGTAGAGCAAGAACGAATTGATAACCTAGCTAAGCGAGCTAAATTAATGGCAAGTGTTAAGCCTAAGGATAGAACTGAGGAAGATAAAGCTTTCATCAAAGAGGCTGGTAAATACAATGGTAATAACCCTAAGACTGGCGAGCCAAAGTATAAAGTTAATTTAGACTCAAATAATGACCTCGGGTATATTCTGTATGAAGTATTAGGGTATACCTTACCACCAGAACCAAACTTTCTAACTGATACTACTGTTAAGCACCGTATTCCACAAGATAAGCTAACTTATAAAAACTATCGAGTTAATATCGAAGCTATTGAGTATATTCGTGATAACTATGATAAGAAGCTAGGTGAGTTGCTAGTAACGTATAGTAAGACTGTTACTGCCTTATCAGGTTTTGTGCTTAAGTTGCCAGCATTACAAGACCCTAATGGGAGAATCCATACTAGGTTTAATCCAACTGGGACTGTGACCTCGAGATTATCAAGTTCAGGAAATTTTAATGCTCAGAACCTTACTAGGCCAGAAACAGACCCACGCAAGTTTAATCATAAGTATTCAGTTAAGTCTATGATTCACTCTCGTTTCAAGGGTGGCGTTATTGCTAACCTTGACTTTAAATCACTGGAAGTATATGTAATGGCACTTATATCTAAAGACCACTCATTAACGCAAACATTACTGGATAATAAAGATGTTCATAAGCATAATGCTAGTGTTGCCTATGGTATACCAGAAGAAGAGGTAACTAAAGATTTACGTACAAAGGCAAAAGCCGTAGACTAAGTTGCGGCGTACCCCAGTGATGGGATATGGAAAACCTGTTGAAGTCGGGCATGGCTAAAGTAAGATAAAAATACCCAACCTCTGAATAGAGGACGAGAAAGCCGATAAGAGAGCCTACGTCCATGCTAGTGGATAGTGGTAATCCCGAGCCAAGAATCTATCTATCTCTGCTAATTGAAAGGCGGAGTAAGATAAAAATGAACTATCATAACTTAAAAATACTAATTAAAGACAATAATAAGTATGCTAAGAGTTTAAACAATAAATTGCATAATCTGCAAAAAAGAGTAGTTGATAAATGTACTAATCCTAATAATAAGAAATATCATGTTTACGGTGGACGAGGGGTCTCTTATGACCCAAACTGGAATGACCCAGAAAATTTTGTTAGAGATGCTCTATCAATAGACGGTTTTAATACTATGGAGTTCTTAAAAGGGAATCTACAGCTCGATAAGGATTGTAAAGACCCAAATGGTAAAATGTATAATAAGAGCTTATGTACTTGGCTATCTAATAATGAAAACGAGAAAGTAAAGCCATCAAGATGGAAGGACTACCATGCTTATTGTTATGACAAAGAAACACTTTACAATTTTAATGAAATAACAAAAGCAACTGAATCACTTGGGATAAACCGAACTGCAATTAATAGGGCAATATCCAGAAACTCTAGTGATAACCGTAAACTTACCCCTACAACAACAATGGGGTGGATATTCTGGGAAGGTAATAATAAACCCTCTGGATTTAAGGAGTATAGCGCTAGTAATATTGATGATACTATCAGGGTAAAGTCTTTAACCCAGAGCAAGGTAGAAAAACTATTAGGAATCGGTGGGTCTAAGTTTCATAAGATGTTAAAATCTGGTAAGAGTAAATGCTTGTATAAAAACAAGTTTGTACTGGAAATTTCTAATGTTGACCTAGACAAGCCGAAATATATTGTTAATTTTTAGTGGATGATAGATAGATTAAGGTGTAGAGACTATCGAAACGGTAGGCTAATATTATAGGTATTAGCTAAGAACGGAGTAGAGTACACATAAATGTGGAAGTGGCAGGGTTCTTATAGTAACGTATAAGAATAGGATATAGTCCATGGTAACTTAAATAGGTGAAAACTAATCGTTACCATAAACTTTTGGCTTATTATATGGTGAGTCTGCAAGTGGTATGGCTACTAAGCAAGGCATTAGTATAGATGAAGCCCAAGAAACAATTGACAAGATTCTGGGAGCTATGCCGGGAGTTAGAGACTTTATTGAACGAACCCACGAGGAAGCTCAACGTAACTATTATGTAGAGACTATGGTTGGCTTTAGACGGCGTTTAGGTGACTTAAAGAGTAATGACCGTGGGAAGTCATCACGAGCTCTTAGACAGTCAGTTAATGCCATTATTCAAGGCTCTGGGTCTAGCTTGCTAGTATTGGGGTTAATTAAGGCCAGAGAACTATTTGAGAAATATCATATGAAGTCGGTCTTAGCTATCACTGTTCATGACTCCATTGTAATTGACTGTCACCCAGACGAAGTAGCTAAGGCAATCGAGATTGTCAAGTGGAGCATGGAGCATGTAGACTTGCCTATCTTAGTTAATAATGATGCTACTGGTTATAATGTGCCAGAACAGTATCAGTTACCAGATAATAAGTTTAGATTCCCACTTAGGGCCGAACCAGAATTAGGATTGAATTACAATGACGATGTTGACTTTGACCCAGAAGACTATAATAAGTTCGCTAGCGCCTATGGATATTGCCGGTATAACTATGCAATGACTAATCTAAACCAGTTAATCGAATACGAAGTTGAGCCAGAAGAGGAAGTCAATAAGAAGAAGGCTAAACTTGAAGAAGCTAAGCCAGCATTTGAGAGGTTACAGTATGAAGGATGATAACCAGTTAGAAGAAGTTAACAAGGTTCTGAAAAAGTTTTATCGAGAGCACAAGGATGAGCTTGACAAAAAGTATAAGGAATTAAAAGCAGACAACGATGCTCACGAGGCTGAGTTTGTGAAAAAGTTAAAGGATGAAATTAGCAAGAATCATAAATAAGTGTTGACAAAGGATACTAGAAATGGTATCCTTTTATTATAGAAAAAGAAAGAAGGATTTTAATATGAGTTATTCAGAAGCAATGGCTAAGCATTATCAAGATAAACGAAAAGACGGCAATATTAAGCATCAATTAAAGTATGCAAATACTTATCCTTATAATAAGGGAGCAACTATTTATTCAAATTTTAAACTTGATAGTGATACCCTCGGTCTGATAAAGGAAATAGTAAGGAATAACCTTAACAATTGTGATTACTTTATTGATTCCCCTGTCTATTCAGATGAATTTATGAAGGAACGTAATAATAAGCTTGCTAGTGCTGGAACGGTTGATGAATTAGTAGCTTACCTAGATGACCTTGATGAATGTATCGAAGTTATCAAGTCAGATAATCATGTGGAAAAAGGATTAGAGCTTGGCCAATGGTCATCAAGTGATGGGATTCATCTAAAGACATATCTTTACATTTAAGGAGGCTTTGCCATGACAGTAGCTACTAAGATTAAATTCAATAATGAGATAGAGGGTATCTATGAATACGCTGATAGAGTGCTAGATGGTTGGTTACAGTTTGGCTATGGCCGTATGGAAGAAAAATTAGCCAGTAAGCTAAATAAGTTCTTTGATGGAGTAGGGGAAGGCCATTTTGAAGATGTTATGGGGTGTGACTTTGATGAGGGCTATGTACGACCAACTGACATCACTGAGGACCAGCTAGCTCATCTAGCTCAGCGAGTAATTATTAAAGTCAACGATACTAGTGATGTATTTACTGTCCTAACGGATATTATACCAGCTAGGAACATCAAGGTATATGAGAACTTAGCTGGTAATTATGTATCAATTGATGCTGTCAATAAGCCAATGAATTATTATCGAGGCATCTATGGTAGCATCCAAGAATTTTTAGATGCTTACTATGGTATGACAGAAACAAATTTACTTGGGGGTGACAAAGTTGGACAAAACTTATAGCAAACAGTTAGATGAATTTAAGCGTCTTCACCATGAATTGTCTGAGGCCGTTAATAAATTCAATGCATCATTCAGTAAGATTGAAGAACTAATTGGTGAAATATCTAAACGAGAGCTTGGACTAGACTTACCTGAGATTAATCTTGGGGGAGATGAACATGACCCAGCACCTTGTGATGATACTGATGTTAGTGGTATTAGCATTCGGTTAACTAATGTTAATACCGGGAAGTCAGCAACCTATAGTTCGTTAGCGAAAGCTGCAAATATGAATCATATTTCTGTTAGTGCAATTAGTATTGCTAGTCGCAAGGGAAGCTTAATCTATGGTGTGCTAAAGGTTGAGCGTTTAAAGGAAAAACCGTTAACGACTAATAATATGCGAAGAGTTTCGGTGTATGATGGAGATACTAATAAGGTATATAGTTCTGTTTTAGAGGCTAGTCAAGAGGTAGGAGTTAACTACTCAGATTTTTCTACCGCATTAAGCTATGGTGAGATTACAAACAAGTATGGTCATCACTACCAGATTAAACGATTAGATGAACGCAAAGACGAAAATCATAGTATTGAGTTACCTAAGATTTGAAGGTGGTGATAACTAATGGCAATTGACATTACTAATATTGGGGAGATTGAAGAAATTTCTTATCGTAACCAGAGAGGCGAAATTGTAACTATTGACCCCAAAAAGTTGTTAGGATTCAATCGTAATAACTTACCATTTGAAAGCCAAGCTAACACCTATTTTCTAGTAGCTAGATTAGCCGAACTAGCAAAATTAAAGGTTGAAAACTTAAAAGTTGACCAACGAAAACTAGAGGGTGAACTATATGCTAAGTATGCTAATGATGATGGTTTAAAAGCAACAAATAATGGACGCAAGCCCACAGAAGGAACTATTAGCCATATGATAGATAGTGATGAGAGCATGGTAGAACTTAGCAAGAAGCTTAACATTAACAACTATAAGGCTCAGCTACTTAATCGTCTAGTAAAGGCGTTTGAACAACGTAAAGACCTAATGCAATCACTCTCTGCACAAATGAGACAAGAAAATTCATTTGGTGTACCAAGTAATCCTGATAAACAGTAATTCTACGAAAAAGTGGGATTTTTGGCATCTCGTGTTATAATGTATATATTAAGAAATGAGGTAATTAATAATGGACTTTAGTAAGAAACTCCAAGCTGAATTGAATAAAGCTAACAATGAAGGTGGCAGTAACAATCGTGATAATGGCCCACAACGTAAGAGCAAGCAGGTATTTGTAAATGGTAAGAATGGGTTATTTGCTCGTATTTTACCATTGGGTGATAAGTGGTTCGCAGTTACTACTAAACGAGTACAAATGACCTTGCCTAAGACTAACGGCGAATATACAATGAGCCCTATCTTAGATATGGATAACAAAGACGATAAGTTAGCACAACTTATTAAGAAGGTACAACATTTTAACTATGAATATCGTGACTCACATGATGTTGATAGCACGTATGATGCCATTGGCTTAAACAAGCAACCTTATGGTGGTGGTGAACCAAATACTAGAGTACAAACACGTGTCGAATTTGTCGGTATCCAGATGGTAACTGATGCTAATGGTAATGTAACTATGGAATCCGGCCCTAACGGACCAATCATTCGTAACTTCTCAGCATCAGGGGCTGTATATAATAGTTTGCTTGACATCATGGCTGATAAAACCTATAAAGTTAATGGGCAACCATTTGCAGATTCATTAGGATTTGTATCTGCCCGTGATACGTTCCCGGTACAAGCAAAGTTGCATGGTAATCAATGGAGCGTTAATCCACGTCCAGACATTATTGTACCAACTATGAATTATAACTACTTGGAAAAAGATGTTAGTGGTGAAGACTATAAATACTTCGATGACCCTTACCGGTTTAATCAACCATTGATGGTAGCCAACCCAGACTTCTACGAACGTGTTCTCGGCCAAGTTCAGGATATCGTAGCTAAGCGTATGCTTGAATTGAAGAACCAAGATGCGGGCTATGCTGGTAATCCTTATTTACAATCAGGTGCAGAAGATAGCCAAGCATCAAATTCACCAGAACCAGACACCACTAAAACTGCTAGTGCCTATCCAGAACCATGGGCGGTATCGGGTGGAGTTCCAGAAAACCCGGGTAAGGTAGATTTAAATGAAGAAAGTACCTCAGAATCACAGGTAGCTAACCAAGGATATACTTCACAAGGCTCTCAGACAGCGCCACAAGCTCCAGAATCAGCTAATACCCAACCACAGGTACAAACACCTCAGGCAAGTCAAGAATCAAATGACAAGGCAACTAGCGCTTCTAATGACATGGGTAACGGCATGGAAGCTGACAATAACGTTGACGACTTACTATCTAGTTTAGGATTATAATAGGGGGTAATTAATTAATATGACGAAGGCTACTAAAGAAAGTTATACTGATGAATTAGGGTCTTTGTTTGGGGATTTAGCTAAGGATGATGACTCCTTAGCTACTTTTTCAGATAACGACCTAGGAGAAACTAAGGATTGGGTACCCACTTTAATTCCGGCGCTAGATAAAAACTTAGTAGCCGGTATCCCAGCCAGTGGTGAAATTTCTGAAATATTTGGGGGACCTAGCGCCGGAAAATCAACCTTTGCTGGTTTAATTATGCACAATGCTCAAAAGATGGGTATTGTACCAATTTATTTTGACGTTGAAACTACTCAGCGTGCTTCTAGGCTAATGGAATTGGGTGTAGACCCTAGGTTTGTTTTGACTGTTAAGCCTAAGCGGTTAAAGAATAAAAAGATGATGCCTTTGTATATTGAAGATATTGGTGAAAAGATGATTGATATGGCCGCTAAAATCCATGACCGTGACAAGAATCTAATTACTATGTTCATTTGGGATTCCGTAGCTATGACTCAGCCAAAAATGGCAGCAGAAGCAGATGCAGACCAACAACTAGTGGGTCAACAAGCTAAGGCTTTAACGGTCATTGGCCGTAAAATTCAGGTTAATTTAGCTGCAAACAATGGATTTTTGCTTGCATTTAATCAAGCTAGGGACGATTTTAATGCCCCTAATGCAAAGTATGCACAAGTTAAAACGGTTGGTGGAAAGGGCTGGTACCACTTATTATCAACCCAAATCCTATTTAAAAAGAGCACTAAGATTAAAGCCAAATCTTCTGACAAGGAAGCAATTGGTCAGGAAACTCGTGTATCAGTGCCAAAATCAAAGATTGGGGATAATGCTACTGATGAGGTAACTGTTGACCTAATTGGGGCGACTGGATTTGATGCTGAACGTAATTTGATTACCTCAGCAAATGACTTGGGATTAGTAGAAGGTTCAAATTGGATGACCTATGTTACTGATAATGGTGAAAAGATTAAGTTGCAAGGAAAGATTGCATGGACTGAATACTTAAAGACAGATGAAGCCAGTGAGGTTAGAACAGAATTGTGGCAGAAAGTATTACTAACCTACTTTCCAAAGTGCTACCCGCCATTATTCAACTTGCACGCTCGGTTAACTGTTGACAAATTCCCAGAGATTAAAGGGTTACGCAAATATTATTCTGACATTCAAGAAAAGCTCCCGGATAATGAGCAGGATTATAATTATCGTACCTATATGAAAGCAGGGCTGCCACTTGACTAGAAGAAATGAAGCAGACGTCATTTTAGACGTTATGCAGACGGGTCAGGGGGCTGGTTATTCCCCTAATTATAACCAGAAAGCAATTGTTAAAGAACGTTTGGGGATTCAGTTAAAAAAACACAAGCGAGTGCTATTGGTATATCAGGACATTTATCGTCCTCAACCAGCAGCAGTGGTTACTATCACTAAGTTATACGATAACTTTGCTTTAGGTTATGTTTATAATAAGCTAAGTGATACAAAGATACCATATACAATTAATTATACTTCTATTATTGCAAAGGATTACAGAGTAGAATCCGCTTACGAAGAATAAGGAGGAGTAACTATCACTAAGAATATCACCGGTTATAACTCTGACAGTAAAAATGTATTCAATTCTGTGGGTAATTATTATGCCCCCAAAGGTGCTTCCAACATAAAGTTTCTTAGAAGTCCTGAAAAATTACTAAAGCAGTATGATAACTTAATAAGGAGCTTAGGTAGAAAGTATGGACGGTTCCTATCATCGGAGGCCGACCGTCAAGAGCTATATTCATTCATTCAAGATGCCTTTATCTCGTTAGTAAAAGAATACGATATCAGTAGCGAAGTAGACTTTCCGGGCTATATTGTTAAGATGCTGGAGTTCAGAGTTAGTCAATCTTATGCAAAACCTGAGCAAGAGCGTAGAGACCATATCAGCCCCCTAAAGAAAGAGACTACCACTATTGAGGGTATTATTGATAGTAAACAAATATCTGGAGATACAACTTCTATAGGGTTCAAAGGCAATGATGTTAAGAACAAAGATGGTGATATCACCCCAAAAGCTATCAGGTCTGTTGTCCATGTTCCTAGAGACAACGAGATTGATAGTACTCTGATGGAATTAATTGATGATTTAAGCACCAGAGCACGCCTAAGCCCGATTAAGGTTGCTTTAGTAAAAGAATTTTATGAAAATGACCCCGGTGTAATAAGGGCTAAGGAGAATGTAGCCAAGCAATTAAACGTTCCTATCAGTGATGTTAAGAAAGAGTATGCAGAGCTAAAGGAATATTTAGAAATAACATACTATGATTAACATATTTGGTAACCCTTATATTACTAGGTGTAAGGATAAGTAATATAATAAATTTAGACACGAAGAGGAGATAATCTACTATGGATTTAAAAGATACGACTATGGCAAACCTAGACGGTAAATTTATCGTCAATAACTACCCATCAGCGAGTGCTGATGTATACTTTGATGAGGGTGCAGGTCCAATTGTTTTGGCAGTTAAGTCAAACAAGGTTTATCAGGTAGGGTTAACTAAGAAAGATTTGCAAGATGTTACCAAGGGTAAGCTGATTGCTACTGTTGATGCCAGTAAGAAGAAAATTTCATGGGTTCAATATCATCATAAGGACAACCTGTATGATACCTATAATGGTGTTAGGGTAAGCGGATATGATGGTGCTGATGCGGGTGTTCCTTTAATTCAGGCTATTGGCTTATTCTTTAAAGGAATCAATGTAACTGCTTATGACCCTTATATTCTAAGCTTAGACGAAATTCTAAATGCTGTTTATAATGCTGATGGTTCTAGAGCAACTGCAACTACTGCAACTACGACTACTAAAAAAGTAGCCCCAACTACAACTACTACAACTACAGTGAGCAAGGGCTAAACCTGTAGTGAGCAGTGTAGAAACGACAGAAGAATCAGCGACAATTAATGCCACACTAAAATAATTATGAAGGAGAGAATTGTTAATGGCAACTAAATTTGATGTATATAATGGCAACGGTACTTTAGTAGTATCTGCCCAAGAATCTCCGGTTACAGTAACTGGATTAGCTCCAGATACCACATATACCGGTTGGTATGTAACGGTATCAGGACAAACTGCTAAGACTATTATCCCTGATTTCACAACTAAGGCATCTGCTACAACAACTACAAGCACTACTTTAAAGGTAACGACAACTACTAGTACGACAACTGTAAAACCAACTACAACGACTACTAGTACGACAACGGTAAAACCAACTACAACGACTACTAGTACGACAACGGTAGCGTAAGTAAATGAAGTATCTATCAAGCCAGAACGCAACTGTTAAGTTTAAATGGCAATTGTCTGTTTATATCACTAGTTTGTTAGAAATTGGGATTAACCCCGATGACATTGTAGTGCTGTTCTCGGACAGTGATAGCCATATCCCTAAATATATTAGAGACCATTACCATGTAGATGTACATGTATATGAGGATAATCGAGAAGACAAAAGCTATATTCCTAGTATAAAGCCTTACTTGGTTTATCGTTATTTAGACGAGAATCCTTCTGCTAGACTAGAGGATTATGTCTATACAGATTCTGATATAATTATCAGGGAACCACTTGATTTTAGTCTGCTACCAGCTGACCGTAAAAATTGGTATGGTTCAGATTGTGGTGGATACCTCGATATGGGATATTTAAATTATGTTGATAATTCTGAAAAGATTATTAATGCTATGCTAGAAACAGTTGGAATTACAATTGATGATGTTAAGAGTATTGATGCTAATTGTATTGGTGCTCAGTATATCCTGTCAAACCCTAGTCCTGAATACTTTAAGAAAGTATATCAAGACTCTTACAAACTATACCACGCAACCACAAGGATTGAGTCTAATTTTCAAAATTGGGTAGCAGAGATGTATGCTACTTTATGGAATATGCCTCTATTTGGTATTAACCCCTATATTAGTGATGAGTTGGCCTTCACGTGGGGAACTGATAGTGCGGAGACATTCAAAGAGAACAAGATTTATCATGATGCTGGCGTAGTTGATGGTAACCAAGGGTTATTCTACAAAGGTAATTATAATATGAGAGAGCCTTTTGATGATGATTTTAGTTTCATCAGCAAAGATAAAGCATCTTATTATTATACTAAGTATATTAAAGCAACTAAGTAATACTCATAAGAGGCCGCCTTCAATAGGTGGTCTTTTTGTTACAAACATGGTATAATATAAATAATTAAGAAAGAGGTAATAATATGGCTTATTATGATAAAGCAACAAGCGATAAATTAAAAGATAAATTTACAGAGGAGACTGACAATGGATATTTTAATTAATAAATGGTTCTTAATTGTAGAAATAACCTATATCTTAACAGTATTCTTTGAATACTTGTCTACAATTACTGCTGTCAGAAATGCTGATAGCTATGCTAGGCAAGTGGGTAATGAACTTACTAGTGATGTCATTAAGAAAGGTATTAAGTTTGGCTTTATAATGGAAGGGTTAGTAGGAGCAATTTTATCTGGTGGGCTAGCTGCTTTTATTATTGCTGAGAAAGGCACTTTTACTTCCTTTGAATACGTGGTATTTTATTTTATGGGATTATTTATATCATTATTTATTCGTAACTATATTTATTCTTGGGTAACAAATACTTATTCAGATAGACAAGTTAAACGAATGAAGAATGCACAGGCTAAGATTATCAAGGAAGCCCAGAAAGACGTTGCTAATGGGTCTTTATCACCTGAACAGTTAGAACATCTTATGGACTTAACTTCTGGGAAGGCACGTGATAATCAATGGCGGAAATAAGCACAGTCAAAGCAGGAGTAGTAATGATAAAGTCTAATCCTTACTATTATGTGGAGGAAATTAGTGTACAAGGTGCTAGTGTTCCTTATTTAGCAGTTTATGAAATTAGTAAGGAGTCTTTGTCTCAGTATGCCATAAGTAAAGACCTATCAGTGATATATAAGAAAGTTGCCCATCGTCAGGTTGAAAAAACTAGAGTTATTGGTCTAACAAAATTATCAAAGTTAGTTACTAAGGGTAAAGATAAGGTTACTGAAAAGCATACACAAACTCTGGTAGCAAAACCTCTTTTCCTAGCAGAGGAAGAACCCGGAATTGATTCATTTACTAATGAATATGGAATGGGATTTATGGAATACGTGAAGAACCCCGATGAAATTCTAAAAGCAAACATAAGTAATCACAAAGATATGCCACCAGCAACAGTTCCTACTGGAGTATTTATCAGTGTAAAGCATATTGCATGGCAGAAACAGTATATTCCAATTGCAGGACTAGTTGGTTATTTATCAGACTTGATTGATAATACTTTTGGGATGCCTTCAATTGATGTATTTGGGGGCTAGATTATGGCTCGTGTTATGGAAGATGATGTTAAACAAGCTATCCTTAGCAACCGTCATCTCTTATCTGGATTAGGAGAATTAGGGAAGACCAAAGTTATATTTGAAAAGGGTATGAACTATGGTAACTTAATAGCCGATGCTATCGCTTTTACTCAAAGACAAGGAATCATTGGTTATGAGATTAAGACAGAGTATGATACGTTAAAGAGACTACCAAAACAATTGGATAGCTATGTTAGAGTATGCAACTATGTTATTGTTTTCTGTCATGATTCTAAGTTAGAAGAAGTAGAAGAATTATTGGCTAGTAAGAACTATCCATTTGTCGGAATCATTAGTTATTCAGAATTTAATGATGATATTATTACTGGCATGTATCGAGCCCCTCAAATTAACCCTTTATTTAAGATGAAAGCCTGCCTGTCGATGCTTTGGAAAAACGAAATATATGCCATTTTGTCTGCCTATGTTAATCATCCGAGCAACGTGGTTAAGAATACCTATAATGAGAAGGCTACTAATGTTCATACAGCTATGCTAAGCAGAAATTCTCAGTATGGCGTGTTAAGGCGTGATATGACCAAGAGAGCAATGATTGCGCTGTATGACAATCTAATTCCAGAGAATGAAGGTATCCGAATTATTTGTGAGATGTTTATCACTGAAAAATTTGACCCCAATAAAAACTTGCAGTTATATAATTATGGTGACCAGTTTACTCATGATGTAACCTTTAAAGATGGCTACAATAAGCATAACAGAAGAAGACATTAAGTTGTCTTCTTTTTTATTTGATATAAGTGTTGACATTGGTGTTATTTAACTGTATACTAAGCTTATTCAATAAAGGAAGAGGTAAACCTAACATGAAAAAATTTGATACACAAAACAATAAGCGAGCATACATTAATTCATTGATTGAACAGCAAGACTACATTGACCCTGGGTACAATATTCATCTGTTTTCTAAGGAACGTGGTGTCTACTCTGGAGTTGTCCGTTCAGTAGAGTCACATTCAGGCCGAGCAGACCAATTTAAGTATTACGGGTTTATTATTAACTTTCCAGAAACTTACTTTAGCTTAGAAGGTATCTCAGGGAAGAAATTGGCTAATAGTGCTAAGAACTTAGGTGACGTATTCAGTAACTCCGAAGCTTTATCAGAACAGGGGCTAAACATGTTAGTAGTTGTTGGTAATTGTCTGGCTAATATGGGTGATGAATACAGTGATAACTTAGGACGAGGCATTTACCGAGCAATTAAGAAATACCCATCTTCTGAACAAGTCTATATCAATTTCAAGGAGCATACTAATTCTTACCTTATTCGTAGTGTACAATCATTAGATAATGCTAAGCGCCGGGAATATATTAGTGACAATGGCGATGATAGGGGCTATACTTTTAATCTGCGTAAAGCGTGGGGAGTTAGTAAAGGTAACTTTAAACTGCTAAAGGATATGGGATATCATGGTGGTGTAGAGAGCTTAGGTGACAATACCAATAATTTTAACCAGCGGTTATCATTACTACGATTAGCACGTACTTATGTTCATGAAGTAGACGATGAACGGGGTTACCATGATGCTGATAAGTGGTTTAAACAATTGTATAATGATTTCATGGATAATCCTTATAGCACGCTAAACCAGCATGACGATAGATTCTACTGGTACAATGTACCATATATCTATCAAGCTTCGCTGCTATCTACTAATGATAAACAAGCGTGGATGCATACGGTTAAATATTTTTATGGTAGCTTATACCATCAACAGGCAATGGATGGTATTAAATATGCTGGGCGTTTGTATTTAGACTATGCTAACCTAGTTAAAGATTTCGATAGTTGGGTGCGCTACCCTCGTTACTTAGAAGTAGCTCATGCTATTGCTATCCGTAACACAAAGGCTTTAAAAAACTTCGAAGACAATCATGGTATTATCAATAAGTACCGCAAGTATAATCATCTTGAAGGGACTAACGGTGACTATAGCTTTATGCTAGCTTATGATGCGAAAGAGATTGTTGATGAAGGCCAACAACAAAGTAACTGTGTGGCAGGTTATGTTGATAGTGTTGCTACCGGTCAATCGTTAATTATGTTTTTGCGTAAGGAACAGGCTAAGTCTTGGGTAACCATTGAGTTGCGACAAAATATTGATGGTACTCTGACTATGTGCCAAGTGTTTGAACCATTTAATGCAGCGTTGCATGATGAATCAAAACAGGCTTTACATGCATGGGCTAAGTTAAACAATATTAATATTGCCAAGAACATTGGTGGCTGCAATGATACTACTGGATGGGATAAGCAATATAAAAAGCAATTCCGTGTAATGCAACCTTTAGCTGATAGCCCCCGTATGGATAAGGTTAAAAAAGAGATGGCTGAATACCAGAAGCAAGTAGAAGCTAATAAGGACGAAAAGGCTAAGTTAACCAGTAAGTTTGAAGAAGCTAATGCGACAATTAAAAAAGCAGTTTAAGCTTGCATTATCTATAATAGTATGTTATGATTAGTTTATAAAATAAAAAGGAGATTTCAAATTATGAAATTTGTTAATCAAAGTAAACCAGTAGCACTAAAGAAGTTGGCTGTAGGGTCATTAGTTATTGAAAATATTGGAAAACGTTTGTCACCGGATTCAGTAGCCGGGCTAAAGGTAGATGACTACCATGTACTAGCATTGGGCGATGATGAAGCCAAGTTAGTAAAAATTGAAGATGGCGTTGACAATCACTTTAAGGTAACCGTAGCCCCTAACCGAGTAGGTATCGGTTTAGAACCATCAGTTATGGATATTATCAATAATCGCATGGCAACGTCTAATTATACAGACCATGACTTAGATTTTCCAGACACTGATGATGACTTGTACACACAAGTAAAGGATTCAGTACCAATGCCAATTGATAAGGAACCTTCAACCCTAGACAAATTAGTAGCTATTGTTAGTGATTTTTCAATTACCAAAAAGGGACGGGTGGAAAAAATTAAAAAGTTACTACAGTCCTCTAAATCACTTGCTGAACAGCTTGTAGTTAGCGAAGCTATTAAAGACTTAGAAGGTAAACATATGAGTGCCAGTGATATTGCTGATAAGTACAAGGCATGGGCTAATGACTTACAAGCTAGCTACAGTGATAATGATAGCGATGATGAACCCGTAGCTAAATCTAATTATAAGAGAGCTCTTCACTCAGCAGGGGGCGCAATTGCTAAGGCTGTATCTAGTCTTAATACGTCTAAGGTGAGCGAAACCTTATCTAAGCTAGCCGAAGAAGCTAAGACTATCAAATTAGACGCTAAAAACCCAGATAATGATGATTACTTAAAATTCTTAGATAAGTATTTTTCAGAATTAAAGAATAATAAGTTATCTGATAGCGAAATTGTGGCCTATCTTGATAAGTTGCATTTAGATGATAAATACTTGCAAGACGGTATTAGTACACTAAAAGGTAAGATTAAAGAAGGTACCGAAGACGCTGGTAAGGTATTAGACTTGGCTAAAGATGAATTAGAATCTCAATTCCAATTACGATTAGGACTAAGCAAGCTAATGTCTTTATTTGGGTATGAAGAAGATGATGAGTCCAAAGATGACGATGACGACTTCACTAATGATGATGCCTTATTAGAGTTGCTTGATGAAGTTTTTGACTCGTACTACAAAGAAGGCGCTCCTAGTGATGAAGATGCCAAGCTGCTTGTTCAGGTACTAAAGTCCGTTGGGCATATCGAAGATGAAGACTTATACAAGTTTGCTAAGAAAGTTATGTATAAGCTTACCGAAGATGATTACAAAGATAATGCTGAAAAGGTAATGGCTGATTTGGCAGAGGAATACGAACAAAAGTTTTAATTAAATTGAGCCTGATGAGGGCTCTTTTTAATACATATAGTATTGACACTAATATCTTAGTATGGTATGATATACCTATAAACAATAGGAGGAATTAATGTGAAATTGAATTTGGAAACTGAGGAGCTAAAACCATTATTACCGCATTGCAAAGTAACTGATGATTATGTTGCTTTCTTCTCAGATAAAAGTGTGTTTAGCAATGGGTATGATTGTGAGTTTAACTATGATGACAAGGGCGTACATAGCGCTCAACAAGCCTTAGTATATGGAAAAGCTTTATTGTTGGGAGATTACTCTATAGCAGAAAAGGTGTTGGATACCAAGAATGCCCCTATGGCCTATCACAAACTAAACAAGCAGATTAATGGTGACGTTAACTTATGGGAAAATTATCGTAGTCGAGTAATGATTTCTATTTTAGACGATAAGTTTAATGATAGTGAACGTCTATACTTGCTAAAAGCTACTGGTAATCGTAAGCTGTTACTAGCATCCCCTTATGATAGCATTTGGGGTATTGGTGCCGGTCTTAGCAAGGTAGATACAGTATGGAATAGCTATACTGGTAAAAACCTATTGGGTGAATCTTTGATGAAAGTACGAAATATTAACTACAACGCATGGCCGGTATTCACTGCTCAAACACAGGAAGCTGATATTCATATTGGTAATATCAATGCTAGCTTGTTGTTATCCTAAGGAGGATACTATGAAACCACTCATAATTGCGGTATTGATAACCTTTTACTGTATTGCCTTAGCACTTAGCTGGTGTACAGCCCTCGAACGTTTTGCTAATCCTAATAACGAGGTAGGACAGTCGCTGTTAGACGCTTCAATAGCAATTCTCATAGCTACAATAGCAACACTGTATCTTCTACTTGGTAACAGTGTGATATCGCCAAGAACTGTGCATACTAGTTACCCAATTGATAGGGTTGCTAGAACAGGAGACTATGTAACTGTTGCTGCTAAGGGCCATAAGGATATTAGGATTGGCCTAAGTAAGACTAAATCAGAGCCCTATAGTGATAAGGATGTTGTTAGAATTACTGATGAACAATATATCACTAGTGTTAAACTGTTCCAAGCTATGTTTGGCAGCGAGGTACTCGGGCACGATAAACATTATTCAGTATATCTAGATGGCCCAGACACTATTAGAGATTTATACAGCACAAACAAAGGGTTCACACATGTTAATTAGGGGGATAAATTTTGGCATTTATAATTGTAGTAGCTATGATTGCATATTGTATAGTTTTATCGTTTAGTTGGTATAATGCTATTGGATATCTTAAGGACCCTCATAGCGGCGATTTTGAAGATATTCTGATTGGCTTAACAGTAGTTACATCAATAGTTTTAATGTTTGTTGTAGGTCTTTCAGTGCTTTATGACAGAGATGTTAGTACAAACATCAGAATTACTGAGGTAGCTAAAGTTGGTAATCGGGTGACTGCTATCCATAACGGCGCTGAAATAACTAAAGTTAATATTGACAAGGTTAGGATAAGTGAGAATAATCATGACTATGTAAAGGTTGAAAATAGCCAGAAAATCATGCGGAGTAAAACGATGCAAGCTATAAAAGGTTCTAAAATACTAACACAGGATAAGGAATATACTATTTATCTAGGGAATAAAAGTACCCTAAACGAATTGGGAATAAAGGTTCATAAAAGTAACAAATAAGTATTGACAAAGGGTACTATAACTGGTATCCTTATATACATAAAAATATTATTAGGAAGAAGGAAAATAATAATGACAAATCAAAAGACAGTTTATAACGGTGGAGGATGGTTTAATAGTGTACAGTGTAAACTATTATCTGATGGTAGAGAAGCTTTAATTGCTAACCCTACAATTGACTTTGACAACTCATATGTACCATTAGAGCATCAATATAAGGACTTAAATGTGGAACTTAACCCTGAATTAATGCAAGACCAAGAATGGCAAGCTGGTACCTATTTAGGGGATGTATCAGGAATTTCTGGCACAGACTTAGTGGTAGCTTTTATTGACCCTGATGAAGTAGACCCCGGGACTACATTTGAAATGGGGTATGGTATGGCTATTCATAAGCCAGTAGTGGTTGTCATTCCAGATAAAGCAGAAGGAGAAGTTACCGAACTTAATCTAATGGTAGCCAAAGGATGCACCCAAGTAATCACAATGAGTGAATTAGCTACTTTTAACTTTAACCTTATTCCAGCTAAGCCATATTTAGGTAAAGTATTTTAAATAAATATTGACAAAGCATAGCAGAAATTGTAATTTAAATTTTAGAATTGTTAAATACTATCTGAGAAAGGAACTTTAGATAATGATAATTAGAATTGAAGTACCAAATAAACTATTAATAGAACATTTTAAGGATACCTTGAATAAAATAGGGCAAGTGTGTTTAAGGGACTACTATGGTAATCCTAAGAGTATTTATGTAAGCAGTGACACCTGTTTACAGTTGCATACAGGTTTTAGCTACTATAGTCCTTTTGGGGCGTATAGGGTCATCGAGGATAACAGTAAAGAGTCAGAACAACGTTCAATAGTTACTGTGACTATAAGTGACCGTTCTTACCGTGACAATCTTTATAACTACTGGGTTAAGGGCAAAACGACTGTAAAGCTTGATGACTTTTTGAATAAAATATCTAGTAATAGTCAAGATAGCACTGACACTAGGATAGAAGAGGATTATCCAAAATACTTTGTTGAGCTAACTTTTGAGATTCCTTATGGTGGTAAAAAATTATATTCAAAGTTCTGGAGCTTTCCAAATGGTTTAAAGTTAAGTCTTTCAGATAGAACTAGAATTGCTCTGGAGCATGACATTGGAGAAGAACTAAGCAATTCGGACTATCCTGAATTAATCCAGCTAGGTGATGACGAAGACTTTAATGAGGTACTTGATATTCAGCTATATTATGACAAAGACTGTAAAAAGTTCAGCAACGTCATTGCACATTGGCCAGTGGAGTCTATTAGTGAGTATCTAGTTGAGTCCAAGCTGCATAAAAGCTTACTAGTTATGTTAAAAGGACATGATGGCAGCTGGTTTCCTAGTCATGGGAAGACAAAACTAGACAGTGAAGACCTAGAATATATCTTAAGAAACTATCCTAAAATTGATAGTACATTTAAACTAACTTTTAATATTATGTCTAATGAAAAATATGGTGGCCCGAATAGAGTCAATAAGTTTATTAAGAACCGAAAGGAAATTATGATAGCTGATTCACAACACTACGTCGAAGAGATGACTGGTTATACTGAGGATGACGGGAAAATATATGCTGAGCCATCCTTAATCAGTGACTTAATGTTTTACTAGAAGGAGACCGAGAAGTATGGATAAGTTTAATATTGTTTCAATTAGTAATTTTGATTTAGATACCTATAACGAGCACATAGTTGCAAAGGACGTTCCTATTTATTACGCAAAAGTTATCGTTGAAGCTTTCAATAAAAAGTTTTCAGGGCCAGACTGTGCAGACTATTTCGTAATTAAACCAACAGACTATGTACCACATGTGTTTGAGCCCTAGCTGACAGCTGATAAGGAGGGACTAAATTATGAAGTCTTTTATGACGGCCAAAGAAGCTATTACTACTAGTAATAACAACCGGAATAAAAAGATAGCATACTATTATTTCGAAATTTCTAAAGACAGAATTGTTAAGAAAATCGAGCGTGCAATAACTAAGACAGTGCTTAATGGAGAGATGAGTTGTCGTGTTGTTTGCTGGAAGACACCTAGTGATAAAAGAGATGAAGCTATTAAAACATATTTTAGTAATCTAGGATATAACATTGATTCTTCAAACGGTATATATTACATTAGGTTTCAGCCTAGGAGATAATAGTATTGGTATATCTAGGTAAAGTGTTTTAAATAATTAGTTGACAAAGCATATCAGAAATGGTATGCTTTTATTATAGAAAGAAGGAATAAAATATGAGAGTCATTTATTGCACAGTAGGAATGCCAGCATCCGGCAAGAGTACATTTTTGAAGCATTCACCATTAAAAGATTATGTGGTTGCTACTGATGAGTTACGTAAACTGGTATCAACACCACAAATTAATTATACACTTGACACTGATGCAATTACTATTGGGCTAAATAATGATATTAATAAGAAAGTTTGGGATATGACTTATACACTGGTTGAGGATAGAATGAAGAACGGTGAAACTATTGCAGTTGATGCAACTTTTCTGTTTAAGTCTCCCTTCTCAACTATTAAAAAGTTATGTAAGTTATACAATTATCGGTTAATTACGATTGATTTTATTAATACCGGATTAACTTTTGAACAATTATTAGACCGAAATAATAATATTGACCGAGTGAAAGAGCACAAGGATGTATCTTATGATACTATGAAGAAGTTCTGGAATCGCCAGCAGAATATCACTGTCCCTAATAACTGGAACATGATTAAACCAGAAGAGCTAGAACAATCATTAGCTTGGCACTGCTCCAATGTTGACAACTATAAACAAGTTATTGTTATCGGGGATACTCATAGTGGCTATACAGTGTTAACTGCTGCTCTTAAAGACAATGACCCGATTGATAACCCTGATAAGTTATATGTTTTCTTAGGGGACTACTTAGACCGAGGAACTAAACCAGCAGAAACATTCAAGTGGCTATATGAACGCAAGGATTTACCTAATATGGTTCTGCTACGAGGTAACCATGAGTATCATTTAGAACACCACTACCAAGGACTACCCATCACTAATAGTGGTTCTCGCAAGGAAACAATCCCAGCATTATATAAAGCAGGCATCACTAAGGAAGATATTCGTAAGTTTGTCCGTAAGCTACAAGACGTTTACTATATTGAATATCATGGTCAAAAGTATCTATTCAGCCATGCTGGGGTTCCAACGACACCTGAGTTTTTAAAAACAACCACGGGCATTCCACTATTTGTGGATACTAAAATTGGCTTAGAAGAAATTAACCTATTAGATGAATCTGTATTTACTAAAGGTATTGGTGGTTTTAAGATTAATCTAGAACAATATAATCATGATTATAACAACGGAGTGGATTACCCAATTCAAATTCACGGCCACCGCAATGTTCAACTTAACAAGGCTAAGTGGGGTAATACCATTAACCTAGAGCAACAAGTAGATGCTGGGGGTAACCTAGCCATGGTAGTGCTAACAGGCGATACTCATGAGATTAAGCTGGTTAAAAATAACGACTTTGACTATGCCTACGCCACTGACAAGGCCGATATTGATTTAAATAGTCTTAGCAATGAACAGGTTAAAGACATCATGGAAAGAACACAGGGCATTCGACAAAAACGTGACGCTAGTGGGTTAACCGCTAATAACTTTACCCCGGAAGTGTTTTATGGGGATACCTTTAATAAGTTTAGTGTTACTGCTAGAGGATTATTTACTGATAGCAAGGGAAATGTACAACTACGTGGGTTTAATAAGTTCTTTGTTCTTGACCAGCGACCTGAGACTGAACTTGGTACAGTGCTAAAGAATGCTAAATATCCTGCGGTTGCTGCTAAAAAGTATGACGGTCACTTATCATTGCTAGGGTGGTACGATGGGAAGCCCCGTATGTTCACGAAGAGTGGCTCAACTGAGTTAGCTAAGGTTGACTGGCACAACTTTAGTCGGTACTTGCACGATATTGATAGGTATACATTCATGGAAGACTGGCTAAAATTGCATCAGAATAAGACTATCTTAATGGAATCTCTTAATGCAGCCGAAGACGCTCACTTGGTAGATACTCATGGTAAGGTTGGTTTTAGATTGCTAGAGGTAATTGAAAATAAGTATGAACCCACCGGTGGACATAATTTCGTAGATACTAACTTGCTAACCGCATTATTGGGGGAAACTGACAAGTGCTACTTGAAGATGGCTGAACGTTATGAAATTGCTAATGATAAGGAATTAATGGAACTAATTAATAGTTCTAAACAAACTAACTACAAGTTACCATTGGGTAGCTACTATCAAGGGATTGACCCTACTACTTATGAAGGTTGGGTACTGACGTTTGCTAATGGGTTTAAGGTTAAGGTTAAAAATGCCTATTTCTTAGCTATTAAAGAATTTCGTAGTAAGCTAGAAGTGGCCCTAGATAACCCAATGTACTATAGTGATGCAACTAACTGGGATAATTTAATTGAACGTAGTTATAATGTCCAGTCTAAGCGATTACTAAGAGCTGTTGCTGGTAAGGAGTTTGCGCCTTTCTTTGAAAATCGAGATAAAATGGGTAATATTGACCTACCACAGGCTTTGAAAGCTGCTGGGCTAGACCATAATAAGATTGTTGAAATTATTAGTGATTAACTTAAAATAAAGTATTGACAGAGGGTACCAGAGATGGTATCCTTTTAGTATAGAAAGAAGGAAGTAAAATGAAATTTGATAAGAATAGTACTACTAAATATAAAGATAATCAAGCTTGGGAAGTTGGGGATTTGATTTATGGTGCTGAGGATGAGCTATATCTAGTGGCTGGAGTAGCTGATGTAGGTAACAGAGTAAGTGGGAATATTTTCTATACTTTGGTTAACCTAGAAGACGGTTATAGCTCAAATAGCTATAAAACTATTGCGGAGTTACAGCATCATACTGGTGATGCTAACGACAGGATTCTTACTGGGACTTTTAAATACGAGGCTGACAAGTAAGTTAGTTTAATAGAACTAAAAAGTATCCGTATTACACTCAAACCATATCTTTTATGAGTAAAAAAAGGAGAAATAGTTTATGGAACAACTAGACCTGTTTGCAACTACAACTACAACAACCAGTACAACTACTAGGAAAGTTACCCGTAAGCGTAAACGTAAGGTTAAGATAACTACCACCACTACCACTACACAGCCCATCAATCAGCTAATTGTTGATGAAGAGTCAAAGCTAAAAGAACTGTTATCTCAGCCCAAACAATTCGATGCTCTGAGAGGGGCTATAAGCTGGTTTAAGTCCAAACAGTATACTTGGTACTGTAACACGGTAGAACGTCCTGAGCGAGCTCTGAGGGGTCTTCAAAGCCATTTGAACGTGTCTGACGATAAATTTTATAAGATGTTGCTTAATGACAAGGTAATGGTAGGGTTAGCAAAAGGAACCTATTTGATTTATTTTAAAAAATAGTTTGACACAGGATACTATTGATGGTATCTTGTATACATACAAAGAGGAGGAAACAAATTATGTATGTTGATGATTTCATCAAGGAAGTAAAAGAGCTATCAACTAGATACGATGTAGAGGTAACCGATGGTCAAGTAGATGTATATTACTCACGCCGGAAACATGCTAGATACCCTAAGTATCACCAAGTATTAACTGTCCCCTTACAAGCACAGTATACTTTTAGTCGTAGAATTGGGCTAGATGATTTTGAAGCACTGCCCTTTAGTCACAAGCTTTACATGCTAGGGGCAGAACTAGCTATGACTCCACTGGATGAGCGTACTCCTGAGTCTTATAAGATAGCACGGCAAAATAAAGAAATGAATTGTCTCATGCAACACTCCAAGCACGCTCTAAGAGAGGCTAGGGTAGCGGAGCACAAGGCTAATAAGCCTAAATTTGTTGAGCTTCAGCCATTACCAAATTACACTGGTATTAATGATGCCACGGGTGAACCAATCTATGTCGGGGATGTCGTTGAAAGAGTGCTTGATATGAGGAATGCATACTCAGCATTAGAAAACCGGGATAAAGAAAAGTTTCCGGACTTTGATAAGATGGGTGAACCATTTAAGGTTAAGCGTGATTGCTACTTGTACGGCCATTGGATTGCTAAAAGTGTAGCTGATGGCGATAAATTTGGTGTAGATGGGTTACACTTTGGTAAAGAATTACTAAAAGTAAATGGAGGAAACAAATAATGAAAGTAATTAGTACAGATAAAACGACCTTTCGATTAATGGCGGGAGACGACTTAGTATTAACGAATAACTTACCAGTAGGGACATACGAAGTACAATTTTCTATGCGACAAGGGTATTGGTTAACTAAACGAGATAACTTTGCTATTGGCAACAAGAAAGTGTATGGCAACCAACCAGAACGGATTAAGAAGATTTTCCACAATTTTAATAAGCGTGATTCTAACTTAGGCGTTATGTTATCAGGAACTAAAGGCATGGGTAAAACTTTGTTTTCTAAGATGGTAGCTCAAGAAGCTATTAAGGAGGGTATCCCAGTTATTAATGTGGGTAACAACTATCCCGGGATTACTGATTTCTTGGATTCAATTAAGCAGGAAGCATTGGTTTTGATTGATGAATTTGAAAAGCGTTTCCCAGCTAATAGTGGTGATAGTGATGGTCCTACTCAAAATGACTTCTTAACATTGTTAGATGGGACAGCATCTGCTAAGCATCTCTATGTAGCAACTGTGAACAAGTTGCAACAGATTAATGAGTATTTAATTAATCGTCCGGGTCGTTTTTACTATCATTTCCGATTCAACTACCCTAACTACGAAGAAGTTACCGCTCTATTAAATGATGCCATCTCTGATGAAAATAAATATAGAATCCCTGAGATTCAACGATTGACCTCTAGCGTTAGTCTAAACTATGATGCTTTGTTAGCAATTGCTAATGAAATTAATGAAGGCTATGGTGTTAAAGACACTATCAGTGACTTAAACATTCAAGCTGATGGTAATTACGAAAGCTACAAAGCTATGGTTACTTTCAAGAATGGCGAAACGGTTACTGTAAAGGCTTCTACTTCTAATGATGAAAGCACTATGTCAGTTCGTGGGGACAGCAAGCAAACACCTAGGGAATGGTATGTTAAACTTGAATTAGGAAAAGGAACTGTTAAATCAGATGGGACTATTGTATTTCTAAACAATGGTAAGGGTATTATAAGCGCTAATTATGATGATGCAGGTAATAGTGATGACTGGAATAATACTTCCGAGAACCCAATTACTAAGGTTTTATTAAAGCGGGATGTCAGGGATAATTATGCGTTCAATCAGTTTTATTAAAATTTAGGATAAGTGTTGACAAGGGATATCAGAGATGGTATCCTTTTAATATAGAAGGAAGGTATTAGTTAATGTTTAAATGGATTAAGAAAGTAATGAATATTGGTGACACTAGCAGCAATAACGATTTAAATGATAAAGGCTTACAGATTGACTTGAATGACTTATATATTGTCTACACTAAAGTGATTAACGACAAGCGCTTTGGTACTTGGGAAGGCTCTTATGACTACCTAGATTCGTATAATATTAAGAGCATTATCTCTGATACTATGAAGCTCACTAGTAACCACCCAGAACTGTTATTGCATTTGGGTAAGCTTAATGAGTCTGTATTTCAACTAAAGATGGCTACTACTGCTTTACTAGACATTTATGATAATAAGGATAGTCTAGCTAAAGAGGTGTATAAGCAACAGAAAAATGATGCAAAAGATGTTATTAACAAATTAGTACAGCGGATTGTAGGTATTAATAAGACACTTTCTGATATGTATCGAGATGATAACTCGTCTACCATTAGATTTTTAAAGAAACAGATGGGTATAACTGTTGACAACCCCCAAGAAGAATATGATAAATTTAATGACTGGTTAGTTGTTGAGAAGTACCCCCGCCAGAACCCAGTTATTAAGTATTTATTGTTAGGAGCTAAGAAGGGTTACTATAGTGCAGATACACTAGAATCTGTCTTGTCAAATAACCCTACAATAGATGACCTAAAGAAAATAGTGGACTATCTTATTAATACTGATAATGACAATGAATTGCGTATTAAGCTAAGAGACAAGGATTATGACGAGATTGTAAATTTTTAACTAAGGGAAGACGAGCTATCTTCACTAAGCTTAATGGTACTGGTGTATTCCCTACAGTAACGCCTACCTTAGTGCCTGATAGCTTCTTAGCCTTTGACGAGGCTAACAGTTACTTAGATAAACAGCAACGCTCATTAGACTATTTAGACCGTATTCAAAAATTGTCAGTAATTGCTAAAAATAACATTGACATCAAGGATACACATGGCTATAATAGAGCAGAATATATTGATAAATTAAACCATCTTGAAAAGCTACCAACAACTAGTATTGCGCTTACTAAGTTAGCTCTTAGAGATAATGTGGCTAAGCCTATAAGTTTAGCTGAGTTTAAGGACTTAGTCGATGAGATGAACAATGATGATGACAATATGCAGGTAGAAAGTCAAGTTGGAGTACTAATAGTAGAAACACAAGCCCCAGTAGAAGCTATGCGTAAAACTATTCGGAAATTTTTGGACCAAGGTTATCCCCTGAGTGGCGCTTGGAAGGTTCCAATTGTTTCTAGTGAAGATGCAAAGTTTATTAATATAAGTAGTGCAAACGAGTCGAATGGGGAAACTAATGACCAAGCCGAAGACCTCTATGAGCAAGTAAAGAAAGCAACTAATGACCCGGAGTATGAAAGAAAACTTGATGCTAGGATTGAAAAAGCATATGTCAATAAAATGCGTTCTGGTAATATTGATGATGAGGATGACCAAGATTCCGATAATCTTTTTAGAGCGGAAGACTTTATGGTATACCCTGAGCTCATGGATGACACAAATAAGCAGATAGAGCGTGCAGCACAACACAATATTGATGTTATTAATAGTGTATTCCATACTAATACTGCCAGATTTATGTCAACTACAATTACTACTACTACAACAACTGTACCTGAGAAAGGAAGATAATAATGAATAATACTTTTATCCAAGAAAATTTTGATGTAGCCCCTGTTCAAGCAAACACTAATGCTAATAATGGGGTTAGTACCCAAGTAGACAGCTTAGAATTGACTGATGACAGTATTGCTAAGTTTGGCTTAGATGTCCAACGTGGCGTTGGCGAATTAACTAATGAAATCACTCAAAGTACCAAGAATAAGAATGCAGGGGAAACTGGCGAGGCAATCACTGCATTAATGAAAATTATTCGTGAAAATGGCAAAGATGAAGACCAGGGCGGTAACATTATTACCCGTTTGTTCCGCAAGGGTAAGAACTCTGTATATAATATCCAAGCTAAGAACCAAGCGGTAGACAAGTCTATTGACACTATTTCTGCCAAACTATCGGATTCCCAGACTGAGCTAAGCCATGACAACGAAACACTGGACAAGATGTATGAACAGAATAAGCAACAGTTTCAAGCCTTGAATGAACTAGTTGATATTGCTCAGGATAAATTAAATGAGCTAGAATCGTCTATTATTCCAGAGTTAGATAACTACATTAAAACAACTAAGGATGGCGAGGATAAAATTAATGAGGCTACAATTAAGCTTAATGAATACCAGAACATGCAATCAGCTTTGAGTCGTAAACTTAATAATCTAATTGCTTCTCGCCAACTAGCATTATTACGGGCACCTAAGCTAAAGACTTTAAAACAAACTAACTTAACAGTCATTGATAACTTACAGAGTTCGATTAACTTTGCTATTCCGCTATGGAAACAGCAAGCAGCCGATGCTATCTTGGCTAGTCGCCAACAACAGGCTATTGAGGTTCAGAAGTTCATGACTGAGCAGACTAATAAGATGATTGTATCTGGCGCCGATAATGTTCGTAAGGCTACTTTAGAAGCTCAAAAGCAGAGCAATGAATCCTTTGTATCTGCATCTAAATTAACTCAGGCTACTGATATCTTACGAGATACCCTTGTACAAGTACAAAGCTTACAAAAGCAAGGGGACTCTTTACGCAAGCAGGAAGCTAAGGACTTACTACAGTCTGGAGAACATATGAAAAGTGTAGCGTTAGACTTGATGAAGAATAACAAAATGATTGAATAAACTATATTAAGCTTGACAATTAGGGTACCAGTATGGTATCCTTATACCATGGAAAAAGAAAGAAGGAGTTAAGCATGAGTGCTGAAACTTGCGCATATTTAAACACTGATTTAACAAGTCTATTAGAATATCTTATTAATAAATACAATTTGGTTGCAGAAGATGACTGGGAAATTAGTGCCGAAGATAAAAACCATAATCCAGTTAGTATTGATGAGGAAGATAACCGACTTACTTATGATAATTCGACTATATATGATATTATGCACTATTCATATCATGGTTTTGTATCCCTGAATAAAGCGGATGGCGGGCGAGCATTGTTTGTTTTAGAGTGTAGTTTAGACGACGATTGTACTGTTAAAGGCTTCAAACCATTATGGGATGATGATGCGGGGTGTATCTATGTTAGCCTAGCTCACTATGGTAGCTCTGTTAGCATTATCAAGGACTTAGCTTATGAGTTCGGTGGTCTTATTGATGAGGACGATTGTGATGATGAACCCTACTACTATGTTAGTCCAGCACTAGACGATGCAAAAGACAACTAGTAAACTAAAAGGGTACTAATATGGTATCCTTTTAATATGGGGGCGAGCATCATGAACGATGAACCATTAGTTAGAATTGGCGGTAGTCAATCAGACTGGAAGAAGTGGCTAACTAAGTCCAAAGGGTTCTATCTACAGGGTTTTACCACTAAGATTAACCAAGCCACTGACTTGGATGTCAAACAGTCTCCCTTGTACCTTACTCAGCTAATAAGTAGATACCATGACCTAGACCAAAAATTAATTGGTCTTTATCGCTCAGGAGTTGATTCAAGCGTAACTTCGGTTACGTATAATTACTGGGTTGGTATGGGTAAAATTGTTATAGGGAAAGCCACAGTGTTGATTCAATCACTCAATAATGTTAATACTATTAGTTTCACTTATCAATATCGGGTAACAGCATCCGAGTATCGAGCTAAAAATACTAACATTAAGTCCAGACATGCTGGTGGTAATAGTTTGAACGGACAACGCAAGACTATTGCTAGGTGGCGGGATTATGACAAAGAGCGCCATAACTAACGTTATATTAATATAAGAAGAAGAAAACATTACAAGAAAGTAGGAATTTTTATTATGGGATACATTCGTAAAGAAGCAGTTGAAAAGGTTCTTAAGGCACACTCTAACGATAAGGGATTTATGAACTTGTTAGAACTGGTTAGAAAAGGTAAAAATACTAACACATTGCCTCACCCAAGATTCTCTGTCAGAGACCTAAATAAGGAAATTGTTGACCTAGTAGTAGAATTTGCACAAGACGGTAAATCACTTAATGTATACGAAGAAAGTCGAGGGTCACGTAGTTTCATCTATCAATTTCCCATTGAAGACGTTATTTCCAACAAGAAGACAACAGCTACAACAACGACTAAAAAAGTGGTATCAACAACTACTACAACCAAGAAAGTAGTACGTAAACGCCGTACGACCACTAAGGCAACCACTAAGTCACCTAAATAATAAACTATAAAGCAATCCTATATAAGGGTTGCTTTTGCTTTATATATGTGGTAAAATAATAATAACAAATTAATTAGGAGTGTGATAGTATTGAAACAAGAAGAAGCGGAGAAGTTAGACAAGGAAGGAAAGTCAATTGTATATTCTAAGCATCTTAGTGAAGACCAATTGGCTAGTCTCAGTCAGGAGTTCCAATTAGCAGAGTTAGAAGAGGTAGCAATTTTCTCTGTGTTATCAGATGATGCCAAGAAGTTCTTATTAAAACTAGAACCAGCAACAGGGGTTATCGCTAACTCAATTGTGCTACAGGCTGATGGGAAAGCTCCAAAAGAAATGATTAACATGGAAAATCCTTTACTAGCCGAGTTAGCTAAGGAGTATAATAACCGAGTTAAAAAGGATAAGTCTAATGCAACCGACTTGCTTAATGAACTTGCAGACCGATATGTAGACGAGTTATATCCAGATAGTGATGAATAATTAGTCTGTTTTTGATAGGTAAAACATAACAGTTTTGTGCATATTTTTAGATATAATATTGTAATATTCACTTTAGGAATAACATAACGCCTACAATTGTTCATTATATTAATTGTGTAGCCCCAAGGAAACAGCTTATAAAATTGATTATACCAAGGGTTACATTAATATTCACAATTGTTAGCCTAATAAGGGATAACTATTCAAAAAAGACATGAATATTATGGATATTGAACAAAACTTTTACTGGTTATCTGTTAAAAATTTATATTGATTGGAGTTTTAAAACATGGCAAAACGCAACAGCTTACTGGATTTGTATGAGAATCACCTTCTATTTACAAAGGTATATTCTTTATTGCAAGAGCATAAGCCATATGACTATATACTAAAGTTTTTAGATTCAGAAGGGTTCAAGTTATCTAAAGGCAGTTTATCCAAACTAAAAGCTAAGATTACCGAAGCTGAGGAAACGGGTGTACCTATTGATGACCTGTTAGACAAACGCCGTAAAACGAGTATTGATGATATTGATTCTGACAAGGTAGAGGGATTTGTTGGCAATCCTAATATGGATAATCCTAGAAGTACCCGTAAGGCCAACAACTTACCTAAGGAAACTTATGACATTCCAGAAGAAGCAGTCCCAGTAGAACATGTGCATTCTAGCAGACAAGTTCTAGAAATGATAATGGATAAAGGGTTTGCAACGGCACAGGCTACACGAGTAATTGACATGCCAACGCTATTAAAAGCAGTTGAGTTGTATAATAAATGGTATTTCCAAGAGTCAAAAGGATTAACAGCAGAATCGTTGAAACAGTATCAACTAATCAACTCATCTATAGTATCAGCAATGATTGATGTTATTCCTAAGTATGTTGAGAAAGATAAGCAAGATAAGATGATTGCTGAGATGAATGACAGAGCTGCCAAGATTATTGATAATGCTGGTGCTACCCGAGAAGGTAAAGAATTACTGAAACAATTAGAAAAGGAAGGTCTATCACTATGATTGATAAAGAAACAGTTATTCCTAGTATTGATGTTGATAACCTAGAACAACCCAAGGTATATAAGAATGCCCAATTTAGTATTGCATATGCTACTAAGTATGGTGAGATTAAATTTTGGATTAATGACAACTTTATGGTAGCAAACTATCGTGGTAAGGATTATGTTATTAGCCTACCTGTTGCAATGTTTAAACAAGCAAAGTTGGTTATTGGAGAAGTTAATCCAGAATTAGTAGGATTTATTACACCTGCTGGTTTAGGTGCTAAGCGACTAGAATTTGATAGTAATCGAGCTATTAATCAGTTAACTGATGCTTTAAATAAAACGGATAATGTCGAACTACAGACTTCTGGAGTTGTCCAACGAGTTAGTCAGTTTATTAATTCTGGCGATTTTACAGTTGATGACAAATCAGATTTTGATGACATTACCGAAGCTGCCGCAGACCTAGCTTTAGATACTGACGAAGCAAAAGAAGAACTAGCTAAAATTATAGGTGCTAAAGGCTTTGGGAAGGTCATTTCACGCCCTATTAGTGACTTGGTTATGTTATTACCACGATTACAACAGGACTTAGAGAAAAGTGGCCTATTCGATGTATTTTTGGATGGTGATAAAGTATTTAAGGAGGCTGAATAATGGGGTTATATATTATTTTAGGTGGCTTGTGTTTAGGATTATTTATCTACTTGATTCTATATGCTCGGATGGCTAATTTGGAAGTACAACTATATGCTGACGTTGATGCTTTCCTAAGTGATTGGGTTAAAGCACAATCAGAAGTTAATCAAGTTATTAGTGTAGATTTAGATGACATTCGAGAACGAGTTAAAAATGACGATAAATTGTTATCAAAACTTGACGATATTGAGAAAAATATTAACTTTAAAACACAAATTCTTGAAGATTCAAAGAATAATGATGGAAAGGATTCTCCTACAGAATAGTGACTTATATTAATCTGTAGGAGGTAGGGCTCATGAAATCATTATGGATGGGAGCATTGCTAGTTACAGGACTATCGTTTTATAACCCTAAGTTTATTCTAGTGTTTTCAGTTATCCTATTAATTGATTTGGTCATAGGTAGTCATAAGGACTTAATAAAACTAGTGAGATGCTTGAAGAACAAGCAACAGTTGTTATCCTTGAAAAGGCTTAATGCTGACATTGAGGAAGAAATTAATACCTGCTACCTAGACATTAGTAGAAATAGTAAGGACAAGTCTAAATAGGACTTGTCTTTTTGTTTACCATATGCTATACTAAAGATAAAGGACGTGAATTTTAATGAAATATACACAATACAAGGGCAATAATAGGTGGTTTAAGCACTTACAAGATATCAAGCAGACTAAGCCTATCAGAGCAAGCATTCAGGGGCTAGAGAGCAACCTAGTTGATACAATTGTTGTTATTAATAGCTTGCACATGAACAAGGATTCGGCATCATGGGATATAGAGTTAAGCAAAGAGGTGTATAAGAACGTTCCGAACCCACTAAAGGAAATTGCTGGTCAAATTGAATTTGATGAAAATACAGATAGCAAGTTCTTTATGTGGACTACTAATCATAATCGTTTATATGACCTAAGTGAAGTAGGTCCTTATACCTTATTTGAATCAAAAACAGACAGCGGAGTAATTCTAAGAGTTCTCTTCACTAAAGAAACTAACATGTTGCTGCCTATCAATACCTTGGCCTTGAACGAGCATGAGCTTGGCAGAAAAGAAAGAAACACAATTAATCATCTTATCCACCATCGGCTGGCTGGTAAACTATGGCGTGCAACTATCGTCACTAATACCACCTCACAGACAACTGAGCTATCCTATAATAATCTCAGTTTAAATACTGTATTTGGAGAAGCAATCTCATTAGGAAATATATATGGAATGGTGTCTTACAATGCTAAAGGGAAATACAAGGTATTTGTAGAAGATGATAGTGCTACTATCCAAATTGTTCAGTCGTATCATACCGTTATTCTAATTAAGTTTCTACCACTAAGATTATAGCAATAGTATCAATGACTGTCTAATAGGCGGTCATTTTTATTATGCCTAAAAGGAGGTGGGTATAATACTAACCCCCACTAGGTTATTTTAAGAACTATAATACTTAGTTGTAAACTGCCCCGATTTATTAGTAATTTTTTCAAAAAGTTTCCCCGAAAATTTTACCCCCACCTCAATATCTGAAATTTGCAAATAATAAGTATAATCCTGTCCGGATTTATGAGTAATTTTTTCAAAAAGTTTCTTTTAAAAAATTTATGGGCGTGCTGGTGGGTGAGCAATGGGCGTGCTAGTGTTGTGCTTGATTGTGATACAAATACAGTTTTAACACCTTATATAGTAGGAAAAATAATTGAAACGATTTTAATAAAAAATGTTGACACTAACAACGCCTAGCTATATACTATAGTCATTCAAGTAAAGGAGAGGGCGCTACATTATGAACGATAGAGAACCAGCACCAAGCAAAAAGCATAAGTTACCTAAATGGATAAAGTTACTATTATGGATTGCAGCCTTTTACATTCTATGGAATGCAGGCAAGATGATAGTTGTTTACATTCTATGGTACCCGGGACGAATGCTATTAATGATAGGGTTAGCGTTATTATTAAGTGGGCTATTCAATAGACACTAGAAAATAATAAAATAGATGTTGACATGATATGTAATTGATGATATTATAAAATAAAAAGTAAAGGGGTTTTATACTATGTTATTCTTTATCAAAATGGTTATTATTGGGGCAATTCTTGGGGGTGTCTTGGAAATTATTAAAGGGCTGATTAATGCCATTGTAAAAAATGATGATACGGCTAAAACATTAAACGGGTATGTTACTGCAATCGGATGGCTTGTAATAATTTATGTATCTATCTTTTAAGGGGGTATGATAATGATTATTAATAAAAGTAATACTGGAAATTTCAAGTTTCAATCCTATGACGGCCGAACATATAACCGGCCTAAAATTCTACACCGACAAGCCACAGAACTATATAATAGGGGCTTGCAGTACGTTTTAAGAGGTTTTAAACCTCTAAAGGATAACGGGGTTATAATTGCTTTCAATCCAACACCGGAACAAGTAGTGAACTACGTTGATACTACTAATTATAGTAGCTACTGGCTAGAGATTGCACGGCCATTAGGTGGGAAAATCAAGGTTAAAAAAGTTTCATTATATGGTTGACTATAAAATAGTATAATGCTATGATACACATGTAACGTAATCAAGGAACAAAATAAATTGTTTCACGTGAAACAATTGAAAGAAAGTGATATATTGTGAAATTTAAAGAATTTATGAACCATGGTAAAACTGAGAATGATATTAAGCAAGACATTTATAAGTATGGTAAACAATTGGATACGATTGGAAAGCCGGCAAACAGCTATATGCAATTATACAAGGTACAACAGTATGATAGCGGACGGCGGGCGGTGAACCTTGGTACTTATAACATGTATTTTAGAAACATTGCAGAACTAAACTTATATCGCAAACCCTTGGTCAAGTTAGTGAGTGATGGAATTGACTATGTGTTATATTTTCAGATTATTCAGCAGGCTATTTTAATGGATAACAAGCGAAATGTAAAACTAGTAACAAAACCATCATTCTCGGACTTTTTGGGGGTTGATGATGATTTAACAAATTTATTTCAAAATACGCTTGACAAGTTGCGAGAATAACCGTATGCTATAGTTATTCAAGTAAAGGAGGTTATAGAAGTGGCTACATTAAAATTAGTATTTATTATTGTAATTGCTATCTATGCTTATAAAAAGTATAAAGACAATCAGAAATAAAGTTTAAAAAGTTCTTGACAGGCTAGTAACTAAGGTATATAATTAAGTCATTAAACAAGAAAAGGAAGTTATACATTATGAAAACTTTAGATACATTTGAATTACAACCACAGCTTGACAACGCACAATCATTCTACAAAAAGGCTTACACCTTGCATAATAATGACGGTAGTATTGATTTAAAGTCGTATGACACAATCGTAGCAACCTTTAAAGCTGGTATCATTACCGTTAACGACACGTATTCAGCTACCACGTTACGCCACATTAAGGAATTTATTTATCAGACTACTGGTGTTAGTGGATTATCTAAAAAGGATATTGAAAAGGATTACCAAGCAAACTAATAACTAATTCAAAATACTGGTTGACAATCTGCAATAGATATGTTAAACTAATTATAACAAATAAAGAAAGAGGTTTTACATTATGACAACAATTGATAACTTAGAGGATAACGCAATTACCTTAGTAGGTCGTTTGGTACAGGTTGACCAGTCTCTCGATGAGTACGCTGGCATGATTGGCCGTGTGCTAAAGCCGGATAATCTTGAAAATGAGGTTATCGTTGACTTTACTGATAGTCCTTTTGTTAATGCACAAGTTAAGGGTGAGTACCTTGGTGAGGTTAGTGAACAGGTTATGGACTTGTTTCCCCTTGATGAGCTTTAAAAATATGTATTGACAGTAATAACTAGACATGATACTATTAAAGAGTACCAAGATGGTAACAGAACAGAAAAACATTTAACCTTAGGGGGTTATATTATGGCCGCACATTTCAGCGAATTAAATTCTTTAATTGACCTTTTGTATCATAACAACGATGTTATTGGGGACACTAAGGTAACAAGTATTCATAAAGGTAGTTTCAATGAGTATGAGGGTTACCAGTATTGTATTGGTATCAAGATTGTTACACTACCTAAGTTTAAAAACAAGCAATTTATGTGGGACACCAATTCAACATACATTTGTGATTTTCTACCGGATAAGGACTTAACGGAAAAGGGAGAAAAAGAGTTTATCATTGACGGGTTACAAGATGTGTTTGCAAGTGCCTTAGACTAGCAAGACCCGTGGGATAACTAGTATAAATGTTTCACGTGAAACATTACTTGATAAAATAAATTAAGGAGATTTTAAAAATGAAATTAGAAAAAGCAATTGAACTATTACAAGGTGATACTTTTGACATGGAAGAAGCATTCTACTCTGAATTGGGTGGTGACGTAACTGCTGAATATATGCTTACAGTAACTGACGCTGAAACCCTTATTAATGAACTTGAAATTGACTTATCAAGTATTGATGATTATAATGCCCTACATGATGAGGTTGAAGAGAGTTTGTATGATAACATGGACGGCGGTGTTGACGGTGTAAGCCGGGATTAAAGTGTAAGGGGCTAGCTTAATAGGCTAGTCTTTTTTATTATCTGTTTAACGTCAATACACGCCTATACTTTCAATTCTAACTGTGATTATAGCTAGTTATACTGGATTAGCTTAAAACGTCTTAAAACGGCTTATATGGCCTTGTAGCTGTATAGCAAAATAAACTAAATTATTTTGATTTAGCTGTTGACAGCTATGGATAATATTGTTATACTTGGTTTATTCAATAAGGAGAGGTCGTTATACAATGATTATTATCAGCATGGAAACATTGCCTAAAATTATCGAACTAGCACTTGCAGTCTACGGGGGTATCAAACTAGTTGACAAGTTGTTCCCTAGTATTAAGCAATCAAAATTCTTTCAAAGTTTTTTCAATTAAACTATTGACATTTAAATTCACTGAGCCTATAATTAGGTTATTAAGTAAAGAGAGGTTATTATCATGAAAATGGATATTACATTAAACATTGAATTATACAAGGACGGCACGGTTATGCTAGATAATTGCAGTAGCGAACGGACTTATGAGAGTGGTACAGTTAAGTTCACGGGGACAATTGATGGGCGGCGCAAGACCTTTAACCCTATGGAAACAATGGAAAAAGCAGGACTAGTTACCACCAAGCACGATGAGAGTATGTTCCCTGATTATAAGGCTACTAGCAAGCTATATAAGGCGTTTAATAGCACCGGCTTAGTTTTAGGCTTTACAGATAATATCAGCACTAGAGAACGCTTAAATAGCATTATAAAGGAAACTGGTGTAAGCCAACAGCAAGCATTCACGAATTTAAAGAATGCAGGCGTTATAGCTGTAGCGGACGCATACCAGTTAAGTGATAAAGAATTAAAAACAATTATTTTAAAATAGTTGTTGACAGACTAGCAACTAAGGTATACAATTAAGACATTAAATAAGAAAAGGAAGTTATACATTATGGCAACTAAAATTAGTGAATTAGAAAGCCTTACACAGAAGCACTTTGATACAATCATTGACCTAGCTAACAGTTTTAAGGATAACAACCCTTACAAGCAAGAGTTTGTCAGTCATTTATTATATGATTACTTGTATGACGTTAACGCTATTTGCCGTGAAACAACAGTACAAGAGACTGCTGAGCGGTTAGGCGGATTGCGGGCGTATAGACAAGCCCTAGCGTTTGACCTAGAACATTTAGATTTAATCATTAAAATTGCTAGTCGGGTATTTGATGATAACCTTGATAGTATCATGAGCTACTCTAATAACCCTACGGAAACCATAGACATTACACAAGACTATTTAAACGACTTTTATGAAATTTATAACGAATATTTAAAATAGTTGTTGACAAGTTAGAACATTATTGCTATAATTAAGACATTAAATAAGAAAGAGGTATTTACATTATGGGATATACAGATGGAGTAGCAAAATCAATGAGTGAAGCAAGTGCACAAGGTAAGCTGTTTTTAATTGACAGCTTTACTTACAAGGATAGCAATTACAACCCTGATGACTTGGACGGTGAAGCATTATCAGACTTTTTAGACCAAAAAGTGGACTTAGATTATACCGATTATGTTGAGTTGCTTAGAGATGGTTACGCTTATGACGGTGAAAGTAATGAGATTAACTTAACCGAAAATAAAGATGGCTTTACAGTCAATGTATATCAATCTGCATTAGCTTTTATTGATGATAATAGTCAAGGCGGCCTGTATTATATCTTTGATGAAACTAAAGAATTGTTAGGGGCTAGAATGGGTGTTTGTGGTGAGCATATTGGAAGTGTTTCAGTATGGCTAGACACTACGACCCCACAAGCTACCTTAACACAAGGCAATGAGGTTTATCACTTAACTAGTGAAGATACTGATGATATTAACGAGGGACTAAGCGAATTGTTTTATGATTAATTTAAAATAAGTTATAAAAAGTCTTGACATAGAATAGCAGTAATGTTATTCTATATACATAAGTTAAAACAATAAATAAGAAAAGAGATAATACATTATGAAAACTGTTAATAAAGCATTGTTTACTGATGAGACGGGCCGCACGTATAGCCAGACCTTTTATGACTTACAAGACGAAGCTGAGGGCTTAGCTATGTTACAGCACTATACAGGTACTGAAGACGAAATAGATGAGCAAGAGAATGAGTATGCTTTATCTTATTTATCTGATTGTTATCGTGCTTGTGAAAACGTGCCAGAAATCAATGAAGATGAGTGCATTGATTTTCATCAATGGCTTGATTGGTTGCAATATGGTTATTTTAAATAAAATAACCATTGACAAGTTAAGACATTACTGCTATAATTAAGACATTAAATAAGAAGAGGAGTTAATACATTATGAAAACAGTAAAAGTAGCAAACAACATGCAGTTATTTGATGATGACGGTTACCACTATAACAGGTGCTTAACTCTTGATATTAAGTCATTTAATAAATTCTTGACCAATATTAACCAACTTTTACAACACGAAAAGGGCTATTCTAGTGATAGAACTTGGCTAGAATGCTTGCCTACCGAGCAACTAGAAAAGGGTATCTTAACACTCACCTTAACGCAAGCACGGTATCTAATTCAGTGGTTAAAAAGCAATGGTTATGTTTTTAAAGGACACAAAATTAAAAGTGAAGTAAACACGGTTGTAAAATTATTTTAAGATAATTGTTGACAAGTTAGAGATTAAGATATATAATTAAGACATTAAATAAGAAAAGGAAGTAATACATTATGACAGCAAGTGAAAAATTAGTAGAATTACTTGAAAACGATAAATTGACTGACGACCAATTAGACAACTTGAACAGCTGGGGTATTCTAACCGTGTCAGAGTTGAGAGAGTATCTAATTGACTTAATTAGTGAATTGAAAAATGAAGCTATTAGTGTTTCATATGAAGAAGCTGTTTGTGCATTATCTGATTTACTTGATTATAGTGATGATGGTGAGTATATCATTTATGATGAAACTGGTGTAACTAAATTAGATTTTGATACCTTAGATGACGTTTTAGATGTTGATTAGAGAAGAGAGAACTAAAATGAAATTATATAAATTATTGATTACTATTGTTGCCGGGGTTACATTGTCCCTAGTTACTGCATATAAGGCTGATGCTAGCCGGCCTAATTATGCGTATACCTTAACACGGACTAAGCACGCTGTTAAGCTTACCAATACCGGACGAACTGAAAACATGTACCGCGTAACGGTTAAAACTGGAAAAGCTGTAAAGTGGTATTATATGGCGCTAAACGCTAAACAGTCATGGACGGTGAAACAGCCTAACAAGTATAGCGTTACTGTTCGGCGGGTTTCTAAGAATGATGAGAAGCGCAATGCAGACCCGCGCAATCACTTTACACCAGTAGGAATCCGTAGCACTCAACGAACACTATGGAATCGTTAGAATAGAATAATTGGGGGAATTTAAATGAAAATTAATGACAACCATAATGATGACTGGAAACTCGGGGCTGTTTTATATGATAATATTTCTAAAAATTACTATTTAATTGCAAGCTACAAGCACGAAATAGGATTAGTTAATTTAAAAAGCGGGATTTCTATGCTATCTCATACTCATGATGAATATCGTGCTATCATTAGCTCGGATAGTTCCAATAAAAACGTGGTAAAGCAAATTTTGAAACATCACAATGGAAAAGAAGATTTAGTTAAAATTGACAGTGCTTGCTTGCATATTTATTGTATGTAAGCTATTAGGTATTACATTAAATAATAAAAGGAAGTTATATATTATGAAAAAGCAAGACGCATTAGACGCACTAGACGGCATGACTTATTTATTAGGGGACGTTGCATTCTCTGACGCACTTGGGCGTGATGTCAACTTTGAGTACACTGGATACGTAGACGAACCACAAGCGTTATTAGATTGTTTAGGAATTGACTATAATAACTATGAAAGTGAATCCGAGTTGTTAAACGCTGTGGAAAGTGCTGTTGATGATTGGGATATTTCAGAACGGTTAGACGGTATGGAACTAGCATAATTGGAGGAATTTAAAAAATGGGATTTACTGAAGCTTTAACAATTGTATTTGTAGTATGTAAGTTATTAGGTATTATTACTTGGTCATGGTGGCTAGTATTATTACCTGAAATTATTGCCGGTGTATTTTATCTACTGTTTTTAATTGGTTTTGTTGGACTATCTATATGGGCAATTTTTAGAGATTAATTAGGTAAAAGGGGTTGACAGCTATAACCTAGTTTGCTATAATTAGGTTATTCAATCGAAAAGGGGATTTTAAACATGGAAAATATTGAACTGAAAGACAATTTTGAGGATTATGTAGTTAACGAATTGGTGAATAAGCTACATGAAGTGAAACCAGAAGACTATGAAAGCCTTAATGGTGAACCTATTGATGTTGATGAGTTACTTGATATGTTACTTGAAGACGAATACGAAAATGGCTGTTACTACATTTATACCAAAGACAGCGAAAAGGTATTCAAAAAGTATTTCAAGGATATTTTATACATCTGTAATACTTTTGGGTATACTGATGGTTTACCAATTGAACTGGAAGCAAGCAATCTATTATTAACAGCTATTCACTATGTTTTTGAAACCTTGCTGGAAACAACCGTAACATCTTACACCAAGTTTACCCGTGCTGGTCTTGATATGATTGCCGACCGCATTGCTGGTATTATTCATGATAACCTTACTCAATTGATTTACTAATTATGATAAGTAACTATGGACTAGTCTATCATGGCTAGTCTTTTTTGTCTATTGACAATCCATATAAAGGCTGGTATACTTTAATTATTGAGAAACAAGTAAATATCTCAAAAATGTTTCACGTGAAACAATTTAAAATAATGGTTGACAAGTTAGGATATAGGGTATATACTTAGGTCATTAAATAAGGAAAGAGGAATTACATTATGAAATTAGAATTAAACCTTAAAAATCAGGACGCTTACACCGTTGAGGATATCCAAGCTAGTATGTTAGTTTTAGCCGGTGAACTTGGTAAGCTTGGCTACTGCTTAGATGGTCTATCATATAATACAGATACCCCGATTAACGGATTACCACTTAAAAACGCCCGTGCTGATAAGCGTTTAAGCATTGAATCCAACCTAGATAAAAGCTTTGTTTACTCTGATAATAGGGAAATAGAGACGATAACCATTGATGCAACGGCGGCCGGTGTTAATACACGTTTAGTTACTCTTGCCTACGTAAGATATAACCGCATGTTAACGACCAACTTTAGTTATGCTGTATCTATGGTTGAAAAGATTGCAAAGCGCCGACACAATCGCTTTAGCTATAGTAACCGCCGGCGTATTCCAGTTACCAAAAGCAATGTAAAATTAGTTCGTGGTATTAAAGGATTTAAAACAGCTAAATTAGATGATATTGCTTTATATGTTTCTGATTTATGGGACATGGATAGCAAGCGTTATACACTGGAAAACATCAAGACAGGAACTGAAAAGACCTTTACTTTAAACCGATAAAACAGGATTAATCAAGATATTTATGGACTAGCTTAATAGGCTAGTCTTTTTGTATGGTCATTAAATAGCATGTATATAAGCCATGTATAGACAGTTACGTATATAGGGGTAGTATAGGTGCATATATAGGTAGTAGGCAATACAGGGGCAATATACATTAGTAGACACTGTATGGATATACGTTAACGGGTAATATGCTTAGTAGCCTAAGGTTCACCTATCTTACTAATAATATTACAGTATACAGACAGCCTAGTTACTTGACCGACTAACCAATCACGTATAATGGTAGCTGATTACTTAATCACTGTACTAACTAACCAATATGCAATTGTATCGTGCTGGTTTATATCAACTTATTATGGTTACACATATAGGCTACCTATATACGGCTTATATATGGGCGTGTAGTAATAGTTAGTCATATATAGGTGTAATTATACTGGTATCCATATAAACGGCTTAGAATGGCTGCTAGGGGCTTATATGGGAATCCTGTATTGGTAGCCTATTACTGCATACAAAAATAACCCTATATACTTTCATATAGGGGTTGACCAGTGGCTATATACATGTTATAATTAGTTATACAATAAAAGAGGGGGTAAAGATAAAACTACATAGTACGGTCAACATGGCTACATAGTCCAAAAGCCTTACTAGTTCTGTACGGGGAGTGTATACTTTTTTAAAAATTAAGACTAGACTTCCCTAATCATATCCGGTATAGCTTAGACCGTGTAGCTGTGGTGCTGTCACTATTAAGTTGTTATTAACCTCCTTTACTTTATATATTAAGTATACAGCTATATAGGGTAAATGTCAACCCTTTTAGCAAATTAAATAAACTTAATTTAGGGGTTGCATTCTATGTCCTATCTTGGTATAATTGGGTTATTCAATAAGGAAAGAGGAATTACATTATGAAATTAGATAGCAACGTATTAAGCATATTAATTGATAGAAAGGTCATTCGCTTTATTGCTCAACCTGATAAGGACGGTTTCAGTAAAGCGGTGGTCGTTAGCCCGTTTAGTCATTTATACTCAGTAGAAAGAGTAAGCAGTTTTGAACCTTGTAGCAGTATTACTAATAATAACGTTATTTTAGACGGGGTTACTAAGGAGTATAAAACCCTTATGGCTTATCTTAAAGCTAATCAATATGAGGCTTTTTAGCCTAATTACAGCTATACCAATTCTAAAATAGGTCAATACTCACCATAGGCTACATCGACTATAAACGCCGGTATAATAGCATTCTTTAAAATAAAGGTAAAACTATACCAATTTATTTTAAATAGTGGTTGACAAGCTAGGGTGTAGGGTATATAATTAAGACATTAAATACGAAAAGGAAGTAATACATTATGATTTTAACAAGTGAATTAGATACAGTAAGTAGCATTAACGAAGCATGGTTACGGGAATCACTAGAACGGGAAGCACGTTCTATCAATGAACACACTGATACCCATATGGAAGTTTATAATAACAAACCTAACCACTTTACAGTAGTAGTTGATGACATGTTTGAATACATGTTAGACACCACCGACTACACCGCCGAGCTAACGCAACACGTACCAACCTTTCAAGATGAGACTTTACTGGTGGCCGTTGTTGATGATAGTGATACCTTTGAAGATGAACTGGCAATCATGGTTATCAGCGCTGTTTACAAAACACTATAAAGCAATTAGGGTTATCCATTGGGGTAGCCCTTTTATATACATCCGTCTATACACCATTATAAGCTTGTTACAGGCGTTTTATATTAGGGGCAGTATAATTACACTAGGTATAGTATAAAACGCCTTACAGGGCTTGTATGGACGTTACAGGGGTATTGACACCACCATTATACTATGTTATGCTATATTAGAGTTGAAAGCAGTTGAAAGGCGGTACAATAATGACTAATCATAACAAGCAACAACAAGCATATGCAACACCAGTTAAGGACAAGTTACGGCTATTAACGGGTAAAGTTATCACGCTTAATACTGATGACACTAACTACCCAGTTGAATTTGTTGAACCATTGCTATTTTATATTGCTTATGGCTTACCTGATAAACTAGACACTAACACATTGACTAGCTATTTCAATCAACACTATACCAAGGGTACACCACTCAATAAAGTAGGATTGCACTTGGTTAACCCCCACTAAGCTATTTAAAAAAGATTACTAACTAACTGGATTCTATCCGGATTTATTAGTAATCTTTTTGAATTATTGACCCGGCGAAACATATAAGATTAACGCTGCGTACTATCACGGTGGTACACGGGTAGCCGTATCCTATCACGGGAACACGGGGTGCAATCGCAAGCCACCAACGAACTACTGAATAGGTAGGATACACCGCCGCCACGTTTCAATGCTGACTATACCACAAATATAAAATAGGCGCAACCGGCAAAATTATTTAAAGTGTTGTCATTGGTTCAATGGTAGACTGATTCAGTATCGAACTAGTTTAGGCTGTGTATTATATTGCCGTACTGGTTCACTGATGTATTAATTCAATGGTAGACTGATTCAGTGGTGAACTAGTTTAGCTAGTGTACCATATTGAATCCCGCTAAATTTATTCAAAATACTTTAATAAACTGATTGACACGGCTTATTTTTTATGCTTTTCATTTTAGGCTCGATTGTGGGTAAATACACCGGGTATCCTTAAAACGGCTTAGAGGGGCTTATATGGCCATATACGGGGTATTGACAATTTGAACCAGTTGTGCATCCGTTTATACAAAATATTTTGAGTTTATCCCCTTATATAGTAGTATTTAGTTTCCTTATATGGTATATTTAAAGAGTAGAAAAACAAGGGGGTTACTTACATGACAAAAGATGAAATGGAAAGCTTATTTATTGATGACGGTATCGAACTAACTGACAACCTCGGTCAAGCTATTTATCTATTCAATAACGGTATAATGATATCCGGCGAATACTGTGACGGGTTTCGTGGTACTGACCACCGTACGTTATTAGATGAGTTAGATAACTCGGCAACGTATGAGGAACTACACCAAAATTATAGGGTGGCTCGGCTAGTTCCTGAAAGTATGACGGCGCTGGTTAATGGCTTACAACTTGACGCCGATAAAATAGACATGTTAAAAGAGTACGGGTATACCATTGAAAATTATTAAATTAATTTCAATTAGGTGCTTGACAAGGATATTCTAATTCGTTATACTTAAGTCATTCAATAAGGAAAGGGCGTTATATACATGACAAAATACACGAAAACAGAAGGCACACAAGAAATTTGGGACGCTTTAGATGATTTCTATGACTATGATTCGCTTGCAATTCGACCCGAGGTTTACAACGAGGACGGCGAAACATTTATATACTTGAACTTGGTAATTCTAACAAGTGAGAATATTTATTCCTTTATAGAGGGTTTAAGTGTAAGTGTAGAATTAGGCCGGTACGACAACGACGACGACGAAACCGAGGCACGGGCTTATAAGAAAGCAATGAAAGCCGCCAGAGAGTTCGATATTCATGTAACCGAGCCGGCTTAAAATTAGTGCTTGACATGTTTCACCGTGTTCGTTATAATTAAGTCATTCAATTGAGAGGGGTTTTATACATGATTAAATTAAGCAATAGCATTAAAGTTTTAGTACCAGAAACGAACAATGACGGGGTAAAGGTTGACCTATCTTCTGAGATTTCAGCAGCGGTCAAGGTTATCGGGGGTGCCACCACCTATGCGGCTCGGGGTAATTGGGTCGAAAAGGATAAGCTATACACTGATAACATTAACGTGGTACACTTCAATTGTGATGAGTTCGATAAGGATACCACTCGGGTCATTAGTGACCTAATTCGTGCAATTTTCATCAAGGCCGAACAACTAGCCGTGAGCGTGGAAATTAACGGGACGCTTTACATTTTAGATTCATTTGACGATATTGAAGAATTATTCTAATTAGTTATTGACGGATACTAACTCAATATAGTAGTATTAAAGAGTACCAAGTTGGTAACAGAACAGCATTCAATTAAAAAAGGGGTATATACATTATGAACAAGACAGTTTTAACTTTAATCGAACGGGCAAGTCGTAAAGGCGTGGCAAAAGCATATTCATACCGGGGATTTTACGGTGAACGTCAGCACGTTGAAAAGTACCGAGTAACTACCGAGGGCGGCAAGTGGTATCTATATCATTATGAGACATTGACGGCAACCGTGACGAACGGCGTTGGTAAAGTGGTATACGGTGAAAGCCGTTCAGACGTTGATTCAATTGAAACATTTTTGATTGAACTAACGGGACACACACCGGAATTACATTTTTACCCGTCACGGGGCGTCTTTCAAGTGGTAGACGGTGACAAGGTAATGCAAGAATTTTAGAAAAGGGGTTACATTATGAAAGTGAATAAAATACGATTCAATGAGGATTTTTCAAGTGAGGCCAGCAACGGCAAGGCCGTGTTCTCGGCTAGTGTTAACGGCCACATGGTCGGGACGTTTCAATTTTTAGCGGGTATGATTGTCTTTACCTCATTAGATGATAGCGTCCGAGGTAACGCCGTAACGGTTGAGTATGATGACACTAGACAATTAGTTGATGACCTTAAAGCAATGAAAATAGACTAGTAAACAGTATTATAATTATTAACGGCTATCCATTAGGACGGCCGTTTTTTGTTGTCTATAATCATGCGGCCTATATAACGCACTGTAAGCCGTTCTCAGACGTTTTAAGCTAGTCCGGTATAATTACACTATTCTATCAATTAACACTATTACAGGCGATATATGAAGCTTACAGCTATACTCACGATATTGTTAACACGATACAACGGCCTACAATAAAATTGTATTATCAATCATGTATAAATTAACACGATATAGGCAACCCGCTATAATGTTACATTTATATTATTTTTATAAAATTCCCTTGACATTGCCGGCGTATAGTGTTATGTATCACACCCCCTCCCCCCTGTCAAGTACCATAAATAGGGGTACCTTGTCTACCTGCCTCGCTCAACCTTAGGCACAAATATTTTAGCCCAAAAATTTAGCATATTATACGATATACTGAACACTATAATGAACTCTCATATGTATCGCCATATACCCTCCCCCTATTAAATAAATGAACGAATATTTCCAAATTCCATTATATAAATAATTCCCAAAAACGCCCCCATAAAATTTTTGGCCTAATCAAGGCTATCGTAAACAAAAGGACTCCCATAATAGGAATCCAATATAATGACACACCATATTTAATTAATTTTATGAGTTTTAACAATATCAAAATCATAACACCAAAGGTCATGCACGAGGTTTTCCTCGGTAATGCCTTTAGCCTTTTCAATATAAGTTTCTTCATCTAGGACTGCATAGGTTCCATCAGCTTCTTTAATCAACCGATAAGATTTGCCATAGCGTGTTAGTAATGTACCTGCTGCTGGAACACTAGCAATTTCCCAATCTGCAACAAAGTCTCTCTTACTTAGAATGACTTGATTACCATTGCTATCTACAGTATCACCATCAGCATCTAGCACAATATAGCCATAGCAAACACCTGTTGTGTTCACCCGCTTTACCTTTTTACCGTCTAGCATAGCTTGTACTGCCTCATTGAACGTCATAAATATTTCTCCTTTCTAATCTAGCTTTTTAAACCCTTTGTCCCTAATTATATCTATTAGGTCGTCACTAGTGAGTTCTCCATAAACAGCATACCAGTCATCAACGTTAATCAGGCTCCACCTTGAGGGGGAGGCTGAAACTCTTGAAGGGGTTACTGATACTACTCGGTAAATTTGACCATCTTTTACAAACCTGCTACCGGACTTTAAAGAATGATATTCTTCCCACTCACCTGTAATATCGTCTGTATTGGGGGTGAAACATTTAGAATCATTCCACACAATATAACCTGACGTAGCTAGCGTAATATAGTCTTTTTTAATAGCCCACTTAACCCTACGAACCTTTTTACCTTTAAGTAACTCTTGCAGTGCTTCACTAAAGTTCATAACTAATTCTCCTATTCAGATACAATTTCTAGATGATACTTATGTGCTAGGGTCTCTAGTTTATCCTCAGTTTCAACAACTCCTAGCGACACCCATGAATTAAGACTTATAACATCACTGTCACCATGACTATTCAATACCACTCTAAAGCTATCGCCGTCCTCGTTCTTTAGCAAGGTCCCTTCTTTAATACCGTAGTATTCCCAGCTACAAGTCATAGAGTATTTATTGAGTACATAGTGCTGAAAGCTCCCATCAGTCATTCTAATCAATACATCACCATTTTCTTTGTTAAAAAGGTAAACGCCCTTAGGCCAAGTAGTATTGCGAACTCTTTTACCCGCTAGTAACTCTTTCATTGCTTCATTGAACGTCATTTTAACTTATCTCCTTTTAAGGCAGTCTTTTTACTTAGCATACTTGCTTAATGGCCATAATATATTTTAAACATTGACTACAGTTTTGCTAGGTCATAGTCTGAAATTACTTCACCTAAGTCTTTTTCATCAATACTATCTACTAAAACTATCCACGTCTTAGTATTAACAAGACCGTATTTACCATCATGCTTAATAATGCGATATACCTTGTCTTCATAAGCTAGTAGGTCACCAACCTTATAGCTATCCTCGAATACTTTCCAATTGTAATGATAATCAGACTCATACATTTCATAGGTATTACCGTCTTCCGTAACAATTCCTACACCAGCATCTGCACTATCTGCTAGCCGGATATAAGAGTCTTTATCCCAGCCGGGCACACACAGACGCTTTCCTTTTAGCAGTAGTCGCATCGCTTTTTCAAATGTCATAATACTCTCTCCTTTGACTTATTATTTTTTTTTTTAATCATATATTTTTACTCCTACCAAAGCCCTAAGTATTCTGCATATGGATAAGGATTATTATACTTATCCTTTGAAACATCAACGGATTCTCCGAACTTCTCACAGCTTCTCATAATACTATCTTTTAAAAATTTCTCAAAATCACTATCATGTAAAGTAAAGTCTCTAGCTGGAAATTCTCGGGGAATATCATACTTATTTAGCTTCTTCAAGTAATTAATAACTTGTCTAAAGTTTTCACATTTATCTACATCATCTTTAAGCTTGTTTAAATATGCTACTTGGGATTCGTGAGCCTGAAACGCTATATGCTTTAATTCTGGGATAGTCCATACATTCATAATTAAACCGTATTCATCTCTAATGTATAAGTAGGTGACCTTGCTATTATGCCTATTCATAAAATCTAAATATTTATCATTCTTGTCACCTTGAAACCAGTCTTTAGCTAGTTCTTCGTTATATCCCTGGTCAAAGTTATATATAACCCCTTGCACAGCATTCGACCAAAGACACTCTTCCCCAAATTTAGAGCGCCCTAGTACCTTTTCACCCCAATAATTTAAGCCATTAATAAGTGCTTCTTCATCTAGTTGCTTCATTTTTAGTCCTCCTAGATTAGTTTTATTCTTTACAAGTCCGACCATGAAACCACATGAGCGTATCTAGCTCCTCGTGGGGGCTGTCTAGCTTGGTTTCAACTATACGGATTCCAAAATATTTAGCATCTTCAAAGCAAGCAATATAACGGCTTGCCTTTTCCTTCGTAGAAAACACACCTAGAATGCCACACATTAGATTTGTATGCTCTTCGTTGTAACTTTCATACTCACATTTTTGATAAACAATATACACTGTCATAATAATCCTCTTAACTTTCTAGTCAAACGGTCTAGCGCAAGCATCTATAAATCCGGGCAAGGTATAAATCGTAGAATTTACACCTGCTAGTCTTGCTAATCCCGCCATAATACTAAAAACTATCCATGGAATAACAGCTACTAGCCAAACTAATGAAATTCCAACTATCAAGGGTAACGACCATATTAGTAAAACCAGCCCAACAAAGAGCCTTTTTATTAACCTCATATCCTGTTCTCCTAACTCTTTAACTCCATATTAAACCCTCCTAGTCAACATCCTCTAAAACTACTTTGCCCCAGTCAATCGCGACATCATCACGACTTTTTAGTTGTTCAATTTGTTCGGGCGAAAAATCATCTATAACAGAAGTTAAATCCTCATCTACTAAGCGCCCTAAATATGCCCGTTGACCCCAACTAAAAACATCAACATGCAGGTAACTGTTTTCATCCGTTGAAACTACCTTTACTCGCTTTCTAATAACACCCTTACGCTCTGAAATAGGTGTTTTAGCATAGGATACAATAGTATCAAACAAGTCGTCACTTACACCAGACATATAGTGTAAGTCAACCATATTCTGATATTCTTCACTAATTACTGCCACTGTAGCACCGCCGATTTCAAAAGATATCCTAGTTTCACGTTCTCCTACTTTTACAATATGGCCATGCATATTAGATACTCTTTTAATAAATTCTTCTGTCTTCATACTATCCTCCTATTGCTTTAGTTACTCCACTATATTTCATAATTTACTTCTCCTTTTTCCATATAAAATAGAAATTTTAATTCATTACTTACCAGTAATGAATACAGTACCTGATGGTAACTCATACTCTTCTGCAAATTCATCATCTGGTGAAATAGTAGTATCTGGGTCATAATTTGGAATCCATAGTGCACTGCCTGTTGAACGATTATAGATAGCAACTTCTGTTTCTCCATCATACTTTTGTAGTTCATGAATTAAATCTTTGATTTTCATTTTTATCTCCCTCATAAAGAATGGCTGATGTATGTGTCAAGTCTAAAATAGCTTTCTACCACACTTAGGGCAATAGTTAGCTGGAGTACTAGCGAACCCCTTGCTAGTAGACATTACTAAGTCAAAGTATTTAATACCACAACTTGTATCTGAGTCTATCCCGAGGTCCCAACCTGCTTCATCAATCATATTCTTGTAAGGATTATGACAAAACTCACATGTTTCTTGTTCTAGAACATTCAATTGCTTTATCAAAAGAGACTTATATGGATTATCATCATTGGCGGCTTCAATCTTAGCTTTTAAATCAGCAATACTACTTGTCATTTTCTTCACCAGTATTATCAATCTTAACATCATAGCCATGCTTCTTAACTAGTTCAATATCACTAGCATCATACAGCTCATAACCTTTAGCTAGCAAGCGTGAAACGTAGATATAGTTATAGAATACTGCCACAGCGATTTGAATAATCAATACTGTAATTGGACTAACAGCATAACCGGCTACACTTAATACACAGAATACGCCAAATGCCCCTAGCCAATCTCCCCGAAATAATGGTGCAAATACACCAAAGAAGAATGTCGTCCATGACACACCTAGTGGGGATGATTTAATCTTACCATTCTTCTTGTCAATAAATTTAACCTTGTGTCCTGTGTCTTCAAATAATGTTGTAAAGTTCATAATGTTTTGCCTCTTTCTTTATTTAATAACCTAATTTTACATCTATTGTTGCTGCTTGTCAACCCTAAACTAGGGTTCAAATACAAATGGTACATAGTTGCCTTCTATTATTTAACAGAAATCCATACTCCAGTATTATCCATCTTAACATTATATCCTAATGCATGGAATATCCTAATAATCCATCCTACATTAGTTTTATGGTTCAACTTATCAATATTTACTAACGTCACAGGGTTACCCTGAAAAACAGAATTATCAATAACCTTCTTCATGATGTCGCTAAAATCGGACTTAGTTTCATCGCAAGGACTTTTTTCAATTAGGCTCTTGGCGTATTTGTTCAGATACTCACGAGCCTCAGCATTAGACATGATTGAACTAATTCCCTTATAAAGCACACTGTCGTCAAACTCGACTTCTTTATATTCTCGCATATATCTTAGTCCTCCTCCACAACGTACCCATCTAACCAAGCACGGACAAAATTATCTTGAATCGTAATCCATTGGTCACGTGTATAGTAAGTTCTAAAATAGTCTGCTACCTTTTCTGGAAATTTATCCTTGTCCATCGCGCTTGCAATTGCAATTCCGTCATGCTTACACTTCTTAATCCAATCAGCTACTGCTTTCGGGATAACTGGCAGTTCGGAATAAGTTTTATTGAACACATCCTCCACAATCGCCCAGTGTTCGCCGTTAACACCGGTTGCAATCCAGTCGCCAACTCCTAGCACCATATCCCCCTCCAACGTATTAATAGTGTAATCTGGGTCTAGTGGCATGGGCGGCGTGATATTGTATTTTTCAATCATCTCGTCGCTTCCGTCAAACTGCTCAGCCTTGATAGTAGTGGTTTTACGATAAATTTTAATCATTTGCTTTCCTCCATTTTAATTAACTTATTGACCAACTTGGCTTTACTCCATATAGGGTAAAACAGTACACATTAGTGATTGCTGTTCTTTGCTTTAGAGTAGGATGCCACCCATTGTGCTTAATTCTTTTGGCAATTGTCCATGCCTTAAACCCTTTGACAGCATAGTCACAATCAATACCATTTTCAATGATATAGTCTAAGAAATCTTCGTCTGACAGTAGCCATAATTCTTCTGCCTTACCATTTGAGTCTACTTGGGCAATCACGGCGTCAGCATATTCAAAATCATCGTCCATTTTCAGTCCTCCAGTAATTCCGGGTTCTCATACACGTTTCCAATAACTTCAAATTGATTACTCCAATAGTCATGCAGACATGGTTCAATAAAATGTGCCTTTAATGATTTCAAAAACATACCGGGTGTCCCGAACAAGTCTTCTGAAACGATTTCATTAACTTTTGGCTCCATTTTTAATTCACTCATATTAGACCACACATTTACAATATCACCTACATAGATATTCTTACCGTTTACGTCTTTTAGACCGGTAAACTGTAACAGTTCAACATTATCATTCTTAATGTCCCAAGTTTCGTTTTTTCTATTCACAATAACGTTAACAGAGCTTGGTGTCCCTTGGGTATCGCCATTCTGGATTGCTGATACATAGTCAGCCATTATCTTCCTGTACCCGTTCCAAGCTTTGAACCTAATTACTCTCGTCATATTAAACGCCTCTTTCTTTTCTATAATAAAATTATATCATATATGACATGCTTTGTCAACTAGCTAACATATCTTTTACCATCTAGCGTGCTGTGACGGTCAGAAATGTTATTCTCGTAGACAGTCACTATGCATTGGCCTGTTATAGAAACTACTAGACATAAGTTAACATTACATTCTCTTTTAACGCTGTAATAATGTCTATCACTTCTAATTAATGCTCTTAACTCTTTACCACGTACAATATTAGCTTCAATTACGCTATATTCCCCTCTCTCTATACTCTTAACAACGTCATATGTAGGCTTTATTTGCTTCGCTATAGCCGTATGAGCAGCATGGTATACCAAAGGAAAATTATCATCAAGCATTGAAGTAATACAATTTATCAGTCTTTCCTGTAGGTTACTGGGTAAATCATTGAAAAGTTTCTTTGTTTGTCCCACAGTTCTCCTAACATTACCCTCTACAATAATCATTTTAGTTAACCTCCTTAGTTGATTTAATAATAAAAGCATACCACTAAAGGTATGCTCTGTCAAATACTATTTTAAATATTAAACCCAAAATTATCTGAACGTGTTGGCTTAATAATGATTTTAACAACCTCTTTCGGCCGTAACCCAGATTGGACTTTATCCTTTAAAGAGCCCTCAACCTTAACTCGATTAATATTTTCCCCGTGAACAGTTAGATATAAGTCTTCAACTTTTAAATCATCAGAACGAAAATCAAAGCTAATTTCGTCATCGGATAGCCTAATAGTATCCTTAAACAAGTCAATATTAGATTGTTGAACTGAGTAGATATAGCCACCTTCAAATTCAATATCAACATTATAATCAATGTCACCAAAGTTCATTAGATTAAGCGAAGGTAATACTCCCTTGAATTGCTTTCCTGCATTCAATTGGAATACTAAGGTATCCAGAATATCGTAGCTTAATGGAAATTTGAAGCTAAACCGGATAATATCGTTAATCTGATTGTCACGATTATCTAAGCCTTTTTCTAGTTTGTCATCCAAGTAATCTTTAATATTACTGGGGCTAGGCTCATTCATACGAATAGAATACATGAAGCGACCGGGACGATTTAACAAATAAGGAGACAAATCCACAATATCATTGACTGTCAACACATAAAGGTTCTTACCGCCCATAACACCATCAAACAAGCTAAGCATATCACTCTGGGAATCTTCACCCCTACTGCCCTGTAAAGAATCTTGAAATTTCTTTTCAAATTCGTCAAACATAATTAAAGTTGGTTCATCAATCCGGGCTAAGAAATTTGATACACCACTAACGTTGTTATTAACTAAAATTGTAGGCAATCCCTTTTCATTAGCTTTAGCAGATAGCATCTTGGAGAAAACAGTTTTACCTGTCCCCTTAGCCCCAGATAGGATAACACCAATGCTTTTATCAGACCGTTCAAAAGCGTCTAATACATCATCAACCAAGTTTAACTGATTCCCATACAGCTTAAAAGTAGGTTTCTTAAATTTTTTCTTTTGTGATAAATAAAATCCGACTCCCGGAGCGGGTTCATATTCAACTGAGTAGTTACTATTAATTGGTAGTTTTTTATAAGCCTTAATTCCATTTGAATAAATTAGTAAGTGAGTACCATCATCCATAATTTGCATTTATAATTACCTCTTTCTTTATTTAATGATTTTATTTTAGCATTTAAGCTTTAGAATGTCAACACGTTACTTATAAATATTGGTGTTATGAGAATGTTTTAAAAGCCTTTTGTACTCAATACTTCCCCTTTTGTATTGTTTTGGCTCTTTATAATGCCAATGGCTAGCTACGGACATAGCTTTGAGTATACTTAGTGCTTTGTTCCTTGAAATAATAGTAAATTTAACCTTATGGGAGTTTCTATATTTCTCTCTTATTTTTCTTAAATCATTCTTTTGAAAATCACTAGCTGCCTTAAGTGAATCCACAGCAGATTTATAAGTAAGGCCCCTGTTGAGTAACTCTCTTTTTATTCTGTTAAACCCTTTAATTGTTGGACTAAAATCACTATTAGCATATGGGTATACTAATTCATTTTCTAAAATAGATATACTTCCGCTAAATCTAGAATAAAGGTTCCAGTGCCAGAAATCCTCTGTAAATATTGCCCAATTTCCATGAGAGTCTTCTCCTAAAATGTAGTATTTAGTCATGTTTTCAGTCCTTCCAGATACTCTTTATCTTTCTAAAATTCTTTCTCCAGCGTCTTTCTTCAAGACTATTAGGATTTACTTTAACCGGGCTTCTCTCAGACTTATGGTGGTCTAAAGGTAAACTTTTAATTAGTTTTAGCGCTTTATTTTCAGATATAACAGAAAACGTTACAGTGTGCTCATTAGTATACTGAGTCTTGACATGCTTTAGTTCGGCTTTCTGGTAATTGCTTGCTTTTTTAATAGACTCTATTGCAACCCTATAGGACATCCCCCTTTTAATAACAACTGCTTTTACCTTGGCAAGTTCATTATCAGAATATGATAAACCCACATTTGAAATAGAGGCATACAAAAGATTTTTTTCCATGCATGTATGGTCAATACGACGTGCAGTAAACAAGTAGTACCAGTTCTCATAACTATTTACATATATTGCCCATTGGCCCCTATTAGTTTCTGCCAAAATATAATATTTACTCATATTAGCGGTCTCCTTTAATAAAGTCGTAAACAGCGTCACTAATAGTATCTAGAATGTCATCAATCAAATCATATTCAACGTTGCTAGGCGCTAAGTCTTCTTCCTCATCATAGTTCTTATAGGTTAATCCGTATTTATCAATAACGATTTGTAATTGTTCTTTTAAAGTATCATTCATGCAACTACCCTTCTCCCCTTTTCTATAATAAAAGCATACCATAGTTGATATGCTTTGTCAATACTTTATTTATAAACTGTTAATACTTGGTAGGCGCCTTTTGAGATAACTAATGGTGAGCTTAAATGAAGATAATTTGTACCATCCTTTAGTTCATCCTTAGTAAACTCTCTAGATACCCAAATAAGGTGCTGTTCGTTTTCTAGCGTGCTGAACACAACCAGCTTAATGCCAGTTAATAAATTGTTATTGTTAAAGTCAACCTTAAAAGGGATAGCAATTACCCCAGTGTTTCCATCACTACGCCTTGAAGCTAACTCCGTTTTATCATTCATTACGATAACCTCGCTAAATCATATTCTTAACTTTTAGTGCTACATACTTACGAGCTTGTGCCCGTGATACCCGAATTAATTGTTTAATCTCTGCTGGTAACTCCGGCGATTCTTCAATAGCATCCAGCAGCACCTCATTCGCTACCTTATCAGTATTGCCATTACGCATCCAGTCAAATGACAACTCACTAGGAAGTTCGCCCTCATCCTGACCTTCTAATACCTTCTTAGATACTCGGGCTAAGGTTACATTATTATTAATCCACTCAGTTAAGCTAATAGACTCTGAGTGTTCCTTAACGTGCTTAGATTCTTTAAAGGTAGCATTGACTAGCTTAATCCGCAAGGGGCCTGTAGTAGTCTGTGAAGTAGGTACTGTCTTGCTTAAATCAGTAACTACAATACCTTCCATATTACCACTGGCTGAGTAATTAGACTTATCAGAATATTTAGCTTGAATCTTAGGTAAGTCGTTTAACCCGATTCCAGTAACGTTATCCTCTAATAAGGGTGCCATTTCAATCCCATCTACACCGTATAATACATCCTTATATAGCTTTTCAGCCTCATGGTATCCTAGATACTTATGAGACGATTTATCATACACGTCAAACAGATACCACTTGTGATAGTATTCATCCTTATACTGTACTCGGTGCTTAGTTAGCCATTCACCAAACACAATGTAGTTATTTCCAATGTGTTTTAAATACTCTGCATTATCTTTAACAAATCCATAGAAGCCGTTCAGTTTCTTGTCAGCGTCTAGTTCTCCTTTATGAGAGTAGGCTTTAACCTCACCATCAAGTACCTCTACAGACGCATTAGAGCCATCCAACTTTTCAGTAATGACTAAAGTGTCTTCTGGCTCAATAGTAATAACTTCTTTATTTTCATTTGCTAATTTATTTTCAAACAATTGTTCGTTTTCATAAGCGTTAATTTTTTGGAATTTACGCATGGCATCCTTCACCTACTTTTCTAGCACAAGTCTACTGAAATCAACATTAATCCAGATTCATCGAACTCTTTTACAAGCTCCCCCATAGTGGCACCTTCTGGCAACTCAGCCTCAATTAACTTGTGCCAAGCTAAACTAGAAGGAATTTCTTTACAATCAACTTCATAGTCACAGTCATCAATAACATCTTCGTAGTACTTAGCAATAGCGTACTCTTTATTATCAGCAGCTATTAAAGCATAATATTCGTTCTCTGGTACCTTAAATTCATAATATTTATGTTTAATGTCTGTTGTCATCTTCATTAGTAGTATTCCCTTCCTTATTATCTATATAGTGATATTTAGCATCAAGCCAATTCTCCCAAGCAAGCTCAGACATAACCAGTGCTACAATGATAACAATCATTGTTGTATAGCTCATAGTGTGCCTCCTTATTTATCAAGCAAACCATTAACATAATTTATATTTACCTTTAGCTGGTCAATATATTTTTGTATGCGGATTACTTTGTCCTTGTTCTTATAAATAACCTCTTCTTTAGTATATGAATTTAGGGCATCTTTTAAACTCGGATAGTACCCAACAGTAATTGGGCTAGGTTTTTCAATCTTAGTCTTAGAGTCTAGCGTTGTCATTACCTTACCATCATTATCTAGTCTGCGCTGTAGCATCCAATTACTGTGGTTGGCAACAACAACTTGGTAGTTTCCGTCAATATCAATAGTGGTAGCCATTATTAAGCATCTCCCTTTCAATTTGTTTACGGTTAACAGTATCAACAGTATAACTTCCGTTAATGACAACTAGCATCCCACCAAACATACTCATTAACTTATTGGCAACTTCAATTTCACTGTCAGTCAGTGACTTTAATCTAATTGCATCCAGCGGGTTACTAGATAGATATTCAGGAGCCAGCGAAGATGTATAAATCGCTTGCATCTCAGATAAGTATCCTCCCGGGAACTTGATAGCATGTCTCATAATCGCACTCTTATCATAGTGAGAATCGTTAAATTCATTCATTGTCATCACTCTTTTCCAATAGCTTAATCCATCGTTCTAAATACCATTTAGCCTTGTTCAAATCTTCTATCTTGTTTTTCTTATAAGGTGCTCGCAAGATATACTTAACAACGTTGAAGAATAGGCCGCCTTCAAACGGCTTAATGGGTGCTCCTTCTAGTTGGTCTTTAATAATATCAATTACTTCTAACTTTCCGTGATTATAATGCTCTGGGTGGTTTACCATGCTCATGACTTATTCTCCTTCTCCAGATTCAATAATACTTGTCATTGCTTCAATTTTGTTTTTTAGTGAATTGATACTTAGCGCTTGCTCTCGCTTAGAATCACTACTTCGTGGTCGATGACGTTGTACATCTACTAATTGCCACTCAGTCAATTTTAGTAGTACCTTAGCTTGACCAATATTGTCAAAAACTACTTGACCATTTTTAATCAAACTGTTTTCATATTTAGCCATATAGTCCATATAGTTAATTACCATTTGTTTGTGTCCCTCTTTCGGTTGTGAGTTACAACTAGTGTAATACTGTTTGGAATGGTTACTAGCTCAGTTATTACTATTAACTCCCAGACGAAGTCAGTTTTCATAAATAGTAGAAATAGGACTAACATAATAATTAAATTAATACCAACAACCTCTCCTAATAATGATAAAGGCCCCTGATACCTTTTGCGCTTATACTTCTTAATATATTTATCCATAATTAGTACCCGTATACATTACTGATAAACAGCTTATTTGACAGATTTACTCGGCTTTCATTAATATTCTTTAAGTAGTAGTCCTTGATAGTAGATAATAATGATTCTAAATTTTCAAGTTTGTCAAAACGAGTTACAGCCGAACCCAGCATACGGTGGTTGTAAACACTGACTTGCACTTTATCTTTTGATTTGTAGACTTTTAACCCTTCATAATTAGGGTCAATACTCAAAGCATCTGATAGGAAAGCACATTGTGTAGTCTCATCAATTGTTAACCCGGTTGTTTCCAGATACCGCTTGCTTTCCTTACCGTTAACCGATTTTGCTAATTTACTTAATTTAATCATATTAATATATCTCCTTTTATCTTTAATAAGTTAATATTATCACTGTTATTTATTGGTGTCAACCTTTTATCTTAATGTTTCAATCAAAAACATTATTAATACAAACAGTAGAATAGCCACTAATACGAAGGCTAATCCACATATCATAGCAAACATTAGGGAACCCCATCCTAGCTGTGCAAACAAAATAATTAAGGCAAGCCATAATATTGCGATAATCGTTACAGTCTCCATGTGTATTTCCTTCTTTCCTTTTGTATATTAAAAAGGATACCATTTCTGGTATCCTATGTCAACATATTATCTAAATGTTTTTAAAAGTATTTTATCAATCATCTGTGGAGAAGGTTTATCATCTAGTATTCTGACAATTACATATGGTAGCTGTCTACGCTTTTCAATGTTTGGAATATTAAGGTTAGCTCTAAAGGGGTCTAAGCATAAATCATAATAAGTTTCTGTACAATAGAACACCTTCTCTAATTCATCTTTATCATCACTATAGTTAGTTGGTAAATCATTTACATAGGTATCAAATGGTTCAATCTTGTCAAAATAAGCTCTTAATGCTGGCAATTCCACATCGCCAGTAGTTAATATTAAAATAGGTTTCATCACTGGACCTCCTTTACTTAACTTCAAATTTTTGGTCTTTATAATATTTAACACGTTGTTTAGCCTGATTAAATAAATATTCAGCGTTCCTATCAATGATATCAAATATATATACTTCATGCTTATCTGCTGATATACGGAGTAAACGGCCAATTCTTTGAAGAGTCTGAACAAATGATTTTCCGGCACTAGCATAAATCATATAACGAATATTTGGGATGTCGATACCTTCGTCCATCACTTTAGTACCAATAAGAACTTTTAATTCTCCAGAGCGAACCCGGTTTAATATGTCGGTGCGCTCCTCTGTAGTATTTTTCCCTTGAATGAAAGCATACTCGGTATCAGTTTTTCCTAAATATTCAGCGATGTTCTCTCCGTGTTCAATAGAGTTAACTACAATAAGTACAGCTCCATTATCAAGGCTAGACAACTTACTTCCTAGTTCAGCTATCAGCTTATTCCTGTCTTCATTATTAGTTATACCTATTTGGTAAGTCAGCTGGTATTTAACTAGACTCTCTTGGTTGCTTGGGGTCCCTTTTGGAATGCTACGATTGACTTGTTTTTCTAAATCGACTGGTTTATTAAAGTCAACTAGCTTGATATGAGGTCTTGCAGATACCCCTTGCTCAATCATTTGGTGATTATCAATATCATATATAATATCCCCAAGAACGCTTTTAATCTTAGCCATCTCTACCTTTTTACCTTTATCTAAGGTACCGGTCAACCCAATTCTCAAACGAGCATTAGGTAAGAATTTAAAGGTTTCCTGATATGAGTCAGATGAAGCGTGTTGGCATTCGTCAACCATAACAATCTTTACATGTGATAAGTATTCTACTGCCACATTATATTTGTCAAATCCTTTGGCGTTCTTCTTAGAAATTAATTTATTGTATCGCTTTTTAAAGTTTTCAAAATATTTGATGACAGCTTTATCAGAATCCAAAGAAACTGCAAGTGAAGCTAGCTCTTGTTTGTCATCTATTTCATACTTATACTTAGGTTTAAAATTCTTAGCGTATCCCTTTAATGACTGCCTAGGATTAACCGAATCAAGAATATCTTTAGCATACACAGTTGCCATTCGCTTTAGTAACTTGTCTTTGGCAGAAGTTAGCTTAACAGCATCCTCGGGGTTCTTAAGGGCTTTATTAAGCGTCTGAATAGTAGCACAGGTAACTTGCTTAAGGTCACGATTACCGTCTCCCCATAGACCCACAGGCACTCCTAAATACCCTTCCATATTCTTGTGAACTTGATTCATAATAGAAGTATTAGGTGCAATAAACAAAACATTGTCAGTGCTATCTAATTCTGGTAAAACTTTAGCAATAGATGTAATAGAAATTAATGTCTTACCGGCGTTAGTTGCAGCTAGTACAATCCCTGTTTGATTAGCATAAACAGACTTAATTGCTTCTAGCTGATAATCACGAATAGTTACTTTTCTAACCCCTTCACCCTGCATCACAACTTCTTCTGGTAGAGATTTGCTAGGTGCAATCTTTATTCCTCTAACATCCTCTAATGAATACTTGATATAGGCATTCTTATTCTGCTCCCGCTGTAATAACAATAGTAAGTCACTTACTAGCCCCGTAGGTACTAAGTTATTATCTAAATCACATAAGTTAACCCGACCATCCCATGTATGATACTTTCTAAAAGAAGCCTTCCTAAACCGGTTAGGGTCTAATGGGTCTAACTCTTCATGGATTCTATCTTTTATATATTTTATAAATCTATCAGTTTCGGTATCAAAATAAATTTTGGCATAGCTATTACCTATGGTTATCTTCAACAGATGATGCCTCCAATTCTAATCCTAAATCATTAATGATAGCTGTAGCTTGACTATCTGATAAGTATAAAACTTTATCCATCAGCTTCCTCTTAAGATTGATGCGTTTAGCTACCATTAAATTTAGCCCAATATACGTTCGTGCCGAGCTGTACTTATCTTGCTCAAACTTATAACTCTCAAAAGGCCAATTATTATAAATTTCCTGTTTGTTAACACTTTGGCTTACTATTAATGGAACTATTATATTAACTATCAAATCCTCAGGGTCCGAGGAAGCTCCTATAAATTTATCTGATAGTCCATCTCGATTACAGTATAGTAATTTATTAGGAGTATCTGTAAAATAATACTCACCTGCATGGTCTTTATATAAATAAAACAACTTGGCTACACCCCACATTTTAATCAATACTATATTATAACACAGTATTAGCAGGTTTGCAACCAAATTGTTTAATTTTAACTAAATTTTTATAAAGCTAAGCATACTTTTAAAGCATGTTCCATCTTACTTTCTTCCTCTTTGCTAATATGACCAATATATTCAACTAAATCAGCTTTATTAACGGTAACAATAGCTTCAGTTAGCCCCAAACTTTTCTTAGGTGTTTCTGTGACAATAAAGTGTGTTGGCAACGGAACTTTGTGTTGGGTCGTTAGTGGTACTACAATTGTGTTGGGGCTATGCAGGTTTCCTAAATTATTTTGCACAACTACACAAGGCCGTCTCCCAGATTGGATATGGCTCCATGATGGTTGTTCTGGTAAATTAATGTAGTAAATATCCCCACGTTCTAAATCGTTATTCATTATGATAACTTCCTTTCTTTTTCTATAATAAAAGGATACCATTTCTGGTATCCTTTGTCAACACTTAATCGTGAGTTTTTTCATCGTCAAGCTCGTGTTCCATATTATCTATGTCTTCATAAGCATCTTCAAGTTCACTATTTAGAGAATCATTTTCTTCCTCTAGTTCCTCCACTCTTTGTTCCAAATAATTGATGCGGTCATACATCTCCTGATTACTTGAGAATGGTTCCTTATTGTTCATCAATATCATCTCCTAAGATATAATTAATTAGTTTTTGCTGTGGTTTATTCTTTGGAACATTCACAAAACCGATACCCGCCGTGTGTTTTTCTTCCTCCTCTTAAACAAGCACTTATTTTTGAAGCATTAAGACCAAGTTTTCTTGCACAATCATGAACTCCAGAGTATTTAGTCTTTTTATTATCTTTAATTGCATATATCTCTCTCTGTGGGAATCTTTTATTTCTTTCTTGTTCTAACTTGTTAGCCCATCTTAGATTAGATACTCTGTTATTGTCCTTGTTTCTATCAATATGGTCAACAGTTTCCTTGCTATCTGGATTATCAATAAAAGCTATAGCAACTTGCCTATGAACGGTAACGTTTTTTGCTACGCCATTTTTATACAGTGTTACCATATGATACCTTCCAGTTGTGTCTTGTAATAGTATTTTAGACTTAATAGTTCTAATACCGTTTCCTCTTGTCTTTACATTTCTAGTAATTGACCTAACACGTCCAAAACTTGACACTTCATAATTTGAATAGCCTGCTATTGGTTTCCAAACTTCTTCTTCCAAAAAACAACCTCCCTTAATGTTAATATACATTATACATAGTATATTACAAAATTGGGAGATTGTCAATATTTTTTTATTTATTATTTGTTTTTACAAACCATTTGCTATCAAAGAAAGCGACTAAGTCATTCATAATATATAACATATAAGTGAAGAATAAAACCCAAACAGCTTCTCCTTGCATTGCAGTTACTAACCACAATACGATGGAACTAAGACCTTGTGCAAACCAGAAGTAGTAAGAAGCACGGAAACGGCGAACGGTTAAGATTGCCCCCGTAAGACCGATAGTAGCGGCAAATGCGTCAATAAACGGACGAGGACTAGTTAAGATAACCGTATCAAGACCGTATGTCACGATAAAGAAACCAACGAAAGTTAATGCCGTCTGCAAAGCGAACTTGGAGTTCATCTTACGAGGTTCTAAATCTTTACCATTATTCCAAGTCTTATTAAATAGCACCGGCAAGTCCAACAGGAAGATATAGAAGCCTTGCATAACAATATCAGAGAAGTTCCCTGTCTTTAATGCCACGTAAATCAGCATAGCCGCAGAAACGAAGCCCAGAACACCGTTGATAGGACGTCCGTTCGTGATACTTAAAGTACAAGTAAAACCAATCAACCCGGCAACCGTTGAAGTTACTCCCAAACCAGTAATTCCATGACCAAGACCAACGTATAACAGGAACAGCCAACCAATTACCAGCAAGACATAGCTGGACTTTGTCCAGCCGGTCATCTGGTCTTTGTACCAACGCCAATTAAATACCCGACTAACTGATTCCGGGTTATATCCTAAATCCACCACTGTATTACCTTGTGTTTCTTGCTGCAAAATAAAAACTTCCTTCTATATTTATTTAGGTCAATCTATGCTTAGACTGCCTTGTCCGCCTATAATGGCATCTTTCCTATATTAATCTAACCTCTTAATCAAATCACTATATGAATAACTACCACGCAATTCTTTGTATGCATCCATGTTAGCCTTAATCCAATTACTAGCATCACCAATAGCTATATCTGATTGGTGGTCTAATAGCTCTACTTGGCTGTTATACGTTTTTAGCCATAGTTCCATATCAATAATCAACTTCAACTGCTTATCTGTAGCTAGTTTCAATAGGTTCACCCCAATCTATTCTGAATATTGGTTCTCATCATTAGTTCTAATAATAGACTTGATTACTGGTGAATCCATACAATCTTCTAACACATGTACTGCATTTTGGTCAACGTAATACAACTCTTTAACTTTGTTAATATATTTGCTCCAGAACACATTCATCATAGCTAACGATTTTTCTAGTTCTGGATGACCAGTTCCTAATGCAATTCCATAATCATCAGATAATCCAGTATCAATTAAGTCAACTGCCTGTTCCATCATTGTTTCATATAAATGGTTTAGCACACTTGATGAGCTAGCCTCACAAAATCCAATTAAAGCGAACCCACCAGAATTAGTTTTACCTAATTTTCGTTTTCCTTCGCTACTTTGGCTCATGACATAATCTTTAATCTGATTATACTGAGTAGCAGTGACATACTTATTACGAACTACCATATGAGCAGGAAACTCTGGGTTTAAAAGCAGCGTCATCTCAATGTATGGATAGACGTCTTTACTACGCTTGATAAGGCTCACCTCTAGTCTTCTTTTACATCAACTTTAGCAGTAGTGTCAGTAGTTTCTTCTACCTTAGCATCTACTTCCTTATCTTCGAGATTCTTAACTCTATCTGACAAAGTTGCTAATACCGCTTCTACATCAACCTTAGGCTTTGGTTCTCCTACTGTGTAATAGATATCCAAATATCCTTGTTGAGGTGTGTCAGGTTCAATCAATCGTGGGTCAATGAAAGTAGATGGATTGCTAGTATCATCTGACAAGTGTACCGTTACATAATCCGTATTGAAACGCTTGGCTACTGATTCAATAACCTTTTCTACTAATGCATCAGACTTAATAGCATCTTCTCCATAGTTATTGTCATACAAGTTACGTTTTAAGTCTGTTACCAGTTGCTTATCAAAGATAACACGCAAGTTACCAGTATTGCCATATCGGTGTTCTACTCGATTATCAAAGGCATTTGAGGTTAAGATAGTAGTTACTAAACCCTTTGCAATATCATCAAGCGGGTTAATGTCTACTTGCTTACCTAATTCCTTTTTAGTAAATAAGCCTACTCCTAATTCTGTAATCTTTGAGTATCCTTTATCAGATATCGTAGCCGTTAACCCTGAATCCGTAATTGTCAGCCCTTTGAAATGGATTAAATTAGCCCCATCAATAATTCCTTCTTTGTCGTCATACATTATAATATTACTTCCTTTCCTTAACATGTATTAAGAATAACATGTATAGTATTCATTGTCAACACTTACTTAAAATTAATTTTAGGAGTTGTCATGTGTTACTTTAGCAGCTGCCGCACTAGCAATGGCGCCAACTAAATCATCGACAAAAGTATTAATTCTGGTGTCATCTGTATCCAAATCTTTGATGACGCCCGTTTTTACTTTATCTACCATTCCAAAGGAACTCACACCAATTAATCCGTATAGTTGACTAATTGATACGCCCAATACTTCATCTACAGCAAAGACGCCTAAATCATTGCGAATGATAGATAATAGGGGCTCTTTAATCAAGTTATCCTGTGCTAATCGGTCTAATTCTAAGCCAGTCATAGCTAAATTTAGTATATCACGCTTGTGCATTACTGTAGTAACTGCTGTTAAACACTCATCTACAGTCAAAGTAGGGATATACTTGTATTCTAATTGGTAGGCTATATCAGCCATGTCATTTAGAGAAACACCTAGTTCACTTAGTCTGTTGACTACAAACTTATAAGCTTCTGTATCTTGATATTTCATTCCTTTATCCATTAGAACCACCAGCTGCTGGCTTATTGAGTTCTGCGTTAAGCATCCAAATTGTCTTTTCAACATAACCGAGATATTGTTCTACCTGACTAGTAGTAACCACATCGCCGGCATCGCTTGCTCCGCTATGCAAGTTATTATAAGTGTCATCCAACGCTTCAAAGATATCTACTAATTGCTTTACTGAATCATTTGTGTCATCATTATATACTGATGGCACATCATTAATAGTTGTATTCTGAATAACTTGGTTTAAGCTAGTAAGAGGCATTCCCCCAACTTGGATAATTCGTTCTGCAATCCAGTCCGTTTCTTCAAATAACTCTTCCAACATCCCATCAATTAATGGGTGGTCAGTCAAGAAACGAGAGCCACGCATCAGCCAATGAATAGCCCAAGCCGTTTCATGTGCCTGTTGAAGGTTGGCTTGGGTTACTTGTAGCATATTAATATATTCATCACTATAACTTTTCATTGATTATTTTCTCCAATCTTTTAACTCTGTTCATTAAATCATTATTCTCTTGCTGTAACTTGTCTATTAAATTTAGTTTGTCTACAACTTCTTTTGATAGGACTTTTTCTCCGATAATCCCATCTTCAAAAATGGTACTTTTGTCTATTACAGTTCGTTCTGGAATATCAGCAGTTCTTGTCGCTGCAATAATCCGTTCTGGAATACCAGCAGTTCTTGATAATATTAGTTTATTGTCCATAATAACACCCCTTTTTATATCTATATGTATATAAATAGCACTTAATATGTGTATGCTATTTATATGACCAAGGTTTAGATGAGAGCTGGCTAATAGTTAATTAGTTGTTGTGAATTTGATTATATGGATTATATCCAGAAAGTAAGTCTGAAATCATTTCCTTCATACCTTCTATATTACTGATAACATAGTCCATATTCATGTTATACTTAGGTTTTAAGCTATTAACTCCTACTGATGAGAGCACAGTATATATACTAATTTTAACCATATCTGCATACTTCTTAATCGGCTCCAGTAGCTCTGATTCACCAGCATCTAGCTTGTATTCCTTTGAATAGCTAAACATATTGTAAATAATATCCGACAGCCGATTCTTCTCACTGTCAGTAAAAGTAATATCATATTGACTATCAGATGTTTTCGTGTTATATGCTACTAGTGTTCTTTGCACTAGCCACCCAAAGTTATAGTATATAGCCTTCAATATGTTACAAGCACTATTTGCTTGGTCGTCGGACCTAGAGGCAACTTTGATTGCGTCTAGCTGAATATCTCTTTTTCTCGCCATTTTGAATTGAAGGCTATCTAAAATTACTGCTTTTTGCTTGGCTATTTTACTCATACTTACATGACCTACCTTTTATTTTTTTACATGCGGTACGACTCCGCTATGTATCCTCGGCATAAAAGAACATGGGAAGAAAACGCCGAGGAACGTTTTACTTTATTGAAATTAAGCTACAAGCTCCCAGCCGGACTTGAACCGGCATTACTAGATTGGAAATCTAGCGTGTTAGCCAATTACACTAGGGGAGCACTAAAATTATTACTTATGCCTCGTTCCAGAGTTGGACTGAAATCACCTGTTTACAAGACGTTCCATAGATATGTCATTTAATGCGCATCTTTCAAGGGAAGTACAAGACTTGTATTTAAGGTTCTAAATATAGCGGTCTCAGTATATTTACCCCGCTTTTTAACAACTTCCGCAATGGACTTACGTAATGTCAAAACATCAAAGCTAGGATTCGAACCTAGAAATCCGGATTTGGAGTCCAGCAGTTTGCCAGTTAAGCTTACTTTGATAAAGTCCTAGCTTGGGCCACACTGTTAGGAGGTGTGCTAGGTGCTGTTGATAGGAGTACCATAAACCACCAACTGTACCCTGTAAATCATTAGACAGCATTACCCATCTAATGTTCAAGTGTTTTTGTATGCCATAAGCTATCATCTTACGGCTATACCGGAATTTATGTGCTTGGTAGGGATTTGCACCCTACATGACTTGTTATAGATGGCTTAGACACGGATATGGTCTTGCCAGACTAACTCCACGGCAGAATTACTATCCATCTATTTTTGAAGGGCAGTAGCTACTCGGATACATTTATGTGTCGCCATTTACCGCTACCTTATTCCAACCCTTTGTCTATCTGCCATAGCGTATACTATTCCGCCACAAGCACACGTTAGAATGCTAAATATCCTTTGACTGTCGCTGGCCCTGCCGTCTTTTCATCGCTCTCAAACTACTATTGATAGCTTCCTACACTATCTCACTAACTATAATTCGGCTTCGCAGATATATAACTGGTAGTTTATTGACTTGCCTAGGTCAATTACTAATCTTTGGTACACTTATTTATCGACCTGAATTACTTCTCCGTCCATTTCAATTTCGCCTTCTTGATGTTCATTGTAAAACAAGCTTTCTAATGAAGGATAATGGACTGTTTGTTCTGCTGAAACGTTATCATAGGCATAATTGTGAACTATAGCCATGCTGTAAGTATCATCCTTATGCTTAGCAACAAAGCATATATCACCATTAATTCTACTAATAAGCATTCCCGGAACGTAATTTTCAACTTGATTCATCCCTATTGCCTCCTGTATTCGATTTTGTATTATTTAAAAGTTGTAGCTCTCTAACTCTATCTCAAAGCCATTTATAAATATTTAACCACCCAGACGGGTATCGAACCCGTACATGTAAAGTCACCCTCTAGTCATGCCATTGTGTCTTATTCTATTCCGTCGGGCCTCCCACGTAGTGTGGCAACACTTTCCATGGTTTACAGACTATTATATGTTCCATAACTGGGTAAAACTCCATTAAGCTGGTTTTGTATAGTTCCATAAACTATTACCTTATAAAAGGTATGAGAAAGGAAGGAGTTGAACCTTCATGAGTACCTATACCGTTAATGACTAGTATATTAACTAGATACTACCTACATAGACCTTAGGTCTACAGCACTACCTTTGTGCTACTTTCTCATGCTACCATATAACCAATTAAGTGAGGTAGCCTTGCGGATTGCCTAAGTCTTGAACAGGCACACAATCTCTTCACGCGATGATGTACGTCCGCCACTTTTTATCTATTGTACAAGCCTGTTTATTTTCACAATAGATTCTTTTACTGGAGGCAATTTACCTTTATTTACCAGAAGCTATCTGGATGGGTCAACTGGGACCCGATTGCGAGTGGCAGGAGTCGAACCCAATATTTAAAGGTTATGAACCTTTCGTGATTTTCCGTTTCACTCCACCGCAATGCTCAGAGTGGGACTTGAACCCACACGTCTCTCGACACAAGATTCTAAATCTTGCACGCCTGCCAATTACGTCATCTGAGCTTATTATCAGGATAGTAGGATTTGAACCTACGACTTCTCGGTTCCAAGCCGAGCGACCTACCAAACTGGCCTATATCCTGATGATACTGCCCGGGCTGGGTTCGAACCAGCGACCTCTTGATTAACAGTCAATTATTCTACCGCTGAACTACCGGGCAATTAATGGTGCAGGACTAGCCTTTAATACACCTATTTTCAAATTTCTTATAGGCGTCAAAGTATAGCTCTTCTTTATCGCCATTATATGTTAATTCATAGTACATGCCATCAGATACTGTTGTACTTAGTAACGCCTTGTGGTTTTGAAGAGTCTTGCTATACCATACCACGAATACGTCCTGATTACTGATACTAGTATTGTCTGTTTTATCCATATGCTCATTAGTATAGTCTCTTACTAATTTAGTACATTTTTCAACAAATTCATTACTTGTCATAGTTTTCATCCTCTTATTTAATAGATTCTAGCAAATCTTTACAGTATTTAATTCCTAACTTAAACCCACTGTTATTGTCTATAGACCATCGCTCCACAGATATGTCATTTTAATCATGTACATACCAACCTAACCTGGAATCATTATTTTGATGTTGTTCCATAGATATGTCATTTATAAGTGTATACCCTTCGAGGGAATTACAAGACTTGTATTTAAGGCTCTAAATATATTGGTCTCAGTATATTTACCCCGCTTTTTTAACGACTTCCGCAATGGATTTACGTAATGTCAATACTCGTAGTAGGATTCGAACCTACATCGTTCAGTAATCTGCTGACTATGCCGGGTATAAACCGGGTGCACTACCGTTGTGCTATACGAGTGTATTAAGTGGCTAGGAAGACTATAAGAAGGAACCACTAATAATAGTTGCTACACAAGCGAAGCTCTTGTCAGGCGGCTGGCCTTATCTTATGCACCCCACTAATAAGCGGGAGTCAACAACTATTCCTTTAGTCTCATTTTCAAAACCTCAGCCGGGAGGTAGAGACATCAATATTTTGCCTGATTGAAAGGGGTGGCAATGCAATAATCAAGAATCGAACTTGAATTACACGTTTAGGAGACGTGTGCTCTATCCGTTGAGCTATTATTGCGTATATAGGGGATACCCCCTATACAGTAAGAGTAACAGCATATCACTTAGTTAGTTAAAATTAAAATTACCAACTATAAATTATCAATTGGTATGCGTCCTGACAGAATCGAACTGTCATCGTAGAGGTAGAGGCTCTATGTCTTATCCGTTAGACCAAAGACGCATGATGTAGGCTAACTTGGTTTTCGCTAACCTATACATATTATTATACCACACTTTTTAGTATTTGCAACATTTATTTAGAATTTATTTTTATTAATTTTATCTAAAAGTGTGTCATTTCAATCATGTATACACCTTTAGCAGTTAGACTGTTTTTGAGGCTTTAGCCCCATAGATATGTCATTTAAAGCATACACATACATTTCTCAATTATCCTTCGCATGAGAGATAAGCTCCAGAGATATGTCATTTATATCATGTACATACCTATCGTTGAAACAGATTATCAAGACTCCTTGCTCCATAGGTATGCCATTTAGAGCATGTATATATCCTCATTGTAAAAATGACATACTTAGCTCCAGAGGTATGTCATTTAGAGCATGTACATACCTATTCTAAGCAATCTGCTTGAGTATTATCAGTCCCATAGATATGTCATTTTAATCCTATACATACCCGACTATACAGGCAACTGATGGTTTGTACTTATAATGCATACCTTTCGAGGGAAGTACAAGACTTGTATTTAAGGCTCTAAATATAGAGGTCTCAGTATATTTACCCCGCTTTTTTAACGACTTCCGCAATGGATTTACGTAATGTCATTTGCTTATGTATTAAGAATATCATAATTGATATTCTTTGTCAACACTTATTTATAATTTATTTTAATTATTTTTTGAAAGCTTCATCTCTAATGTTTTTAGCCGCATTGATATCACGGTCATGAATAGCCCCACAGTTAGGGCACGCCCATTCACGGTCTCCTAAAGTAAGTTTATCCGCTCCTTCTAACCGATATCCACAGTCATTGCACGTCTGAGATGAAGGATAGAATCTGTCAATCTTCTTGACTTCTTTATCATACCAATCAGCCTTGTATTGTAGTTGACGAGTAAATTCATACAGGGATACATCTCCAACAGCTTTAGCTAGCTTATGGTTAGCCATCATTCCCTTAACATTCAGGTCTTCAATGGCAATTTTATCATAATTAACAATAATATACTTGCTAATATTATGCAGATATGCCTTGCGTTGGTTTTGTAAACGTTCATATACTTTAGCACGCTTAATCTTAGCTTTAACCCTACCCATACTACCATTTTGTTTACGGGCTAAATCTCTATCAGCTTTAATAAGCTTCTTTTCACTCTTTTTGATAGCGTGCATATTAGAAAACTTTTTACCATCACTAGTAATGACAAAGTCTTTAATTCCCAAGTCTAATCCAATGGCTTTATCAGTGTGATAATCAACATTCTTAAAATGGTCATCAGGCACTTCAAACCCAATTGATACATAGTATTCACCAGACTTTGTCATTGAGACAGTTGCTGAGATAATTCGGCAATCATCTGGTAATGGCCTGTGTAATACAATCTTAATTGGTGAAATCTTAGGAAGCTTAATATGGTCATCCTCTAGTCTAATACTTTTTTCACCTTTGTGAACTCTAGTCTTATAAGACCATGCACATTTATGATAATTCTTAAACTTAGGAAAGCCTACTTTTTGATGTTTCTTAATACCTCTAAAGAAGTTTTGATATGCTTGGCTTAAATTTGTTCTTGAATAGTCCAAACAATTGTTATCGCAATCTTTTAAAAAGTAGTTTTCTGGCTTGTTTTTAACCCAAGTAACTAGCTTTAATTTAGACTTTCCTGTTTCTTCATATTGCTGTTTGGCATCAGCTAATAAAGCGTTATAAACAAATCTAGCTCCATTGATGTTTTTCCAAATTAGTTCTTGTTGCTCCTTATTTGGATAAATTCTGTATTTATGTGCATAATTAATCATGTAATTTCCACTCTTTTCTTTCATTGTTAATTTTATTCTATAAACTACATTTTGCTAGTTCCATAGGTATATCATTATCGTCTTTCATCCTTTGCGTTCCGGAGGTATGTCATCCTATCCATGTACATACGGAGTGAGTTTGAGCGTTCCGAAGGTATGTCATTCTGCTCCTGTACATACCAAGCAATGCTATTGTATGGCCGACTAATGCGTTCCGAAGGTATGTCATTCTGCTCCTGTACATACCCGACCTAACAGGTAACTATTGGTTTGTACTTATAATGCACACCATTCGAGGGAACTACAAGGCTTGTATTTAAGTTTCTAAATATAGTGGCCTCAGTATATTTACCCCGCTTTTTTAATGACTTCCGTAACGGACTTACGTAATGTCATTTGATTATGTATTAAGAATATCATAATTGATATTCTTTGTCAACACTTAGTTATAATTTATTTTTATTTATGGTTTAAATCACCTTCAAAGAGGTCTTTACTATACAACAGCTTAGTTGCCAGTGTAGACACCTTAGTGTTAGCTAAGTTAACTTCAGCGTCAACTGATTTAAGCTGGCCTTCTAAGCCAGACTTCTTAATTGATAATAAGTCAATTTGTTTCCGATAACTGTTAATTTCAGCGTTCACCTGAGCAATGTCGTTCTTAATGCGCTTAGCTTCTACCCCAGACTTCGATTTAACGTCTTGCTGGTTAGCTACTGCTCGTTGCAATGCAGTGATAAGTGACCGCTTAATCGTTTCATTTAAATCTTCATATTCAATTCCAAAGTCCACTTTAAACAAAGTAATAATAGTATCTTTTTCAAAAACAAATACTAAATCGTTTAGTAGGTAGTAATCACTGGTTGTGTGGTTCTTTCCAAGTTGCCCACGAAATACAAAGTCAGCATTTTCAAATGACTTCTTGATATCTTTGACTACCTTATCTGAGTTATCTACTAAATACCGTTTAATTTCGTTTGTTTCAGACAGTCCATTCATTCTTTCTACCCAACGACTTTTTGCATGTTGGGATACATTTACTTCTACAGCTTCTTCATTTGCCATATTTGATTACCTCTTTCCTTATTGAATAAACTCAGTTTACTACAATTTGGACGAGCCGTCAACATTTATTTTAAATTAATTTTATAATCATTTATGTATTAAAAAAGAGAGATATAATCTCTCTTTTAGTAAATTAGTTAGTTGCCCATGCTTGGGTACCTTGTTTGTTATACAAGTTTACTGCATTATCAATTTGGGACTGTACATCCCCTTCGCCCCCAATTAAGGTTTGAAACAACCCGGTTGCTGTACTTGATGGGTTAGCAGCATGTACTTGGTTATTTGATTCCCGCCACATAATGGCCTTCCAATACGAGGCACTTTGACCAGTACGTGATGCCATTTGGTCAGCCACTGCTTGGGCTTCGCTATCCGATAGCGTTCCATCAGACGTGGTTACGCTAGACCCAGTATAACTAGATTGAGCTGTGCTTGAAGCACTCTGAGTCGCCTGTACGGAGCTCTGAGAGGATTGTGTGGCCTGCGAAGCTGAGCTAGAACTGGATTGTACTGTTTGGCTAACCGCTGAGCTTGATTGGCTTTCCTTGGTAGCTTGGCTAGTCTGACTAGCCGGTGTTGTTCTACCAGTAGTTTCCTTAACCGGTTGTGTATTTTCTTGCTTAACTTGTGCTGATTGAGTATTAACTACCTTACCGGCTTCGTTAACCTTAAGTTTATCCCCAACAAAGATAAGATTAACGTTTTTTAAATTGTTATCTTTCTGAATTTGACTAACAGTCGTCCCATTAGCTAAAGCAATTTCTGAAACCGTATCGCCGGCTTTAACAGTAACGGTGGATGCTTCTGCAACCGCCCCTAATGATAAACCAGCTACTACAGCACCGACTAAGCTAAGGGACTTGATACTTTTTCCAATTTTAATAATAAAAGACTTCTTTCTTTACTTATATTTGAACACATTCCTGTGCCCTTTCAATTTAATGTAACCATCTTACCACAGAAACCAATACAATGGCATAACAATATGATTACAATTATGTTACATATACCACAATCCATTTAAAGGTACATACGAGCTAATACAACACATTATAATAAGATTGGGTATAAATACACTAGGTATGCTATAAAATGCTTATATAGTCTTATATGAAGCTCACAGACACATTGTAGAGCTAATAAGTGTCTATGGGTAGCAATAAAGTGTCTAATTTATATCGTTTACAAGTGTAAACCAGTGCCATACCCTAATATTAGTCCATATAAAAGCATATAAGTATACTATTAGGGTTAACCCTTATTTGATACCATTATACTTTACTAAAAATAATGGATATTGTTCTAATACTATCAGCTGAAAGCCTATATCTGAGGATGAACTTTCCTCAGATGCACAAGAGCGGTGCAGTCCGCTCGACTCAGGAGGCTGAAAGCCGGGGCTCTAGAGCCCCGATAAGTGGTTTTCTTATCTATTATATACTTTCATATAGGATGAAGAAAACCACTTCATCAAATCAAAACCTATGTATTGAAGAAAACCACTTCAATCCACCAGCGAGCCAGCGCTGGAGCTGGTTACCTCCAAAGACCGGAGGCAACACATCCATAACTTTGTGATAATAAATATTCTCAAATTGGTACTTAATTTATATAAAGTTTACACAGGGTTAGCTAAGGGCTGTAGCCCGTGCTATCACTGGGTTTTGATGTATCCCACTCTACAGATAAATCAGTAGACTGTAATACATACAGTTCACTGAAAAAAGTCTTGTTTCACCTACTACAAACGTTTTAATATCAACGTTTATAGCACATTGGTACCCTGTGATTACTGTTTGTTATAAATTTGTTGGTAATCACAGGTATCCGTGATATAATGAAGTCATAGGAAGTGAGGAATCCAACAAATGGAAAACTATATAGAGAACAATATTAAGCTTATCACCAATTCAAAGGCTACTCCTTTTGCAACTCCTCTTAGGACGGTTAAAGGGCTAGTAACTGTGCTAAAAACGTTGCACCATGAAGCATTAACAAACCCTTCTCATCAGTATGTAGATGAGTCAATGGTAACAATCCAGATAAGTCCAGAAGAAGTTTGGAACATTTCACCTAAGCGATTCAAAAAGGATTACTCAGTCAATGATACTCGCAATGCAATTCGAATGTTATCTCTCGCAGGAATGCTAGTTCCGTGCACATGGGCTCTTCTTAACTATAATGCTAAGGATGAAAAGATGGCTGCCGTTCATAAAAACAAGGATGAGTCGGGTTACATTGGCTTGCCCTCTGTTTATATGATTCCAGATTTATCATACTATGATAATCTTCACTGCGATAGGATAACCCGTAGTTTCAACATTAAAACAACACTGACATATTTATCACTCAGTGCTACTTATGATTATAACACAGCTAATTTTGTCTATGGTAACCTCAACAACTGGGGTATCCCATCGCCTACCGTTAACCAAGCAGAAAAGTTAGCTCATTTAGTTGATGTAAAAGGTATAGTTACACTAGAAGAATCTAAGAAGTATCTAGTTCCGTCTAAGTTTCCCAAGGGGTATATACCACCAACCAGCAATTCATATTTTATTTCTCAGCTAAACGCACTAAAAATGACTGGGTGGCTTCGTAGTCAGGGAGTATTCTTTGATACTGCTAGCAAAGTTAATCCTGTATTGACCAAAGATATATCTAGGAATAGTAAGGTTTTATATACTCGTTCGTCAATTAAAAGATAACAAATAAGCACTTACCACAGCCTTAATTGCCATGGTAAGTGCTTATTTTTATACATAATAGTAATTAAATTACATCTTTGAGAATACCCAGCCGGCAAAAGCTGATAACAATAATACTAGCAATTGTTTAATCCAATCAGAACGATTTTCTCTGATAGCTTCAATATCATCATCCTGTGCCTGTATTTGGCTATCTAGCTTATCACTTACCTTCTCAATTTTAGCCTCTAGTTTCTCAATGCTAGCTTTAACTTCTTGTTCGAGGCTGATTGATTGCTTTTGTAAGTCATCTATCTGTTCCTTAATCAAATCAATTTCACGGCTGTTGGCTTGACTGTAATATTTACGGTCAACCGTGATAGCATTAATTTGGTCTTTAAGAGAGGTTAGACCCTCAGAAAAGGCTTGTAGTTGTTCGCTGATTGATTTAATATCCTCAAACTCAGTTCCCCTAGCCATCCTTGCACCATCTGCTTTCATATATTATTTTGTATGGGCGTGGTACTAATAACGTATTAATCAAGTAGTCAATACAGTAAGTAGTTGCCTCAATTAATAATATAGATTACGCTACACGTTTATAACCTCAATATTAATAAATGTTATAATAGGCTCTATAAGGTGGTGATACATTGGAACACAAAGAAATTTTGGAAAGACGCCGAATAATTCTTAGCAATAACCCGGGGTATCATTTAATTAAGAAGGGAAATCGAGCTGTGGGCTACCTTAGGCATTGTTGTATTTGTGGGCGCCCTCTAACTGCCTATATTATAAACGAGAACAGATATGTGACTATTTGTAGGCATTATCAAATCACAACTGTAGCTTCATTAAAGCTCAGCATGTGTGCCGATATTCGTTCTTGTGACAGATATGAGAAGAAGAAAGGAGAAAAAACTTAATGAGCTCAATCATAGATAACTTAAAGGCTGGTTTGAATGACACTGACAAAAATGGTGATGACTTAGATACTCAAACTAAGACCAACCTATTTAAATCAGTGTCAAAACTATCAGAAGGATTTCTAGATGCCGTAAACGCTGGTAAAATTGAAGTTAGGGACATTAAAGATATGAAGGATGTTGCTTCTATCTACAATATGATTGTTCAGGCTGGTGGTATTGAAGGCTCAGAAAAGGCACCAGAGTTGAGTAAAGGTATTCGTAATTATTGGGTTATCAATAATAATACCCCTGTTGACAACGTTGAAGGCGCCGATGTAGTAGACCAATTGGAAGGAATGAGTAAAGAAGATATTAATAAAATGCTAAATGAACAGGAAAAAATTAAGAATAATGAGAATGCGGGTGATATTTAATGGTTAAACTTGAAGAAGCCGATATTAACTTCTCAGGAGCCGATATTGTTAAAGTTGCTAAGGATATGTTTAAGACTGATAAGCCTACTGTTGAACAGATACAGTATGTCATACCTATGCTAAGGCCAACCAACTATCTGCTGGAGCATCATACTATTGCTGGGCACCCTATAACCTATAGTATACCTAACTACGGTAACCATGACTTTTCTAAGTATTTTGGTCATCGTCCGTGGCAAAGAGCAGTATTAAACGACCAATCACAATCTAAAGTTATAATCAAATCACGTCAGCTCGGATTTTCAGAAGTCGGTGTTAGTGAGGTTATATGGTTTTGTGATACACATTCTTATGACAATGTAAGCGCATTGTACACATTCCCTAAAATTGTGGGGCGCTATAAGGTAACTTATAGTGTAAAACTCTGTTAAACGGGCAGGAGTAATAAGTCTGAGAAGACGAAGCGCTCCGGTAAGGAAGGCTAAGTCCATAAATGGATAATGCTAATCCCGTACCAAGCCGGTACAATATTAATGTGGTATCGGAAGGCGTAACGACTAAACTTAGAGGTAGCTATTAAAATGGTAATAGTAAGAACTCTATAACAAAATCTTTTAATTGTCTGTGTCATATGGTATAATGAGTTCATAGTAAAGATGAAGGAGAATACCATATGACAAAAAGAAAAACAAATTCAGAATTTCGTAACGAGGTTAGGTCCCTGGGTGGGGGTGAATATACGCCCCTGGACCCATATACTCTATCTAAAAATAAGATTAGGATGAGGCATGATACCTGCGGATTAGTATATGAAGTTACTCCGAATAATTTTATTAGAGGCAAAAGATGTCCTGATTGTTCTAGGTTTACTAGCCCAGAAGATTTTTATGATAAGTTCAATAAGCAAAACAGCAATCCTTATATATCTATGGAGTCAAGTTTTTACGACTATGAAACACCAATTGTTGTTTATTGTAGCCTCCATAATTACAGAAGTGTTCTAATGCCTACTAGTATATTGAGAGGGTCTTACTTATGCAAGTACTGCCGAGGCATTGCTAATAAGAAGAAGCAAGTTAAGACCATTAGCGACTTTGAACAGCAACTATATTTAAGTCATAAAGGCTCAATTATTGCGCTTGAAAAGTATAAGAGCACACACGAAAAAATTAAATTCAAGTGTACCGTTTGTGGGTCTACTTTTAAATCAGAACCAAACTCAGTTTTGAGAATTTCCGGGTGTCCTGTATGCTCACAGTCGCATGGTGAGGATGCAGTATCAGAATATCTAACCGAACACAACATTAGATATACCCCGCAGAAAACATTTTCAGAGTGTGTCTATAAGCGTAAGTTGCCCTTCGATTTCTACTTGCCAGAATACAATACATTGATTGAGTTTGATGGTAAGCAGCATAGAGAGGCTATTGACTTCTTCGGTGGTGCTGTTGCTTTTAAGTCGCAAAAGATAAGAGATAGTATAAAAGATTCTTTTGCACATAACAATGGTATCACCTTGATTAGAATAGGTTCTATAAATGAAATAGATAAGGTATTAAACAGACAGTTAAAAAGAAAGTAATGCAGAGGCTCATTATCCTAAACTAATGAGCATGATTTAGTCTAATCCCTATATAAATACTAGGAAACTAGGGGTAGGTATATGGCAACATATACAACAGAATGACAAATAAACAAATGAAGGATTTCGTTAAAGCTCGTGTTAACCCAGAGTTTCAGAGTGGATACTATGCTGGGTTAATTGATAAGTATAATGACTCATTAGACCAAAAGTCAATAAGAAACTCTAGAATATACTTTCGTAGTTCTAGCAAATCAGGTTCAGTCGAAGGTTTGAATATCAGTTTTCTATCAATTGATGAATATGACCATATTGCTCCTACTGCTGAAATATCTGCAATGGAATCTATGTCATCATCAAAGTATGGGTTAGTACGGCGATGGTCTACACCAACTGCTGATGGGTATGGGATTAGTAAGTTATATGACCAGTCCGACCAGCGTAAGTGGGTATATCGTTGTCCTCATTGTGGATTAGTTCAACAGTTAGACTACGAAAAGAATATTAAGCTCGTAAATCCTGATGGAATTGATATTATCGGTAAGAAAATTAGAGAAGGAACTTATATCTATGTGTGCCAGAAGTGTGGTAAAGAACTGGATAGATGGTATAATGGTTTCTGGGATATTACAGCCCCCGGAGATGGTGGCCGTATCCATGGATACTCAATATCACAGCTCGATGCAGTCTGGGTTTCTGCTAGTGCGATAAAGGAAAAGGAGCTAAACAGCCCCAATAAACAGTTCTTTATGAATTATACTTTAGGCAGAAGTTATGAAGATACAAGTAATAGCTTCTATGAGGAAGACGTTCTTAGTCATCGGGACGACCGACCTAGAGTAAACACTAGAGGTGACTACCGATTAGTGTCCGCGGGTTTGGATTGGGGCCAAAACTGGCATCATTTAGTAGTATTAGGAATGACTACAGGCGGCCGAGTTGATGTGTTAGATTTGAAGCGGTTCAAACGTTCACAAGGTGTTGAACATATTGAGGAAGACCTCAGGAATATAATATTAGAGTTAGAAAAGTATAGACCAAATATTATAGTACCTGATTTGGGATTTAGTGGCAACTACGTTACCCGTCTACAGCAACACTTTGGTAAGCAAGTTGTATATGGTTGTGTCGTTAAAAGCACTAAGAGTACAGGTGACCCTGTAGCACACTTTAATGAAACAAGTTCTCAGGTAACCATCGACAAATTAACTCAAAACGTTATGATGATGTCCGATATGAAACGGGGTGACATTCACTTCTATAAAGACGTTGACCAAGACTTAAAACTATTTATAAATCATTGGATGAATGTCGTTATTCGTACAGATGAAGATGAAACTACTCATCAACCTATAAAGACAATCATGAGAAAAGGCGACGACCATTATGCTCAATCAAGCGTCTATGCCAAAGTTGGTATGAACAAGTTGATTGATGTATTACGTGAAGAACGTGAAACGCCATCAATCGTTACAGCACTAGATTCAGATGTCGGTGCTGTTTTAAATCAAGAGCCTACGGACTTAGCTAGTGAGTTCGATATAATGTAGTCTATAAAGAGGTTTCCCCCATGGGTAGCCTCTTTTTGTATGCCCAAACTATGCTCACCACTAGCACGCCAATTACCCGCCCTTATGCACGCCCTAATATATTATCTTCTTTATTTATTTTATAAAATGACATAATGCTATACTTTAAATAGGCCACTTCTCTGTATGATATTTCATTATATTAGTAGTGTAGAAGATACGAAAGGAGGCTCTTATTCATTGGGAATTAGAGATTTATTCCAACGTGATACGCTCAACGTACAAGATTACGTAGACGTTGACGAATATGCCAAGGAAGACTTACAGAAGTCATTTAGAACTGGTAAGTCTAACAATCGTGGTAAAGTTGATGCTCTTGATATTAATCAAAGCAACAACTATGGTGGTCCTTTTAGTGCCGTTAATAAGAATGATGTTTTGCAGAAGAAGAAAATACTTAATCAATACGCTTCTAACGTTATTGTGCAAGCAATCATTCGTACTAGGACTAATCAGGTAACACCTTATTGTATTCCAGCTAGATTATCACGTGATGGGATTGGCTATGAAGTTGTCCCCAAAGAAATTAAGGGTGACAAGGCAACTAATAAGCAGAAAGAACGCTCTAAAGAATTAGAAGACTTTATATATCATACTGGTAAAGATGATAACAAAGAGTGGCGAGATACATTACCAGCATTTGTTACAAAGATTATTAATGATATCTTGGTTCAAGACCAAGTTAATATTGAAAGGGTATATGAATCCCCTAATTCAGCACAGCTTAATCACTTTAATGCTGTTGATGCAAGTACAATTGTTATATCTAAGCTTCCAGCAAGTCTAGACCAACCTCGCTCATTTGAACAAATTATTGATACCAAGAAGATAGCCAGTTTCAATGAAAAAGAAATGGTATTTGAAACCTATTGGCCTACAACTACAGTTAATAATCGTGGCTATGGCTATGGGCCACTTGAAGTGGTATTACCTCAATTAAGCTATGAAACAAACACTGAACAATTCAATGCTAGGTTTTTCAGCCAAGGTGGTACAACTCGTGGTATATTAGTTTTAAACCCTAACGGTGATGCTCAGCAACAACAAATGGCAATTGCAGGTATTCGTAGACAATGGAACAGCCAAGGTGCTGGTATGAATGGTGCTTGGAAGGTTCCAATGATTTCAGGTCAAGATGCTAAGTTTGTTAACATGACACAAACGAGCAAGGATATGGAATTTGAAAAGTTTTTGAATTACCTAATTTATGTTATTGCTGCTGTTTATCAAATTCAGCCAGAAGAAATTAACTTCCCTAATCGTGGTGGTGCTACTGGGCGTGGCGGAGGAAACTCTGTTAATGAAGGTAACACAATGCAAAGTAAGATTAGCAGTAGCCAGAGTAAGGGACTACAGCCATTGCTGTTCTTTATCGAACGTCTGATAAATGAAAAGATTTTGTCTAAGGTTGATAGCGACTATCAGTTTAAGTTTACCTTAGGTGGTACTCAGTCAGAGTTAGAGAAGCAACAAGTTATTGAAAAAGAACTATCTAATGGTATGTTGCTAAATGAGGCTCGGGCTAAAAACGGATTATCCAAGCTTGATGGTTTGGATATTCCAGGGAACGTTGCTCAGGCAGTTCAGTGGAAGCAGTCAGAAATGAAACAAAGTGACTTACAACATTCTAAGGATTACAATAAGGCACCAACTGACCCAAAGTCACCACTTCCAGTTGGGGATAATCAGCCTAATAATCAAGAAGATAGTCAATCTGACCAAGATAATCAACCGAATAACAATAAGCCCACACAATAGTTATATTATTATATGAATGAGAATGACTTAAGGTGGTGTTAAAGTGTTAAAAGACGATTTCGACATTTTCTTACCCTTTGACAGAGTTGAAAAAAGTGATTCTGGTAAGAAAGGTAAGAATGTGTTTGTTGCTGGTTGGGCTTCTACTCCAGCATTGGACTTTCAAGGTGAACGACTAGATTCATTCGGTCTAGACCCTAGTTATCTATTTAATAATGGGTTTGTTGATTATGAACATGACCAAGATAAAGTAATTGGTTATCCAACTGATAAATCATTTGTAGACCCTGAGAGAGGTTTGTATGTAGAAGCAGAATTGTTTGGTGATATGCCAGAAGTTCAAAACATTGTTAAATTAAATAATAATTTAAAAAAGGCACAAGCCAAGCGTAAGTTAGGGTTCTCAATTGAGGGCAAAGTTCTTAAGCGTGACCCCGTTGACAAGAATGTTGTTAGAGAGGTTATGGTTACAGGAGTAGCCGTCACAAAGAACCCTGCTAACCCAGAAGCTACATGGGAACAGGTACAGAAATCAAACAGTGCTTTGGTGGCTGGTACCGGATACTCTCCTAGTACCCAGCGTGGCGGGGGTGCCTTACGCCCAGAATCAATGGCCGCTGAATTGGTAAACTTAGCAGCTCGCATTCGAGAGATGGAAACTAGCGTTCCTGACCTTGATGTATTTGCTAAGGATACCGCTAATGCTATTGAAGACCGTGGTGTTGACGATGTATTAGTATATCAGTTATTCTTACAGTTATTTTCAGGTAAAAGCGCTGAGGCTGTTATTCAGGCTTTGCCTAAGAACCTAATTACTCATAGTGCAGAAGAAACTGGTAATATTGATGATTAAACCAAGAAAGTAGGGAGAAAATTTGAAATTACAAGAAACATTGGAAGCTCTAGAAAAGTCTACTAAAGACCTAACTAAGAGCGTTGAAGATGCAAAATCTGTTGAAGACGCCAAGCCAGAAGCTCCAGCAGAAGCACCTAAAGAAGCTGAACCAGAAGTTGAACCAGAAGCTCCTAAAGAAGCTGAACCAGAAGCTCCAGCAGACGACACGCAAGTTGAAGTAGGACAGGCTACGGAACCAGTAGAAAAAACTGAAAAGTCAGTTAATATCGACCGGGACTTAGTAATGAAGTCATTAGACACGCTAAATTTAGCACTAGATGTTATTAAGTCGATGTCTAAGCCAGAGGCTCGCCAAGACAATATGTCTAAGAGCGTGGTTGAAGCTCCTGATGCTAAGCATAAGGAAGATGTTAATGGTGGTAAACAATCCTCTGCTGTTGTCAAGGGTGCTGATTGTGATGACCCTGATATGAAAGATGATAAGAAGAAGGATAAAGTTTCCAAGGATGATGACGAAGTAGAAGAATCTGCTAAAAAATCAGCTGATAAAGATGATAGCGATAAAATGTCAGATGATAAAAAGAAAGACAAAGAAGAAGATAATGCTACTAAGTCTGTAACTGGTAAGGCTGTACAATCAGATGATGCAGAAGATGATGTTGAAAAGTCAGAAAAGGCTGACAAACCATCTAAAGAAGAAATCATTAAGTCGTTTAGAAATCAAGTTAGCGAAGCCTTAGAAGAATCAGATTCAGATGTAATGGCTGGTCCTAATAGTGCTCGTTCTAATAGACTACGTGAAGTATTGTCAGAAGCTAACAAATCAACTGAATTATCTGATACTTTGAAGAAGTCATTCTTGGATATCAATTAATTTGTACTAATTTGTTACTAAATCATAAACTCGTTATATTATAGTTGTAAGCAAAATGACTTTTAATCATTTAATCACATAAAATGAGAAGGGACGAATTAATTTGTCAGATAATAAAGAAAAAACCTTGTTCGGCAAGAGCTTGGAATTAAAGAATGATGTTGCCGACAACATTAGTAAGGCTTTCGTTGCTGGTACTGGTATTACACCACAAACACAACCAGACGGTGCTGCTTTACGTCTTGAATCAATGGATAACAACTTAAAGAACACTACTTGGGGTACTGATGACTTTACCATTTATAATGATATTTTCAAGCAACCAGTAGACCAAACTGTTCGTAAGTATGTACAATTCTATAAGCATGGGCGTGTTGGTCATGCCTTGTTCCAACCAGAAATTGGTATTGGTGCTGTTAACAGTCCACGATTAGACCAAAAGACTATCTCAATGAAATTCATTGTTGATACTAAGCAAAGCTCATTGGCTATGCAATTGGCTAACACCATTACTGACCCTGTTCAAGTTTTGGAAATGGACGGCGTGGAAAACGTTGTCAAAACTATTGAATGGGCTATCTTCTATGGCGACTCTGACTTAACTGCTGGTGAAAAGGGCGATGGTCTGGAATTTGATGGCTTGCAAAAGCTTATTGATGCTCATAACCACATTGACCTTGAAGGTGGAGAATTAACGCCACAAGTGCTTAACAAAGCCGCTGTTAAGATTGGTGAAGGTTTCGGTGTTGCAACTGATGCTTATATGCCTATTGGTGTTAAGGCTGACTTTATCAACCAACACTTAGGTGCACAACGTATTATGCTTCCCGGTCAAACTGGTGGTATGGAAACCGGTTTAGACATTGACCGTTTCTTATCAGCACGTGGTAACATTAAGTTGCATGGTTCGACTATTATGGACTTGGATAACAAGTTAGACTTAGTTAACCCAGATGTTAACTCAAATGCACCATTAGCTCCTTCATTGACGGCATCAGCAGTTACTGACCAAGCTGGTAAGTTCCATGCTGCTGATGTTACGGACAAGCAAGGTAATGTATTGCTTCCTAAAGAAGTTGGCGCTAACTTGGTATACCGTGCTACGACTTCAAGCCGTAACGGTGACTCATTAGCATCAGACCCAGTAACGGTTAAAGTAGCTAATGCAACCGATGGTGTTAAGTTAACAGTTACGAACCAAGCATTACAAAACGAACGCCCAGACTTTGTTACAATCTATCGTCAATCATTGATTGATGGTGATGACAACTTCTACTTGGTTGCTCGTGTTGCTACTCGTGATATCCAAGATGACGGTACTATCGTATTTACCGATACGAACTTACGTATCCCGGGTACTGGTGATGTCTTCGTTGGTGAAATGAACCCATTACGGATTTCATTGTTAACCTTCGCTCCATTATCAAAGCTTGACTTGGCCCAAGTAACTACGGCTTCACAATTTGCCATCTTATGGTATGGTAGTTTAGCCTTGTATTACCCACGCCGTTTTGTTCAAATCCATAACGTTCTTTATAGCTCAGCTAAGGGTAACTTAGGATTTAACAACAACATTTAATTAGACATAATAAACTAGAGAAGCCACTGTGCTTCTCTTTTTTATTGCCATCAGGTATTAATGTTATAATTGATACAGATATGTATATAAATCGAGATGGCTAAATGCCTATATTATACTATGTAAGAAAGGAGATTTTATAATGAGCACAGAGAATGCCATGAATTATTTTAAGACACCAGATAACTCTAATGACCCCTTAGCTAAAAACTATTATGGTAACCCAGATAACTCTGATGGAGTTGACTATACTAAGATTACATTAGAAGATTTAGGGTTTACTGTAGATGCAGTTAAAAATCAGTTAACAGGTATGGAAGAAGATTTATCTGACCCAGTAACTGGAGAACCATATCCAGATTCTTACTATCAAGCATTTATGGAACAAGCAGTTGCTATGGCTGAAAAGGAGTTTGACATTGTTATTCGTCCTAGGCTTGATTATGACCGGCTTGATTTTTATCGAGGCGACTTCGATTCTTTTATGTATGTTAGAACTTATGAGCGTCCCATTTTGCATGTTAAGCAGGTTAAAATGTATTTGAATGACCAAACTATTCTCGACTATCCAGATAGGTGGGTAAAAGTAACTAATCGTTTAGGGCAAATTGAATTACAGCCTAGTCTATTAGCTGGTGGTTTTAATGCAAGTATGCAAGTGCCTTATTTATCAATATCAGGATATCCATTTGGTGTACCACCAGTATCACAGGACCAATTTTCCCCACAAATGTTAGGTGTTAGTTATATTGCTGGTATGATTCCACAACCAGAAGACCAACACGGAATAAACAGGGACTATTATCCTCATCCAGACTTGATTGCTTATTGTGCAAAGTATGCCGCAATTGAAGTTCTTGAACGCTGGGGTCGTACCGTTATTGGGGCCGGTATTGCTGGTTTCGATGTAAGTATAGACGGAATTAGTACAAATGTCAATAGTACCCAGTCTGCTGAAAATACAGCTTCGACCGCCGATATTAAGCTAATGCAAGCAGACATGAAGCACATGAAGAATACTTTAATGGAATATTATGGTGGTAGAAATATAGGATTTATTGCCTAATATCATTATACAATAGTGTATCTTAAAATTAAAGTAGAAAGGGGGAGTTAATTTGGCAGATAAACCAGTAACTAATATTGACCCTTTAAAACGCCGTAATAAGATGCCAGAACTAAGAGTAGACTTAGTATTACAGGAAATTGAAAGGCTCGGTAGAGAGGTATATTGGGAGAAGTCATTCCAATGTCCTTGTATCGACCCTAAGACACATGCTCCTAAGCCAAACTGTAAAGTTTGTCATGGCCAAGGAATTGTGTTCAAAGACCCATATCAACTAAGAATGCTAATGCAATCTGATGATAAGGGAGTATATAACGGGCACTATGGCTCGCAAGAAATTCGTAGTGCTATTGCAACGCCACAATTAACTGAAAACGGTATTGAAAACGGTATTTCGGCTAGAGATAGAATTACAATCAAAGACATGAAGATTACTCAGACATATACCTTTAATGCTACACCACTTAGAATGTCCAAGGGCATGTTTATTCCATATTCAGTAGATAGTGTTGACGAAGCATATACTTTAGATAGTAAAGGGTTATTACTAAAAATTGACCCTAAGACCTTAGTATACAACAAAGATAGCTCTACTCTAGCTATTACTGATAATACCTTAGCAGGTAAGAACATATCATTGGTACTTTCAGTGGATGCTCGCTACTATGTGGCCGACATAACTAAGGAAACCAGATATGCCTATGTATCAAATGCTAAAGGTAAACTTGCTATGGTTGGTAATTATAACACAAACCTTAAGTATCAAGACCTTTATGGTGCAGATTTTAGTGGTTTAAAAGGTAACGCTGTCACTCCAGTTAGACTACCCAAGAAGTTGATTATTCGTAGAGAGGACTTGTTTGTACCGGACTCAAACATCGTTATTAATGATAATGACAACTTATCCCAGATAACCGACCCTAAGGTATCAGCAGATATGTCAGATTTCTTTGGTGATACTAATGGCTGACTTAACTAATCAATTTAAAGACCTATTTACTAGGACAATTAATCAAAACGTTATTGAGCGAAGTATGCGTGATGACTTAAGCAAATGGATTAAGACTAAAGATAGCTCTATTAATACATCTAATGTTGGTGATAATGTTCTATCATTATCCTACACATTGATAGAAGACGAAGCCAAAAAGCAAGGTGCACAGTTTATTGACTTGAAGCCGTATTTTGCCCGTTCGTCAAAGGCTAAGCATACCAAAGATGGCGGCTGGTACATGGTTATACCAATCCAGAGGGGTGCTCCCGAGTTGCGTTCTGCTTATGGCAGAAGCTTATGGGATACTATTAGTCATACAAACTACGGTGAAACTTCTAGCCAAGGGGACGTTTCTAGACTACAAGAAAAACTAGGTGTTAGTCCAAGTGCGACCATTCCAGAATTGGCTTATAAATGGAAATCTAATAATGTTACCCGTGTAAAATGGGGCTCTTCTGGTAAACGTGGCCGCTATGTTCAGTTTAGAACGGTTTCAAATAAGTCTGACCCCAACTCATGGATAGTTGGAAGGCAAACTTTAAATGAAGAAACTCCCGGAATTGAACAACTAGCTCCATATATTTCAACCATCATGAAGAACCATGTTGATGAGTACCTAAGTCAGACTAACAATATTCTATAGAGAGGGGGCAATTGAATGGCAATAAACTCCGGTGAAATTTACTTACAAGACAAAATACAGTCAATTATGAATGGTTTTCTATCCAGTCGTTATATTACTAGTGAAGATATATTAAGTGAGCTTCCTGATGACATTAAAAATCCATTTATGAATACTTATGGATTATATGCTGGTGCAGAAGGTAAGGAGATTCCAGTAACCTTTACATTTCCAGATGTTAAGCAACAAGAAGCTTTTATATTAATTCAGTTTAAAGGCGCCGATGAAGACGTAGATAACTCATCTATCGGTAACGTGCAAGCCAATATTGCTAGCTACCAAGAGGGCAATGAATTAAAAGAACGCTTGCCAGTGTCGGTAGATGAAGTTAATGGTACTAAATCATACTATGTTGAAACATCTAAACCAATATTCTCACTATCTAACATTCCAGAAATATCTGGGTCGTCAGAGTTTAAGTTTTCAGGAAACAGAATTGAACTGCCCCCTTTACCTTTCCTAAATACTAAATTTATCATTACTGTATATTATTCAGCAATGAGAACAGATAGTAATGGAAACATAATGAAAGATAAGGATGTTATTCGTTATGGGGTTAACCTGATTGAAGGGTACACAATTGATTTCTGCTCAACAAATCAAGATACTCTAAAATGTTTAACGGTACTTTTATTGGCAACTATGGTATATCTTAGAAAAACATTGGAGGACAATGATGATTTCTATTTACCTACCATTACGCTTAATGGTTCTGACTTAATCGAAGAAGTAAACAGTGCTACAGATACTTCTTACAGTCAGCAACTGTTCTACCGTAGAGCAGAGATAACCTATAAGACCACACAATCCATCATGTCAGACGCCGGTGATAGGTTAACTGACATTAATATCGAAGATTAAATCAAAGGGGGCTATAATAATGGTATCAAATATTAAAAAGGCTAAACATAAGCGTTTGTACTCAGTGGATGATTTCATTAAGTCGGCGCTAGAGTCTAAGAAGTTTGCAAAGCTTAACCGTATTAGTGCTAGTGGTTTCAGAGCTCAAATGGTTAAGGAAGACAAGGTTCTTGTTGAAGATGAACATATCTTCTTAGACAAATTGAAGAAATATTTAGCATAATAAGAAAGGCAGTGTAAATTAAATGGCAAAAACAGTTTCTGTTTCAGAAAACATGAAGCGCATCTATCCTAAGTTTAATGATAGTCGTCCTCACGTTGAAACTAACTATGATGACAGCGCATTATCAAATTCGGCATCAAATTCGCCAAAGAACATCTTTATGATTGGCTCAGCAGCTGATGGCGACCCTACTAAAGTATACACACTTAATACTTTATCACAGGCTAAGGGTACCTTTGGTTCAGGTGACCTTGTAAACGCTATGGAACTAGCATGGGACCCATCAAATGATTCGTTAACTAATGGGGGTACTATATATGCTATGCGTGCTGAGGATGCAACCCAAGCATCTTTGACAAAGGGCGCATTATCCTTTGTTTCTAAGGTCTTTGGTGACAATGCTAACAGGGTTGGTATTTCACTTGACAACGATGTAATTACTGGAGCCCCACGTATTACTGTTACGTATGACCCTAAGAATTATAGTCGGGTGTATACAAATATCGGCTCAATGTTTACTTTAAGTTACAAGGGGACGGCAGCAGCTGCCGGTTACTCAGTAGAAAAGGGTGCTGATGGGTATGCTTCTAAGTTCACGTTAGCTACTGGTCAATCAATTGATGCTTTAGAAGAAGTTAAATCATTTGACTTGCATTCGCACTCCTATCAAACAATGGCAGATTTATTGCAGGGAATTTCCGCTGTGTCTGGTTTTAGTGCTGGTGTTGTTGGGTCTACGGTTGTTGAAACTAAGTATCTTGATACTGTTGACCCTGCTGTAGACTGTAAGACAGCCCCAGTTACTGTTACTGCAAAGCTAGGTGATGCTGTTCATGCTTTACGTTATGATAGCTATGTAACACTGTCAGTTACTTCACCAGTTGCCCCCTCAGGTGTTGAAGTAGGAACAACAACAACTACTACTACTACGGTAACTGCCGGTTCAGCAACTCAGGGATTTCCAGCACCGTTTGAAAAAACGTTCTTAACTGGTGGTTCAACTGGAACTGTTCCAGTTAGCTGGGCAGACAAGTTTAAGAATGCTGTTGGTAATGACGCCTACTATATCGTAGCACTTACTGACCAAGAAAACATTCATGCCGAATTAAAAGCATTCTTAGATGAAGAATCTGATTTAGGCTATAACTACCGTGGCTTTGTTGGTGGTGGCTTTAATGAAGAACCCGAAGAAATGATTTCTCGCCAGATATCATTAAAGGATGAACGTATTAATTTAGTTGGTCAATCAGGATATTATGCAAACTTATCTGGTGCTAACGTGCATATTCCAGCCTACTTAATGGCCGCTTATGCCGCTGGGGTTGCTTCTAGCTTGCAAATTGGTGGTGCATTAACTAACAAGTATATCTCATTAGTTAGTCTTGACCAAGAGCTTACTGGTGACCAATTAGATACTCTTAACTCTAATGGTGTTATCTCTATCGAGAAGGTTGTAAACCGTAACGCTACTGGTGGATACAGATTTGTTCAAGATGTTACTACCTACAATTCATCTAATGAACCAGTTAAATCTCGCTTGAGTTTAGGGGAACTTACTGACTTCTTGTTTGACGATTTGAAGTTATACTTGGAACAAAACTTTATTGGTACCAACATCAGGACTACAACTGCCGATGATATCAAGGCTGGGGTTTCTAGCTTCTTATTCAATGAAGCTAGTTCTGATAATGGTTTAATTACCAGTTACAAAGAATCAGATATCACAGTTTCAATTAGCGGTGACGTTGCCTACGTTGTGTTCTCAGCAGCACCTAGTCAAACAATGGATAACATTGTTGTCTATGGTACCTACACTAACTACACGGCATCAAGCACAACTGAAACAGACGCTACAAAATAAGGAGGTTAGGACTATATGGCAACACTTGCAAAGCAAACGGTTGAAACCGGTAACCGTATTTATATCATGATTAAGAACGAAGTTATTGGTCGTGCTCAATCATTAACTGGTGACCGCTCATTCGGTACCCAAGGTGTGTATGAACTTGGTTCAATCATGCCACATGAACACGTATTCTTAAAGTATACGGGTACGGTATCAGTTGAACGTTATCGGTTACGTACTGGTAATATGTCTGATAAGAAGATTGCTGCTCTAGGTGAAGATGTTTTGAAGATTGATATCTTAGATATTAATGTTAAGGATAACCAAACTGGTGCCTTAATCATCTGTTATCGTGGATGCTCAATTAACACCTACTCAGAAACTTATCGGGCTAACGATATTACTGGTGAATCCGCACAATTCTACTACTTGACTTCAAGTAACTTACAGAATGGTGGATACTCAACCTCTCAATTCAATACCGCTTCTGGTATTTCTTAATAGCGACATAATCAAGAAGAGCTACTTAGTTGTAGCTCTTTTTTATTGCTAGTTTCTTTTATATTAATGTTTGAGAGCAGGGCTCTGTTAGAATAGAGATATAACTTAAATAAGGAAGAGGTAATTATACTATGGCATTATCACACGAAGAAATTATTAAGAAAATGAAGGCCGAAGAAGCTAAAAAGGAATCCAATAAAGGCAACGGAAACGTTACTGACTTAGGTAGTATGGAAGAAAGTCCCGAAGTGTTGGAGCTAAAGAAACAACTAGCTGAATCAAAGGCACAATTAGACAAAACTGAATTAGAGCGTCAAAAGCTTCAAAACCAAGTTCAGGATAAGTTTGACACTAAGTCGTTCAATGAAAACCAGAATGCTGTGAATACTATCTTAAATGGTGATGTAAAGCAATATTTTAAGAAGCACTACTCATATGACGTTGGAGATAAAAAGCTAGAATTTGATGTAAGGATGCATTTGCAGTCCATTCAAGAACTTACTAAGATTGAAGTTTTAGCGCAACAGATGACTGAGGGAATGCTTGATAATTTACAGGATGGACTAGCTTACACTTATAGAGCCTTGGCAACATTTAAGATTGTAGGTGATAGTGTTCCAGACTGGCTAACAGATGATAGCGGTTATCGTCTAGATATTGTTCAGAATGTGTATGGTGATTACTTAGAATGGTCGGAAACGTTTCGCCAACAACAAGTACGCTAATTCTGGCGGTCATAAGAACCCTTACTATCCAGAACAGGTAAATGAAGCCGGTGGGATGCGAAAAGTTGCTCGTAGCAACATCGGACGTAATATGTTTATTCTTATGGATAGGTTTCATGTTCTACCAAATGACCCACGCATCCAAACATTAACGGTAGCTCAAAGAGACTTCTTATTTGAAAGCATCCAATATGATAATGATTTGAAGCGGGCACAAGCTGAGGGTCGAGAGATTGACAGTTCCTTTGAGGACGAGTCCGAAGATTACCTTAATGATATTTATAACAGCAACGAGCATGTTGATTTGGTATCTGAAGGCGATGATATGGATGAACTCTATAACCAAGTTAAGGAAGCAACTAATGACCCAGCATATGAAGCTAAGATTGATAGTGCCATTGATATGGAATTACACGACAAAAAACTTCATGATGCTAGAGTTGACGAAGAGATTAAGCAGAACTTTGAAGAAGCTTACAAACGAGCAGAAGAACTTATGGACAATGATGAAGAGGATGAATAATCCTCTTTGTGTTACATAGCTAAAATAAGGGGTGAAGAATTTGGCTAATAAAAAAGAAGAAGTAGACATAAATTTTAAGTCCAACCTTAAATCTGTACAGTCTGAAATTAATGGTTTAATGGGTGATATAGCTAAACTAGAGAAGATGACTGACAGACTATTTAATAAGGGTAAAAATAACAACTTCACCCTTACTGATAGAGATGCAACTAATCTAAGAGGTCAGGCTGGTTCCGTTCAGAACCGGAATAATGAGTTACAAGATAAGCTTTCAAGTAGTATTAAGCAGTATAACGATATCAGAGTTGGTAATAAAGCAGTATCAAATCAAGATATTAATGCACTTGAACAGACGATATCATCACTAACATCAGCTCTATCAAGGAGCTATCAAGCCGTTGGTGCTAACAGTATAAATGGTCGCCTTAATCCACAAGGCGAACTTGGCGACATGTTTAGGGAAACCTTGAACATGCGTACCAAGGCTACAACTAACTTCTCTCGTCCATATTCTGAGAGTGCTAGTAGAGATTATGATAACTTTAACTCTGGTATAAAAGAACAATTAAAAGATTTTCGTTCAACTGTAAGTAATCTAAGTCATCAGTACAAACGGACTGATAACCGTGTTGATGACACAATAGCCGGCGGTCGGGTATCTTATGAAAGGTTCAAACAGTATAAGACAACATTTAGAACTGGTACGGATAAGGTCGGCCAAACAAACGATGACGTTAACGGTTACAAATCTAGACTACAACAGCAATTAGCTGATAAGCAAAGTCAGTATAGTTCAATTGAGGCCAAAGAGAAAAGAGGTCAATTTAGCCCAAACGAGCGTGATGGGATTAACTCACAGAAGAACGTTCTTAATTCTGAAATTAGTACCCTTAAGTCTTCGATTGACAAGTTAAACGAATTTAACAAGGCACTTGACAAAACCCAATCAACTATTGACTCTAGCAATTCTAAATTAAAACAAGCCACCACTAAAGATGAACGTACTGGTAGAACTCCTCTAAGCGTGGATGATTCTAAGGATAGTATAGCTGGAATATTAAAGTCAAGAGCGACTGCTATTATTGGCTCTGGTATATCAGCGGCTGGCGGACAGATGACATCAAGATTAGCTAGTGGTAAGAGTGTCAGGTTATCCTCACAAGATGATATTACGCCAATTATGAACGCTGAGGCTAACGCTAACGGCGCTTCTAAGAGAATGGATAATACCATATTAAACCGTTTACAAAGAGCAGGTAACGGCGCAGGTTATACTGGTAGCCAAATGTCACAATTTGCAAGTACGTATACAGGAACTACTGGAAATACTAACTATGTCACAGGAGCCAATGCAACAGCAAATCTGGCACGTTATACCGGAATGGGTACAACTACAGCTAATAACCTTGTAAGTACGTTAGGGAACGCCGGAGGTGCCTCTACAGGAATTACAGGGACATCTAATGTAATATCTGGTTCAGTTGTGAACTCAGGAATGTCAGCTAAGGCTCAGACGCAAGGGCAAGCATTAGCAAGTATGTACTCCGGTATTAGTAGTAGAGGGTTGTCTTTGTCTACTAATCAGTCACGTTCAATGGCTTCTTTCCAAGGAATTATGGCCAAGCAGGGTTCATCTATGCAGGGAGCAATGGGTGCTCAATCATATAATCAGCTATCTAGTGGTATTGCTAATGGCTATAATGACCCAGTTACTCGTGCATTGTTTGGTGGGAATAATGCTAAATATACTGGTGTTGAAGGTTCTGCTCGTCTTAAAGAAGACATGCAAAACGCTGGTAAGCAACCATGGAAGTTGAATACTTATATAAAGAACTCTTTAGACACCAGTGGTGGTAGTACCGAAGTCGCTGCTTCAAATATTAGTGAACAAACTGGTATGAGCATGGAGCAAGCCAAGAAGTATATCAAAATGCAGAAAAATGGTCAACTAACCAAGTCATATATTGAAAAAGAAAATAAGAAAAACGCAAAGACCGGAAACAAGAACGGCAAAAAGGCATATGACTTGTCAGGTGATAAAACACTAAATCAACAAGATACTTATACCGAACAGACAAATACCGCTGGTAGTGAAGCTGGTGATGGCCCTCGTGGTGCTGGTAATAATATTGCTGGTAGCACTAATCCTTTAGTTAGGTTCGGTGGAGACGTTATTGGTGGGGCTGCTATTGGAATGGGTATTAGTGGTCTAAAAACTGTCCTCGGTGGTATGGCTAAGCGTGGTGGTGTTAGAGGTATTGTTCGTGGAACAATTAGCGGTGCAGGTAAATTCACAAGAGGAACCTCTAGCGCAATTAGAGGTACCTATAGAACAATTAGAGGACTAAAGACTAATGGCGTTAGGGGTACCGCTAAGAATCTATGGGAAGCTACCAAAAACTCTAAGGCTGCTAGCAAGGTATCTAGTGGTTGGTCAACAGCTAAAGACTTATTTAAAGGGACAGAAGGCGCTTCCGATGCAGCTAAAGGTGCTTCCGATGCTGCCAAGGCTGCTAAGGCTACAAAAACTGTATCTGGAGTAGCAGAAGCTGCGGGTGATGTTTCTAAGTTATCCAAGTTTGGAAAATTTGGAAAGATGGCTGGATTAGCTCTTGGTGCTATTGACATAGGAAAAGGAGCTATTAAGGGTTCTAAAATAGTTGGTAAGGCAACAAAGGCCGGTTCTAATGTTATTAGTAAAGCAACAGGAGCCGTTAAAGGCGTTAAGGGTTCTAAAATAGTTGGTAAGGCAACAAAGGCTGGTTCTAAAATTGTTAGCAAAGGTACAAAAGCTATTAAAAGTGTTAAGGGTGGCTCTAAAGCATTAGGCCTTGTTAAGGGAGCCGCAAAAGTTGGTGGTAAGTTTGGTTCCAAGATTATACCCGGTGTAGGTATAGTTGCTAGTGGTGTTTCTATGGCTGACCACGTTAACAAACATAATTGGGTTGGTGCTGCTGGTGACGCCGTATCTATGGCTGGTGATGGTCTTAGTGCTACTGGTGTCGGTAGTATTGCTGGTGTTCCACTTAGTCTTGCGGGGGCAGGTGTTTCTGCCGTATCAGACTGGTTTAGCGGTGATAGTAAGAAGAAGTCTTCCAAAAAGTCATCTAAGAAGTCTTCTAAAAAGTCATCATCAAGAGGTTCCGTAAAGGGAGAAGATAGCACTAATAGTAGTCTATCTAAGTCGGCTAAGGGGAAACACGAAAAGAACAAAAACAGCTTAGCATCTCTATTAAAGGGATTTAATGACATGCTCGACAAAGCTGAAAAGGTTATTGCTGATGCTAAGTCAATCAATGGTGGTAGTAGTAGTAGTAAAAAGTCCTCTGGCTCCGGTTCTGTTGGTAAGGTTTCTGGTAAAGGCGTTGCCGCTATCAGGAGCATGGCTAAAAAGGTAGGTAAAGCTACTGGTATTGACCCGAGCTATTTATACGCTCAAATGATGACCGAATCTGCTCAGGGCTCCTCGCATGAAGCTAAGGTCGATAACAACTATGGTGGTATTACTTGGTCAGACTCAATGAAGGGAACCAAAGGTCTTTCTAAAGGTGATGCTAGACCATCAGCAGAAGGTGGGCACTATGTCCATTTTAACAGTGTTCAAGATTACGCTAATTACTATGCTAAGATGCTCAACGGAAGTAATTATAAGAACTTGAAGGGTTCTAAGAGTTTATCTGACTTTAATCATAATTTAAAAACAGACCACTACTACACTGCTTCTGAGTCTTCATACTTACCTCTTCTACAAGCTCAAATAAAGAGTTATAAAGCTACTGGTGGTATTTACTCTCTTAACCATAATACTAAATTACATGCTACTGGTGGTATTTATGACACCCCTACAACTACAGACGGTACTAATGTCTATGGCGAAGCAGGGGCCGAAGCTGCTATTCCTGTAAACTCAGCTCACAAGTTTTCCGGTGAAGCTGCTTTGAAAAATCTAGCGGGTGTATTTGGCAAGCAGGTTATAGATGCTGGTTCAAGAGGTAACACTTCTAGCAACTTCCATCTTAACCCAAGTTATCAAGTTAATATCAAAGCATCAGATGGGATGAATGAGAAAGAGTTAGCTCAACAAGTTAACTCACAATTGCAATCAAATCAAGATGACTTTATGAAGAAGCTCAATAGTTTTTATGCTAAAGCTGTTGCTCAGTAGGAAAGGATGGTGATTTAGAAATGTATGCAGATATGCCTAGAATGTCAGCAAAAGTTACTGTAACATTCTATACAATTAAAGGTACTTATCCAGTTGTAGCTCGTACTACCAGTGGTTCAGTACCCCGTAATTCAACGTCACAGTTTAATAATGGGCTACTGGCATTTGAAACACAGAATGATAGCTCACAAGATATGCCGTCATTTACGATTCAGTTAACAGATGATTATGATTGGTCCACACTTTTAGTTCCTAATGACTATGTTAGGATTGATGTCAGTTACTATAGCAATATATTTAGTACCGAAGCTAAGAAAGTAGTTAAGACTACTTTAGCCTGTGGTTTAATATCAAATATTAACCGTGGTATTGACTCACAATCTAATAGTCGTATTTATACTGTTACGTGCCAAGGTGTTGCTAAGATTATATACAACATGAATCTAAGCACATTTTCAGAACTGACATCAACGCTTACGTCATATGTACTATTACCAGATGACGCTAAGAAAGGTATTAAATTTGGTAATCGTTCTTCTGGTGATATTATTGAACAAGTATTTAATCGTTTTATTACAGGTAATAACGGGTTTACAGATTACGCTTTTAATAACTCTAATTTGTCAGTGCCAATGAGTAATATTCTTAAGCTATCAATAATTAAGAACTCAGATGAAGCCATGCAAACAATGGCCTATAATAGATTCTCTAATTATAATGGAACAATTCTTCAAATGATTGGTGATATTGCTGCTAAGCCTTTTAACGAAATTTATTGGACGCATGAGGATGGCGTAGCCACTTTCAACTATCGACCAACTCCATTTGACCAAGAACGTTGGGAAGCTCTAGAAAGGATTAGTCTATCTCCGTCTGACATTATATCAGAGCAAGTAAGTATTACAGATACTGACCAATACTCTATTTTTAAACTTTTAGCCTACTCTGGCTTAGGTTCTGAGACTTATTCTGGTGGTTGGTCTGGTCATCTGGCTCCTTTAACCAATACACAATTGATAAGACGTTATGGTTATAAGATGCTTGAAGTACAAGTGGATTATTTCAATGGTGATACTAAGAACCAAGATGATGATTCAACGGGTGAAGCAAACCAAAACTTATCATCATGGGCTAAAAAATATTCTAGTAAAGCAAAGAGTATTTGTAGTAAATTAAACGCCTCTGATATGTACCCGTATCTAATGACAATTATCCAATTGGAGCATGGTAGTAATTCAGACCCCATTAATGCTGCTAGTCATGGCGGAACAAACATTAATGGTGAAACCGCTAGCTTGACATTTGGTGCAAAGTTTTTAAAGAGTATGAACGGTAAGGCATCAGATGAATCACACAAGGTTACTGACAAGCTTGCCTTAGTACAAGCATATAACTTTGGCAAAGGATATATTGATTACTTATCTGATAAGAGTTCTAGCTCAATGTCGCTATCATTAAATATGGCCTACTCTGCTAAGATAGCTAAGCAAAAGGGTAACTCGTCACTAGCTACAATTCCATATAGCACTGCTGTATCAAAGAAATATGGCAAGAATTATTTATACAAAAATGGTGCTAACTTCTACTATGGTTACGAAGCAAAGACCTATTTAGGTGGGTCTAATGACAGTTCTAGTTTTACAATACAAAACTCAACGTCCCCTTCTACAGAGGGAACCACTGAATCAGAAGCAAAGAAGCATTATCCTTTATATGACAACCTTGAAGACATGTTAGCATATGCAATGGGGAAAAAAACTAGTAGTACCGCCACAATTGCTAGACAGTATGGTGGGGAATCAGAGTACCAGAAAGTATTATCTATTCTTAGAGGAAAGCCTTCCCGTTCTAGTTTTTCTAGCCAAGTAAAGTCCTTGTCATATTCAATTAGTAAGGTTAAGGCTGATGCAATATATACAAACTATAAGGAAGGTAAAGGTTCTGTTGATAAACGGGTAAGTAGGACATCCTACTTAAGTATTATTGCACCAACTCAGAGAATAACAAATTCAAAAATATCTTCTAATTATACGTATTTAAAAACACTTAAGAAGATGAAAGAACACCCAAAGAAGGCTGCCTTACAATTGATTGAAGTATCTAGTTATTCTCTGGGTAGTAAACAGGCATATGAGATTATCAAAAAATTTGTTGCCAATAAGGGTAGCATATCTGCTGCTGAGTATAATGCTATACTTAAGAAGTATGCTTTTAACGATACGGAATCCGGAGTTAACCCTCTTACTGGTAATGGCTCTATCAACTCAGTTCCTTATCTATTTGTAAAATATACCGAGAAACTGTTTAACTGGTTTGCCGATAATAGTAAGTTCCACTCAGGAACGATAACCATTAATGGTACTGCTGGCATTGAAGTTGGTAAGAGATTACTAGTAAAAGATGACAAAGATGGTGTTTATTGGGAATACTATATTGAGTCAGTGTCTCATAACTGGTCTTTTCAATCTGGTTGGACGACCGCTATTGGCGTTACCAGAGGACTACCACTCTCTTCTGAAAGTGATGATAGACGTTTCACATATCCCAAGAGTTTCTGGGGCTCTTATGAAGAATTTAAAGGTGGGTATTTTGGGGAATATGATTTAGCAACATCAGAATCTTTGTATGCTAACAGTGATTCTAAAGATGACGATTCTGATGGAGGAAGTGGAAGTGGCACTGCTGAGAAAGCTTTAAATTATGCTTTAGACCTAGAAAAGAAGAAAGGAAGCAGTTCTGCTTATGACTACGGATACCATGGCTCTAATCCATTTCACATGGGTACTGTTCGTGGCGACTGTTCACAATTGGTCTACTTCGCATTTAAAAAGGCAGGTGTAGACATTTCAAGCGGTGGTAGCTGGACTACTTGGAACATTGCAAAAAGTAGTAAGTTGAAAACAGTAAGTAAAGAGGGCGGAAATAAATCAAGTGCCTATAAGAAACTAAAGAAGGGTGATATTGTATTCTTTAATACTGAAGGCTCTGACAGCCACGTTGCTATCTATGCTGGTGATGACACTTGTGTAGGTTTCCAAAGTTTCCCAAACATGCTATCAACATTCAAATTAAAAAGCAATTCCTACTGGTGGCGTTGTTTTAGAGCACATATTTGTAGACTTAAATAATCATATAAAAGAGTAGACTTTAACTAGTCTACTCTTTTAGTATCTATATTAATCTGTGAAGACAAATAATAAATGGTAAAATGTAATTATATAGAGAGGTGATTAAATGGCTGATATTAGTATTCCAGAAGGTGACAACCCTGTACGCTATCAAGCATCATTAGGTGGTAACCAAAAATATCGTAATATGGGGAACGTTTCTGGTCAAGCATATCTTGTTAGAGGACAAGTAACTAATGTTTATTATCAAAAGGGTACTCTAGACTTTAATACGTATGGGTCTAGTGTCACTAGTGGTGTTACTGATGGTTCTGGTAGTGCACCTATTCCAGTTGATTTCTGGGGTAAAAATACAGATGGAAAAGTATTTGGATGTTATCGCCCTGTGCAGAAAGGTTCTCAAATACTGGTAGCCTATATTGGTGGTGACACTTCTCGGCCAATTGTAATCGGTGTTTACCCTGATAATGAAGCTTCATACGAGTTAATTTCACCAGTGCATTATAATACGGGTGACGATAGCACAGATGACGTTCAAAATGATGCTTTAGGCGAAAGGAAAATATACCCTAACCAGCAAATGATGTATGAGTCTGGTAAGGGAGACATCCTAAGAAGTATGGGTGGCAAGTCTTTCTTATATATATCTGAAAACGGTAGTGGCTACCTAGATGACATAAACTATGCTTACGATGAAATTAGCGATTTCTATGATGCTGATGCAAACGAAATCGAGCCAACAATGACTAAGGCTCAATCTTGGCTGTTAGTTCATGAAGACAATGAAAGTGATGAAGCATCAGACGGTCACAGAACAAGATTCTATGTTAATCGTTCTGGTGAGCTCATGGTTACCTTTGCCAATAAAGATGACCCCAATAATATTGTTGTTTTAGAGGCTAGCAAAGATTCTGGATTTAAGCTAACAAAGAGATTCGATAATAGCAATATTAAAGAAGACTCAGAAGACTATGTTCAGTTTGGCATAGGAAATGGCAATAATGTTAGTATTAAGAGCGTTGACAGCGGGGACGCTACTTCTTTTTATTTAGATAACGGTAATATTAAGTTCAGCACCCCAAAGAAAGGTTCAATAACCTTTGATGGCATATCAGTAAATGACCTATTGGGTAAGGTATCAGATGCAGAAACTGCTGCTAATGATGCTGGTACTAAGGCAGATATTGCAGCTAGTGCAGGTGCAATAGCCCAGTCAGCTGCGAGCGATGCAGCAAGTCAAGCACTAGCAGCAAGTCAGGCAGGGGAAGATGCTAAGAGTGCTGCTGTTAACGCACAAGCCGCTGGAGAAGACGCTAAAACTCAGGCTGAAGATACCCGAAACAGAATAATATATTATTCTTCAATTTCAAACGAAAAAGACGTTGCTATCCCTGGTAAATATATTATAGTTAACACTGACACCTATATTGCAAACGGTACAATTAAAACTGCACATATAGGTGATGCTGCAATAACTAATGCTAAAATTGCTGACCTAGCTGTTGGGACGGCTCAACTAGAAGACGCCGCTATCACCCGTGCTAAGATTGGTAACCTTGCCGTTGGTACGGCTCAGATTGAAGATGCCGCTATCACAGACGCTAAAGTAGGTGACCTTAGTGCTGACCATTTAAAGGCGGGTACTATAGACTTTAGTGTCATTAGTGGTATTCACATTAACGCTAGTGAAATAGACGTTGGTAAAATCGTTGCTGACCAGATTTTTGTTAAGGGACTAGGTGACATTTCTAAAAACCTAGGGACAGTTACTAGTGGTAAAATAACTGGTACAAACGTAAATGATGATATTAACACTGTACAATCTGGTGTTAATGATTTAAATAATCCAAACTTAATGAGTGTCATTGAAAAGCAGACAGCGGCCAAACAGTTTGCTGGATTAACCAGCCAGTACAACGTGATTTTAGCCCGTGCTAAAGATGACAGTATCAGTACAACTGATTTAACCACGGCCTATACTAACCTGGACAACTTTATAACGCCTCTACTAAAAGATACTACTAAGGCTAGTAAAATTGACCGGTACACTTATAATGACCTAACATATACTTATAATACGGCTCTAAGTGCTGTACAGAACGCCTTAAAGGACGCCTATAACACAGATATTAGTAGCATGTATACTAGTGTTGCAGTAGCTAGTCAAGCCGCTTCTAGTGCCGCTATAGTGGCTTCACAGGCGGCTACAACAGGTGATAATGCTAGCCATGTTGCAGAACAGGCCCGTATAGCAGCTAGTCAAGCTCAAAGTGCAGGTAATAATGCTACTAGTGTTGCTAACAATGCTAGCCAAGCAGCTTCTGGTGCAGTAATAGCGGGTAGTCAAGCAGCAGCAAAGGCTGACAAAGCAATTACAGCTGCTAGTCAAGCTCAAATTGCTGGTGATAACGCTACTAGTGTTGCCAATAATGCTAGTCAGGCTGCTTCTGGTGCAGTAATAGCGGGTAGTCAAGCATCAGTGAAGGGAGACAAGGCACTTGCAGCTGCTAGTCAAGCTCAAATTGCTGGTGATAATGCCACTAGTGTTGCTAATGTTGCTAGTCAGGCTGCTTCTGGTGCCGTAATAGCAGGTAGTCAAGCAACAGTAACTGCTAGTCAAGCTCAAATTGCTGGTGATAATGCCACTAGTGTTGCTAATGTTGCTAGTCAGGCTGCTTCTGGTGCCGTAATAGCAGGTAGTCAAGCAGAAGTAACTGCCAATAAAGCCAGTCAGGCAGCTAACCAAGCTAAAAGTGCTGGTGATAATGCTACTAGTGTTGCTAATGTTGCTAGTCAGGCAGCTAGTCAGGCTCAAATTGCTGGTAACAATGCTATTGGTGTTGCCAATAAAGCTAGTCAAGCAGCTTCTGGTGCTGTCATAGCAGGAAGTCAAGCAGAAGTAACTGCCAATAAAGCCAGTCAGGCAGCTAACCAAGCTAAAAGTGCTGGTGATAATGCTACTAGTGTTGCCAATAATGCTAGTCAGGCAGCTTCTGGTGCAGTAATAGCGGGTAGTCAAGCATCAGTGAAGGGAGACAAGGCACTTGCAGCTGCTAGTCAAGCTCAAATTGCTGGTGATAACGCTACTAGTGTTGCTAATAATGCTACTAGTGTCGCTAATAGTGCTAGGTCGGTTGCTGATAACACCTATGCTTATGCTAACTCTGAAATATCCATCCAGTCCACAGCTACTGCTAAAGCTCAAAGTGCGGCTGATAATGCGTTTAGTAAAGCTCAAGAAGTTGGTAGTCAGGCTAGTGCTGAAATAGCCGTACAGTCTAACGCTACTGCCAAAGCCCAAAGTACGGCTGACAACGCCTTTAGCCAAGCTCAAGCAGTTGGTAGTCAAGCTAGTGCTGAGATAGCCGTACAGTCTAACGCTACTGCCAAAGCCCAAAGTACAGCTGATAATGCGTTTAGTAAAGCTCAAGAAGTTGGTAGTCAGGCTAGTGCTGAAATAGCAGTCCAGTCTACAGCTACCGCTAAAGCTCAAAGTACAGCTGATAATGCGTTTAGTAAAGCTCAAGAAGTTGGTAGTCAAGCTAGTGCTGAGATAAACAGCAACTCTACAGCTACCGCTAAAGCTCAAAGTACAGCTGATAATGCTTTTAGTCAAGCGACTACAGCAATAGATAATGGTAAAGTAACTAGTCAAGCAGTGACAAACCTAAAAGACGGTTCCAAGCTAACGATTGCTGAACTAGAAAATGGACTAGCTACAAAGGTTGCCAACTCAGACTATGCTAGTTACAAAGAACAAACTGCTAGTCAGATAGGGCAACTAGTTACTAATGGTGCTTTCTCGGCATACCAAACACAGACAGCTGACTTGATAGCCCAAAAGGTTGCTACTAGTGACTTCTCAGCCTACCAAGCTACAACCGCTAAGTCGATTGATAGCAAAGTTGAATCTAACGACTTTAACACGTATAAGACACAAACAGCTGACTTGATTGATGACAAAGTCTCTAGTTCAGAATATGCGTCTGACAAGACACAAACTGCTAGTGAGATAGCGGATAGAGTAAGTAATAGTGCTTTTTCAACCTATCAAACGCAAACCGCTAGTCAGATAGCTAGCAAGGTTGATAATGGTGACTTTTCAACTTACAAGACACAAACTGCTAATTTAATTGGTTCAAAAGTTGATAATGGTGTTTATCAATCAGATAAGACACAAACAGCTAATGCCATCTCTTCAAAAGTGTCTTCTAGCGACTTTAACACGTACAAAACACAGACAGCTGACTTGATTGATGACAAAGTCTCTAGTTCAGAATATGCGTCTGACAAGACACAAACAGCTAGTGAGATAGCGGACAGAGTAAGCAATAGTGCCTTCTCAACCTACCAAACGCAAACCGCTAGTCAGATAGCTAGCAAGGTTGATAATGGTGACTTTTCAACTTACAAAACGCAGACTGCTGACTTAATTGCTAGCAAAGTAGCTAATAAGGACTTTTCAGCCTATCAAGCTACAACCGCTAAGTCGATTGAGAGCAAGGTTGAATCTAACGACTTTAACACTTATAAGTCACAGACTGCTGACTTGATTAATGACAAGGTTTCTAACTCAGAGTATGCTTCTGATAAAACACAGACCGCCAGTCAAATATCACAGATGGTAAGTAATAGTGCTTTCTCAGCTTATCAAACACAAACAGCTAGTCAAATAGCGCAGACGGTAAGTAATAGTGCTTTCTCAGCATACCAACAAACTACTGCTGACTTGATTGCTAGCAAGGTAGCTACTAAAGACTTTTCAGCTTACCAAGCTACAACTGCAAAGTCAATTGAAAGTAAAGTTGAATCTAGTGACTTTAACACTTACAAAACACAGACAGCTGACTTGATTGATGATAAAGTTTCTAACTCAGCTTATGCGTCTGACAAAACGCAGACTGCTAGTGAGATAGCGGATAGGGTAAGTAATAGCGCTTTTTCAACATACCAAACACAAACTGCTAGTCAAATAGCTAGTAAGGTTGATAACGGTGACTTTTCAACCTACAAAACGCAGACAGCTGGATTAATAGCTCAAAAGGTGGCTACTAGTGAATTCTCAGCATACCAAGCGACAACTGCTAAAGCAATTGAGAGCAAGGTTGAATCTCAGGATTTTAACACGTACAAATCACAGACAGCTGATACAATTAGTCAAACTGTTACAAACGCTATTAGTAATATCAGTGTCGGTGGAAGAAATTTAATACAAAATAGCTCGACACCTCAAGTTTTGATACGACCAGACCAAAATCCGAACTACCCTAATTGGGTTGGTAGACAAGTATACAAAGGCTTAAAAAACAATGAAACCTATACTTTCTCAGCTCTTGCCACAGTTGAGACAACTGACAAATCAGCGGCGATATGGGGTGTTCGGATTTTCCAAGACAATGGAAATCATCAGGCTACGGCTATGAATTTCAATGCGAATACAGGCAAGCGACAATCCTTGACGTTTACAACGCCAGACGATGGAGTGTCTTATGATGTTTGGGTTTATTCTGGGGGAGTTGGTGTGAGTTATACGCCAACTGATTTAAAGATTGTTACAACTGTCTCAGATTATAAACTTGAGACTGGGAATAAGGCTACAGATTGGACACCTGCACCGGAAGACCAAGCCACGCAGTCTCAAATCACACAGTTAAGCGGTGAGATAGACCTTAGAGTTACTAAGGGTGACCTAGTCGACCAGATTAATGTCCAAGCCGGAAAAACCCTAATCTCATCCAGTGGTCAATTAATATTATCTGGCAATAGTGTTGTTCTTGATAGTGTTGACCCAGTTATTATGAAGAGTGCAAATATTGGTAATATGGCTGTTGGCACAGCACAGATAGCCAATGGTGCAATTACTAATGCTCAAATTGGTTCATTAGCTGTTGACACTGCCAATATTAAAGACGCCGCTATTAATAGTGCTAAGATTGCTAACCTAGCCGTAGGCACCGCTCAAATAGGTGACGGTGCTATCACTAATGCTAAGATTGGTAAGTTAGCTGTAGGTACGGCACAGATTGCCGATGGTGCAATTACCAATGCACAGATTGGTAATGCGGCTGTTACTAGTGCTCAGATTAAAGATGCCTCAATCACTAGTGCTAAGATTGCTAATTTAGCTGTAGGTACAGCACAAATTGGTGATGGTGCAATTACTAATGCTAAGATAGGCAAGTTAGCTGTTGGCACAGCACAGATTTCTGACCTAGCTGTAGGCACTGCACAAATAGGTGACGGTGCTATCACTAACGCTAAGATTGGTAAGTTAGCTGTAGGAACAGCACAGATTGCCGATGGCGCAATTACTAATGCCCAGATTGGTAATGCGGCTGTTACTAGTGCTCAGATTAAAGATGCCTCAATCACTAGTGCTAAGATTGCTAATTTAGCTGTAGGTACAGCACAAATTGGTGATGGTGCAATTACTAATGCTAAGATAGGCAAGTTAGCTGTTGGCACAGC